AACCCGTATGCGGTTTTGCAGTCGCATAATGCACATGACCACAACAAACTATGTCGCAGCCAATTTTTCTCATATAATCAGTTGATTTTTTCTCTATAATTTCTGCATTTCTTAAAAAAGTCTTGCTGCTTTTCTTGGCAAGCTTAGCTAAATAAAAACTTTTGTCTATTTTTTGAATAAATTTGTATATTTTGTCCGCAAAATAGACCAATATTGGTCTGTCTGTTATAACGCTGTCAAATCTATCACCGTGTAAAGCCAAAATTTTCTTATTCCCGCTCTCAAATACATACTCCTCCAGAAAATCTATGCCCAATAAATGCGAAAGAACTTCAGCAGGACCATCATGATTGCCTAAAATTAAAACAACCAACATTAAAAAAGAGGTGGTTATTGGACATTGGCTCGAAGATCAAATACGAAATAAAAGTGGTAGTTCTGACGACTCAATGCTTGAGTGTATATTAGATCAACCTATGGACTTTATTATTCTATAATATGCCCAAGTATCGGAATGACTCTCTTGACACAGCAGAAGACACGAGATACAATACAGTATCAAGCCACACAAAAAACACAGGATACTATGAGACCTTCTTGGAATCATTATTTTTTAGGATTAGCTAAAGTTGTTTCTCAGCGTAGCCATGATATACATACTCAACACGGATGTATCATAACAGATCAACAAAATCGTATACTTGGAGTCGGATATAATGGATTTCCTAGAGGTATGGACGACAAGCTATTGCCGATAACAAGACCAGAAAAATATCATTGGATGATACACGCAGAGCGTAATGCTCTATCTAATTGTACAATTCGCCCAGATAACGGAATAGCTTATATAACTGGACAAAGTTGTAATGATTGTATAATGTCCTTATGGCAGGAGGGGGTGGGTAAAGTTGTGATGTCAAATAGCCACGGCACAGTCCTTTTTGATCAAGAAGCCAAAGACAGATTTGATAAGTTTGTAGAGCAAACAGGTATTGAAATAGTTAGAATAGATCCAGATATGTCTTGGATAAAAAATATCGTTGATGGTGTATAGTAAGTCATAAAATGTAATCATAATCTTTTACACAGAGCTAAAAAATTGACATATATAACTTTTTCTAATATAAAAGTTTTATCATTCGGACAACAGTCAATATAATCTAAGGAGCACAGATGTCAGCACTTCAAGAATTGCAGAATTATACTTTTGTTAGCAAATATGCTCGTTGGATAGAAGACCAAAACAGAAGAGAAACGTGGAAAGAGGCTGTTGACAGAGTTAGGAATATGATGCATACGGCATATGCTGACAAAAATATTACGGCTGATATTGATTGGGCTTATGATATAATGTACAAGAAAAAGGTGCTCGGCAGTCAAAGAGCTTTACAGTTCGGCGGAGAACCTATTACGAAAAGACATGCTAAAATTTATAATTGTACCAGCTCTTATTGTGATAGACTAAGGTTTTTCCAAGAGTGTTTTTGGCTACTTTTGTGCGGCAGTGGCACAGGATTTAGTGTACAAAAACACCACATTGCAAAACTACCTACCCTAGAACACAATCTAACGTCCGAAAATGTAACAAAATATTTTGTAGAAGACAGTATTGAGGGGTGGGCAGATGCTCTTGGGGTACTATTAAGCTCATATTTTAGTAAACCAATAGAAGAATTTAAGGAATATAAGAATGCCCATGTTATATTTGATTATTCCAATATACGCAAAAAAGGATCTTCTTTAAGTTCTGGAGTTGGTAAAGCTCCTGGTTTTGAGCCGCTACAAAATGGTCTTGAAAAAATCCGAGTATTACTAGATAATTGTATAGCTAAAGGTCAGAAAAAATTAAGGCCAATCGATGCCTACGACATTATTATGCATAGTAGTGATGCTGTATTGTCCGGCGGCGTTCGTAGAAGCGCGTCTTTGGCTCTTTTTAGTGCTGATGACGAGGAGATGGCAAAGGCTAAAACAGGCAATTGGTACATAAATAATCCACAAAGAGCAAGAAGTAATAACTCAGCACTACTACTTAAAGACGATACGTCATTAGAGCAATTTGAAAAACTAATGGCTAGTGTCAAAGAATTTGGTGAGCCGGGATTTATTTGGAGCGATTCCACAGAAATGACCTTTAATCCTTGTGTAGTAGCCGATTCCACAGTAGTAACAGATAGTGGGATACAGATGGTTTCTGAACTTGTTGACAAGCCGTTTAATGCTATCGTTGATGGAGTATCATATCCTAGCTATAAGGGTTTTTGGAAAACTGGCACAAAACAAGTAATCGAACTACAATTTAAGTCTGGTAGATCATTAAAAGTAACTCCTAATCACAAGATAATGACAAAAACTGGCTGGAAAGAAGCTAAGGATATTAGTTTTGGCGAAAATGTAGTTATTAATAATCATATAGGAGTTACTAATGGAATAGCAAAATTGAATCAATCTGATAGGGATTGGGAAAAGGGGTATTTACTAGGTTTATTCTTAGGAGATGGAAACAATAGTAAAAATTCAGCGCAATTAAAATGGTGGGGAGAATCTAAAGAACAATACAGAACAGAAGCATATCAAATGCTATCAGATGTTGGTTTTATCAATAACCATAATAAACAGGAACAAAACTCTATCGCTGTTTATAGTTCTATAGAATCCAAAAAGTTAATGGAATTCGCAACAAAGCATGATTGTATGGTCGGGACATCCAAAAGAGTAAGTAAAAAATCTATTTGCGGTTCGTGGAATCATATTTCTGGTTTGATTGCTGGATATTTTGATGCCGATGGAACAGTGCTTGTGAATAATATTAAAGGATCTTCTTTAAGAATATCATCTATTCAATTAGAAAATTTGCAAAATCTACAAATAGCACTTAATTCTTTAGGCATTTATTCTAAGATTTACAAAAATCGTAGATTAGAAGGTGACAGGGCGATGCCAGACGGCAACGGTGGAACAAAAAGCTATTTCTGCCAAGCATCTCATGAACTAGTGATTAGCAGCGATAATATAGTCAGATTTTCAAAATACGTTCCTATTAAGAATATTGACAAAGCTCAAAAAATTCAAACAATAGTTAATAACTATCAAAGAATGCCAAATAGAACTAACTTCGTCGATACGCTTATTAATAAAACTATAGTTGGGGAATTAGATGTATACGATTGCACAGTCGAAGATATTCACGCCTTCGATAACGACGGCGTTTATGTTCATAACTGCGTAGAGGTCGGCATGTGGCCTGTAGACGAAGAGTCCGGTAAGTCTGGTTGGCAGGGTTGCAATCTATCCACAGTAAATTGCTCTTCTGTAATAGATGAGGCTGATTTCTACGAGAGATGCAAGGCTGCTGCTATCATAGGCACTTTACAGGCTGGTTTTACTAAACTAGATTATCTCGGTAAAATTAGTTGCAAAATCTTTGAAAGAGAGGCACTTTTAGGAGTATCTCTAACAGGAATCATGGAAAAACATGATATTATCCTAACGGAAAAAGTACTAAAGCAGGGTGCTCAAATAGCCGTGGAAACCAATAAACAAATTGCTAAAAAAATTGGCATCAATCAAGCGGCCAGAGTAACCTGTTTAAAGCCAGAAGGTACGAGCAGTAGTATGTTAGGCACAAGCTCTGGTATACACCCACACCACGCTAAACGCTATATAAGACACGTACAGGCGAATATTTTAGAGGCCCCATACCAACACTTCAAAAAAGTAAACCCGCAGGCCTGTGAGAAGTCCTCATGGTCTGCTAACAATACTGATGAGGTCATTAAGTTTCCTATAGAGGTACCAGATGGCGCTAAACTAAGGAATCAGTTACCAGCAGTAGAAATGTTATCAATAGTAAAAGAAACCCAAAAAAACTGGGTATATTCTGGTAAAAATAGGTCATTATGCACACAATCTTATTTGAGTCATAATGTGAGCAATACCGTTACCGTTAAACCAGATGAATGGAATTCAGTAATAAAATATATCTATGATAATAGGAAATTTTTTGCTGGTATAAGCTTAATTCCACAAAGTGGGGACAAAGACTATACTCAAGCTCCATTTACTACTGTCTATACCAGTAGAGAGGTTGTAAAAGAGTACGGAGATGCTGCTTTATGGTGTTCCGGACTAATAGAGTTAGGACTAAATGCATTCAATAATAACCTCTGGGCAGCTTGTGATTACGTTAACCTGAATCAAGCCAAAGATAATGATAGCGAAGATAAGCTTAGATTTATAACTAAAATGAAAAATTTTGCTGGTAAATATTTTGAGGGAGATGTTAAAAGATTGACATACTGCATGAAGGATGTTTATAATTGGAAGTTATATTGTGATTTGTACGAAAGTTTCTCAAAAGTAGATTATACACAACTATTTGAGGACGAGGATAATACCGTAGGAATAGAAGAAATTAGTTGTGCTGGTGGCGCGTGTCTGATTTAACTCTATTCCGAAAGGTAAATAACTTGAGAAAAAAAACAACCAGAAAAAACCAGAAAAAAGCCTTAGATCTAACTGCTAATTTAGTACCAGAAGATCATGTAATCTTTAACTTTAAGAATAGACTAAAGCCTAAAACACACAATCAGGCAGAATATATAAGAACAGTCGTAGAAAATACTATTACATTTTGTCATGGTGTTGCTGGTAGCGGTAAAACGCATATTGCAATAGGTATGGCTTTAGAAGCTTTGTTAAATCAAAAAATTGAAAGAATTGTAATCACAAGACCAGTATTGGAAGCTGGTGAAAAACTTGGCTATTTGCCAGGAACAGCGGAAGAAAAATTACATCCCTATTTATTGCCTATTTTAGATGAAATTAATTATTTTATAACATCACCATTATATAATAAACTTAAACTTTTAAATAGAATAGAAATAGTGCCTCTGGGGCTTATGAGAGGAAGAAGTTTCCATAAGTGTTTTATAGTTGCTGACGAGTGTCAGAATGCTTCTTATGATCAATTAAAAATGTTATTAACCAGAATAGGCATGGATAGTAAAATGGTATTAACAGGAGACGTTGCGCAATCTGATTTGCAAAGATCATATCGTGGCGGCTTTGCTACTATGGCAAAACTTCTTAGTGAAGTAAATGGAATTGGATCTAGTAGATTAGAATATGTTGATATTGTTAGAAATCCTATTATAGCACATATTATGTCCAAACTTGATGGTCATGAGCAAAATTCATAAAGCGTGTTTACTGTTGAATGTAGACTATACCCCAGTTACTATCATAGATTGGAAAAAATCTATTTGTTGGTATATTAAAACACAAGAACAAAAATATCCTAGTATTGATATTTTAGCATATCATAACGAATATATTATTGGGTTAAATAACCAATATAGACTTCCATCTATTATTAAATCTAATACCTATATTCACACATATAGAAAATATGTAAAATTTTCAAGAAAGAATCTATTCTTAAGAGATAATCATACTTGTCAATACTGTGGTAAACAATATCATCGTCTTAAATTAACTTATGATCATGTTATACCAAAATCTAAATGGAAAAATAAAACGTCTCCAACCTGTTGGCACAATATAGTTACTGCGTGTTGTAAGTGTAATCGTAAAAAAGCTAATAAAACGCCAGAAGAAGCTGGTATGGCCCTATTAAATAAACCCAAAGTACCCACGTATAATCAAAAATACTTGCCATGGTTCCACGCCTTGTCTAATATAGATTATACTCCAGAGTGGGAAAATTTCATTAAAACGGAACACACCAATGAAAATCAATATCAAAGATTTTGACATACAACACAAAGACAATGAGATTCCAGACAATAAGTATTATACTCTTATGGGTCGGCAAGATTTTTTAGATACAGACAATAATCCCTGTAGCAATGAACAATCAGATATTGTTTATGCGAAAGCTATTCTTAATAAGAAACCTAGACATATTGCCGATAACAAAAAGTATCATAGTTATTATGTAATGTTAAATCCCAAGAATGAGCTTTACAACCCCGTACAGATACACTCATCTGTTAAAGAAAAGTCTAAATTTGTTGATAAGGTTTGTAAAACCGAATGGTCTTTTAAAGAGGTTGATAAATCAGTTTTTGATACATATATAGACTTTTTAAGAACTAAAAATCTAAGACTATTACAAAAAGCTAATAGGAGCTTGAAGTAAGTTGCCAACCTATTCTTATAAGTGTGTGAAGTGCTCGCATAGTTTTGAATTATTTTTCTCTATTAGTAATTATACTGATAGTCCTAAAAAATGCCCCGTCTGCAAGGCGGTATCTAATAGAGATTATAACGAAGACATATCAACACTCTCCGCATCTGTTAAAAAATCAGACAGTGAACTAAAAACTATAGGAGACTTGGCAAATCGTAATAGAGACAAAATGACTGATGATCAAAAAAGATCATTATACGATAACCATAATAACTATAAGGAAGCAGCCTCAGATAAGCCTTTACCACAAGGAATGTCAAGGATGAAGAAACCACAAAAGCCAAAATGGCCAACATAAATTCTAATAAAGACCAATACTATACTAGTTATATTGATAGCGTAGCTCAAGACGGCGATGGAAATTCTGTAGTCGATAGCGATTCAAAGAAAATATACGCTAAAAAAATCTATAAGGATAAGCAAGTCAAATACTATATTATGATAAATGGTAATAGTGTTTTCAATCCGTTTAATATTTATGGTCACAAAAAAATATCTAACAACCTTTTTGATAAACAGGATATTAGATTTATTGGGGTTAATAAAAATATATTCGATATGTATCTTAAATTTTTAAATTCACAAAATCTGTCATTATTATATAATGTACAAAGAGAGGTATTAGTATGAAAAAGAACAAGAATCAAGAATATGCTATCCTATGGTTACATTCTCAAAATAAAAAACATGGAGATATTGCAGAAGAGTTGGGCATAGGGATAGAGAAGGTTGAAGCTGCTATAAGGGTACATTCTGAACCTAAACCGACTACTACAGAAAAAAAAGAGAGTAAGTCAAAGGCTCTTATGATAACTAAAACTTCACAAAAACAGAATGCAAGCGTAGCTATTATGACACAGGAGGCATCTGCACTTAACGATGATCTTAAAAAGAAATTTAATGGAAAAGGAACAGACACCCAGGACTTTATTTTTAGACCCAATGATTGATAAAAATTCTTACCCATCAAAATATTCTAATGGGAAAAATGTATCAGCAGCGCAATTTATTACTGAAATAATCTGTGAAAATAAAGCAATCAAAGACAACATGGATTTGCATTATAAATTTTGGACAAATAAAGAGTGGGAAAAATTTTATAGGAATCAGATAGGATCAGCACATAAATTACTTAAACAGTACAGCGCAAAGGCTATTATTAAAGCACTTAAAAACATTAAGGCTCGTAATATTTATTCTTTGCGGGCTCCTCATCTGATACCTATCATAGAGCAGGAACAGGCGTTGCTTGATGTCGAAGAAACAAAAGAATCAAAAAACTATGATGATTCTAGGCAAATTAAAAGCTCAAAATTCCGTAAAGACAGTAATCAATCAAAAAATATCATTTCTAAATTAAGAGAGTTAGACGATGGCACTTAAAGAAGATGTTAAAAAGAATTTTGGTTCAGAAGTTATGCAAAGCGCTACTGCTTTGATGGATCGTGCATCTGTAGTTATACCACTATCTCCTTCATTGGATATGATATTATCTGGTGGTATTCCAGAAGGTAGTTTTGTAGTATTAACTGGACAGCCCAAATGTGGCAAAACAACAACGTCATTAGACTTTGCTGCAACGGCACAAAAAGATATGTATAAAGGTACTTTAAAAAAACCAAGGCATGTGTACTATCTAAATATAGAGGGTAGATTAAAGAAAAGAGATCTAGAAGGTATTAAGGGTTTAGACCTAGATAGGTTTGATATCATAGGCTCTCAAGAAGGAAAAATTCTAAATGCAGAAGAGTATTTACAAATAGGAGAGAGAATAATTCATGAGGAGCCTGGATGTCTATTAATTATTGACTCATATTCTGCTTTGTGTACAGAGGCGGAAATTACTTCTGAGATGAATAAAATGCAAAGAGCCGACGGGGCTAAGTTATTGGCAAAGTTTTGTAGGAAGGTTTCCAATGTTATACCAGTAAATAGAAATATAGTTATTGGTATTACCCATCTTATGGGAAATCCAACTGGATATGGGGCAGAGTTTAAAGAAAAGAGCGGTCAGGCAATAGCATATCAAACAGATATTAAGCTGAGAGCAAAAACATTCAAGCCCTGGACACTTGGGGTCGATAATACTCAAATCGGACAAGAGGTAGAGTGGCAGGTTCTTTGCTCTGCTCTTGGGCCACCAGGAGGTACCGCAACTTCTTATATCAGATATGGATTGGGTATAGATAAGGTTACAGAAATTATGATGTTAGCTATAGATATTGGTATTATAAATAAGGGAGGAGCTTGGTATAGTCTAGAAGTTAATGGAGAAATACAAAAATTTCAAGGCACAGAAAAACTTAGACAGTTCCTTGTTGACAATCCAGAATCCTATGATAAAATACTCGCTCAGACCAAGGAAACCATGGGTATCAAATGATGACCATGGGTTTAGATGGCGTAGAGTATAAACTAACTTTTAATGGACTAACTGCTAAGAGTAGCTTAAATAATAAATCAAGCTTTCATCTATTAGCAAGGGATATTATTAAGGAAGCATTCCCTACTCTACAAATTTTAGAAGAGGTTCCTATACACATCAGAAAATCAGAGATTCTCTATATAGACTTTTTTGTACCATTAACTAAAAAATGTATAGAGGTTCACGGTGAACAGCATTATGAATTCACACCATTTTATCATAGATCTAAATTAGATTTTTTGAAGCAGCAAAAAAGGGACAGAGAAAAGCAGGAGTGGTGCCATATTAATAATATCACATACATAGAACTACCCTATAATAAAACCCACGAATGGACGGAGAAAATAGCACATGCATAAAACTAGTAAGGAAGAATTAGAACACTGGGATAAGATTTTAGATGAGTATGAATCATCAATTGGTCTGCCAGCTTCGTCTAATAATAGTGAATCGTCACAAGAGCTAAATCAGTATCTATCTATGAGTAGAGATGTTATAGAAAAACTCACACCAGAAGATTGTTTTCAAATGGCATATAGGCTAGGACAGATGGCTTTCCACATTCAGAGAATATTGAATCGTGAGATAGCTAGACATAACTGGGCCGAGGATACTTTGAAGCTGGCAGTAGCTGATGATATCAGCAACTATAAAGGATATGGCTACATGGAAAAGCTATATCAGGCCATAAAGAACAATGAAAAAGCTAATGGGCTACACAAGATACAAAAGTACGCAAAGCAAAGAATGGATAGGTTGTCTTATCTATCTAATAGTTTAAAAAATCTATCAGATATCATTATAGCAATTCAAAGGAATAAGGTGAAAAATGTCCACTGATAATATTAAGGATCTATTAAAAAATCCAGAGCAGATAAAACAAATGATAGGTCTCCTATCTGCATTATTAGAGTCTACATCTCAAGAAGATGTCTCTGAAGATGAGGTAGATACAAAGGTTAAATTGCCAACTAAACAGCAAAGTATTGCTAAAACTAAAAAAGTCAAAGATATAAAAAGAGAAAACAAGTTTTTATCTATGCCAGAAGTTAATATGCATAAGGAAGATCCAGGCTTAGCTCAAAAACTATATGTACAGCCACCGGTTGCTCGTAGTCGTAAACTACAAATGGTAAGTGTTAGATGTAGAGTTTGTGGCAAAGAAGAAAAAGTACAAGCATCTTTATTATATGGCGGCGTAGAACGTTTTAAATGTAATAAGTGCTCAGCAACACCAGGTTAAAATGACAAAATTAAGAGAAACACTCACAGACCCATCTGCGGAAAGAGCAGTATTATCAGGACTATGTAAGTATGGCGAGAACGCTTACTTAGATATATCAGACCTAGTATCATCTGCTTCATTTACTATAGATAGTAATTCATTTATATATGCGTGTATTCAACACATATATGCCAATGATAGTAATGCTAAAATAGACCTAGCTTCTATATATTCTGCAGCTCAAGAGCTAGGATATAAAGATATTTTATCGTCAAAAGACGAAGCCATGCATATCAAGGCTATATTAGATTTTCCAGTAGATCAAAGCAATATTAGAAAATTTGCAACAAAAATAAAAAAACTTGAAATAGCAAGAAATATTAGTGATCAGTTAGGACTAGCCCAAAAAGAACTAAATGCGGTCACAGGATCAGAATCTATATCTGATATTCTAAATATTGCAGAAAGCAAGGTTTTTGATCTTAGTCTATTGCTTGGAGATAACAAAACAGAGCCTGAGTCTATCGGTAAGAATATTGATGCATACATTCAAAATTTAGAAGATAATCCAGTTGATCAGGTTGGTTTATCTACAGGATTTCCTATATATGATCGGGCTATAGGGGGTGGCTTAAGAAAGAGTACAGTAAATGTTATAGCCGCAAGACCTAAAATAGGCAAAACACTACTAGCAGATAACATGGGTTATTATTTGGCAAATAGTGGGGTGCCAGTTTTAAATATGGATACAGAAATGACAACTGATGATCATATTAATCGTGTTATTGGTATGATGACAGAGGTTGATCTTAAAACTATAGAAACTGGTAAATTTAAAGACTCTGCGGACCTAAGATCCAAAATACACGAAGCTAAAAATAAATTAAAGTCAACAAAATTATATTACAAATCTATAGCAGGAAAGCCTTTTGATGAGCAGCTTGCTATTATGAGAAGATGGGTTATTAAAGAGGTTGGTCTTAATGACGATGGAACTGCTAAAGATTGTGTAATTTTTTATGACTATTTGAAGCTTATGGATTCTGCTGGCATATCTCAGGACATGAAAGAGTATCAGGTACTCGGGTTCATGATGACATCCTTACATAATTTTGCTACAAAATATAAAGTTCCTATAGTAGCATTTATTCAGCTTAATCGAGACGGCATCACTAAAGAAAGTACCGACACTGCATCTGGCTCTGATAGAATCATATGGCTATGTAGTAATTTTTCCATCTTTAAGCGTAAGTCTGATGAAGAAATAGCTGAGGACGGCCCCAATGCTGGTAATCGTAAATTAATTCCACTAGTAAGTAGGCACGGAGGAGGCCTAGAAGACAATGATTATATTAATTGTAATATGAAGGGTTGGTGTGCTAAGATAACAGAAGGTCAAACGAAACTAGAATTAAGTAATAATACGTCTCAATCTAAAAACTCATTCCAAATAACAAATGTTGATAATGAATCCCACGAAGAAGAAATCTCGTTCACTTAGTCAAGCTAAAATAAAAGCAATATGTGACGAGTTGTGTGACAATGTAGATCTTTTGTGCGAAGCTTTTGATCTAAATTGTAAATACAATAATAATAAAATGATCACTATGGCATGTCCCATACACAGGGGAGATAATGAATCCTCACTTAATTTATATTATGTGGGAGATTCATATCGAGGAAACTGGGTATGTAGAACACACCATTGTGAAAAAATATTCCAGCCATCTATCATAGGCTTCTTAAGAGGTATCCTATCTGTTAAGCATAATAACTGGTCTACGGAGGGTGACGAAATATATCCATTTGATACTACTCTTGATATGGCACTAAAGATTCTAAATAAAGACATTAAAGATATTAAAAGCAATAATACTAATTTAGAGAAAAAAATATTTACTAATAATATACAGACTATATCTCCAGTAGTAACAAACCAATCTAATCTGCCATCAAGACAGTCTGTGCGTAAGGCATTAAGTATACCAGCAGACTATTATGTAGGCAGAGGATATTCTAAACAAATACTAGATAGGTATGACATTGGAGTTTGTACAAATCCTAATAAAGAAATGTTTAATCGTGTGGTTGTTCCGATTTATGACCCAAGCTATACTCATATGATAGGCTGTAGCGGACGAAGCATATTTAATAAGTGTTCAGAGTGTTCTTATTATCATGACACAGATAAGACTTGCATAGATAATCAATATGGATACAAATACTCTAAATGGAAACATAATAAAGACTTTAAGGCTAAAGACTGCCTTTACAACCTATGGTTTGCTAAAGACTATATACTCAAAACAGGCATATCTGTTATTGTAGAAAGTCCTGGCAATGTTTGGAGATTAGAAGAAGCTGGAATCAAAAATTCTGTAGCAATATTCGGTACATCCCTGAGCGATAGACAAAAAATGCTACTAGATTGTTCTGGCGCAATGTCTTTACTAATATTATTAGATAATGATGATGCTGGTCAGGCTGGTATAAAACAAATACATGATAAGTGTTGTCGCACTTATAATATTAAAACATTATCTATTAATCAAAATGATATTGGTGATATGTCAGTAGAGGAAATCAAACAAATCATTATACCAGAAATGGAAAAAATACATGTCTAATTTTATTATAGCTTTTGCTGGAAGAAAACAGTCTGGTAAAACAACGTGTGCAGAATTTATTGGCAAAGCTATCAATGACTATTCTATTAAGAATTATACTATATATAATTTTGCCGACCCATTAAAAAAAGACATATGTATCAATATCTTGGGACTAACACACGACCAATGTTATGGTGCCGATGATCAAAAGAATGAGCTTGTTGACTGTTATTGGGACTCAAAACAGTTAACGGCCAGAGAAGTCATGCAAATAGTTGGCACGGATATGTTTCGTAAAATGCAAAAAAACGTATGGTCAGAGGCTACTATTAGAAGAATTGAACAAGATAGGTCGTATCTTTCTTTAATTGCTGATTGCAGATTTCCTAACGAGGTGGACGCTGTTAAAAAAGCTGGTGGTTTTGTTATAAAGCTAACTCGTAATCCATATAATTCTGATCATTCAAGCGAAACGGCCTTGGATCCTGAGAATTTTGATCAAACGTTATTTGATATAACTATTGATAATCAATATATGACCATACAACAGCAAAACTTAATTCTCTTAGAGTTTCTAAAACATAAAGGAATACTATCATTATAATTACATACTTTAGAAGTTCATCATATAATACACACTCTATGTGTGAGCAACAATATTTTATCGAGTATGTACTTGGTAGGAGAGGCCTATCTAATAAGAAAGCAGATAAGGGGACTATCGTACATAAAGTATTAGAGATACTTGCCATAATGAAAAAGAGCCAACAAGATAATGTTGATTCTGTAGATGATGATATTGTTGGTAAAATAGATCTAACTATATCAGATATGTTTGATAATAATTTTGTATTAACTCTAACCAATAAAATATATGATTATTATACCGGAGAATGTAAGCATCATCCTTGGACAGAAAAAGATAGAAAAGATTGTATAGAGTGGGTGAGTAAAACTCTAAGGTCTAATAATAGACTCTTTGATCCAAGGAGACGAAACATATTCAGATCAGAACAACATTTTGATTTAGTAATAGATAAAGACTGGGCTAAATATATATATGATGTTAAAGGAGAAAAGATAAGTGGTAATCTCGCCATCAAAGGAACAATCGACCTTATAACCAAGATAGACGATACAACATTAGAGATTATAGACTGGAAAACTGGTCGTAGATTAAACTGGGCTACTGGTAAAGAAAAAACTCAAGAAAAACTAGAGGAAGATCCTCAGCTTAAACTCTACCATTATGCTATACATAGACTATTTCCAGAATTTAAGCATATTATTGTTACAATCAATTATATTAATGATGGTGGGCCATTCTCTGTGTGTTTTGATAATCAAGATAATATAGCTACTACAGAACATATGTTAAGAGAAAAATTTCACAAAATTAAAACAACAACACGACCCAAACTTCATAAGTCTTGGATGTGTAGTAAGTTGTGTCATTTTGGTAAAAACACATTCCAAGATGATAAGCATGTTTTACCAATCTTAGAGTATAGAGATAATCAGATTACACAGAAGAATTCGTGTATGACCCAGTGCGAACAAATAAAACATGATATAGACCTCCACAACATTGATCATGCAGTTGACAAGTATCAACTTCCAGGATATAGTATAGGAACATACAAGGCACCCGGAGAGGTTTAATGTACACGCCGCTACACGTTCACACACACTATAGTCTTCTTGATGGCTTATCTAAACCGGAACAAATAGCTAAGAGATGTAAAGCACTAAATATTAAAAGCTGCGCTATTACTGATCATGGAACGATATCAGGTAGTGTTAACTTTTATAAAACCATGAAGAAGAATGGTATCAAGCCCATTATGGGTTGCGAATTATATATTAGTCGTCAAGAAGCTTCTCTTAAAGAAAAATCCAACCAAAGCTTGTCTCATCTAGTTGTTCTATGTAAAAACTATAACGGATGGAAAGATCTTATTAATCTAGTATCTCTGTCTAATGGCTCTACTAATTTTTATCATAAACCTAGGCTTGATCTTAATTTAATAAAAGAGACACTGGCTAAGAACCAGAATATTATCTGTATATCTGGTCATCCTGGATCGACATTAGCGAATGAAATATATGATTTTAATACATCTCAGTTAAATGAGGAATGGGAATCCAAAGCATTAGAGCATATTAAGCAGCTACAAGAAGTATTTGGAAATAATAATGTATTTATTGAGATACAGCTTATGGATATCGAAAACAAACATCAGCAAACTATAGGATTAGCTTTAAGAGAACTATCAAAAAAACACAATATACAAAGAGTAGCCACTATAGATGCGCACTATTGTGAAATGGCTGATGCTGTTGATCAAAGGGTTTTATTATGTAGTTCACTAAAAACAACATTACCAGAAATATCACAGAAAATTATCAATAATGATAAAATTCCAATGTCTAGTTTTTTCATATCTGATAAATATTATATACTTTCTCCAGAAGAAATGTCCCTTATACATGATGAAACTGAACTAGCCAACTCGATTAAAATTGATGAAATTTGTGAGGTATACGACATACTCTCATCACCGACACTACCCACTTTTGAGTGTCCTAATAATCAACAGCCAATAGATTATTTAAGACAGCTATGTAGAGAGGGATGGTCAGCAAAAATACAAAACCATATACCAAAAGATATGCAGCAGAACTATGTTGATAGGGTCAAGAAAGAACTTGAGGTTTTAGAATCAACAAATTTAGCGAGCTACTTTCTTATTATCAGAGACATAGTAAATTATGTTAAAGATAGGGGTTGTTTACCTGGACCTGGAAGAGGATCTGCCGCTGGATGTTTAGTATCATATCTTGTGGGCATTACGTCTATCAATCCTATTAAGTACGATCTTATCTTTGAAAGATTCTATAATACTGGAAGAAATACAGAAACAAATATCTCAATGCCAGATATTGATGTTGACGTACCAATAGAACATAGAGAAGATATTATTAATTATATCAAAAACAAATATGGTGTTGATAAAGTATCACAAATGATCACCTTTAACACTCTAAAGGGTCGTGGAGCTTTGAAAGAAGTATTACGTATATATGGTAACATATCTTTTGAAGAAATGAATAGAATAACCAAACATATACCAGACGAGGCTAAAATTGCTGACGAATTACAAGAAATGAAAGAAGAAGATGGAGAAGCTTCTATTATAAGATGGGCTCTTGAGAACAACAGTGCAAAACTTAAAGAATGGTGCTATCTTGGTGACGATGAAAAGCTATATGGCCCACTGGCAAAGCGTTTTGAACAGGCTATGAGATTGGAAGGCTCAAAGTACAATCAATCTAAACACGCGGCTGGTATAGCCATATCAAATGAACCGCTACACACAATATGTCCTATGATATGGGATGGTAAAACAGAACAAAGTATTGCGGGATTCGAAATGTCAGACCTAGAATCTATTGGGGTTATTAAATTTGATATTCTAGGCATTGCACTCCTAGATAAAATAATGTATATTAGAGACATACTCAAATCTAAAGAGGTTCTGGTATGATATTTGAGAACGTATTAGCTGGTCAAAGATTTATTTATGACGACAAAGAATATCTGAAAATTCCAGAAATCAAACAAAGTTGTTGTCAGATCAAAGCAAATGCGATAAGACTAAAAGATAATAAACAGATACTATTTGAATACAAAGCAGAAATAGAGGTGATTGCAGATGATCTATAATAAAATATGTGTATTTGATTTTGAAACAGATGGTAAAAATCCAGAGGAATGCAGCCCAGTCCAACTATCCGCACTGATTATTGATCCAATAAAACTAGAAATTATCCCTAAATCAGAATTTAATACATTTTTAAAACCAGATAAATTATGTGACACAACAGTAAGTAATCCATATACAGATTCAGATATTCTGGAGTGGCACGGCAGAATTCGTAATGTCTCTTCTGAACAGGTTCTTAACGATTGGAAAGTCTATCCAGAACAAAAACATGCATGGTCACAATTTGTAACATATTTGGATAAATATCATTTAAAAGCAAATGGTGGTAAGAAATCACAATTTACTGCTCCAATAGCTGCTGGCTATAATATATTACGATTTGATATGCCCATAGTAAACAGATTAAGCGTAAAGTATAGTCATACCAACAAAGAAAATGAAACATGTCTCTTTCACCCACGAGATAAGATAGATATTATGCATCTATTTGGTATATGGATGAGTTATGTTTCTGAAGTCAAGGGACTTTCTTTGGATAGCATGAGAGACTACCTAGGTATAGATAAGACCAACGCTCATAATGCTCTCAAAGACGTTGAAGACTGTGCACAGATACTCATAAGATTTCTCAGATTACACAAAAAACTAAGTCAAAAAATTAAGTTTAAGGATTCTTTTAAAGTATGAACATTTTGTCTTTTAATGATTGTGACTGCAAGTTCAATATGCAGAATAATACAATTGATTTGGATATTAATATAGAACATATTGATTTAAATTGTAAACGCACATGGTCTATGATTTCTGATGGTAACACAAAAGGGTGTTTTCAGCTTGAGTCTAGACTTGGACAAAGTATGGCGAAGAAACTAAAGCCAGAAAATATAGAACAGCTTTCTGCTCTTATTAGCATTATGAGACCAGGATGCCTAGAGGCTTATAGAGACGGAAAATCTGTAAGTAATCACTATATAGATAAAAAAAATCAAAATGAAGCTGTTGACTTCTTCCATCCTGCTTTAGAAACAATACTTGGTAATACTTATGGGGAGATGGTATATCAAGAACAGGCTATGCAGATTTGTCAAAAAATAGCCAATTTCGATCTTACAGAAGCTGACCAGTTGAGGAAAGCTATCGGTAAGAAAAAACCAGAAGAAATGGTAAAGATTAAAAAATTATTTTTACATAAGTCTGAGGCAAGTGGCGTGTTAACAAAGGAACAATCAGAAGAATTGTTCGGATGGATAGAAAAATCTCAAAGATATTCTTTTAATAAAAGCCATGCTATTAGCTATGCCTATAATGCTTATTTATCAGCATATGCAAAAGCACACTTTCCAGTAGCATTTTTTGCGTCTTATCTAAAGTTTGCTAAAGATAAAATTGATCCACTAAGAGAAATACAAGAACTTGTTAGTAATGCTAACGAAATGGATATTATAGTTAAGAAGCCTTCTATACTAAAGCCTAAAAAAGCATTTTTCATAGACGATATTGATAATAGCATATGCTTCGGCTTAACAAATATTAAAAGCCTGGGAGATTCCGTCTATGAAAAGTTACATAAGATATTAGAGGGCGTACCAGTAGCTAGTATGAATTTTATACAAATATATGGTGAGATTCTCAGAAAGGTTAATTCAGCAGCATGTAAGGGTTTGATATCTGTGGGAGCTATAGACCATATACCAATATCAAGAAATAAAATGTTGTTTTATTATGAAACATTAAATAATTTAACAGATCGTGAGATGGATGTGATAAGTAAAAATTATGCTGAATCTCCTATAGAGGTTGCTCTCAATCAATTAGCAAATAATAATTTAATAAAATTAACAACCAAAAGAAAACAAACCATTGTATCTCTGATTAATGGATTGAGTCGTCCCTCATATGATCTAGAGGATAGTCCAGAATGGATTGCTAGTAATGAGAAGTTTTATCTGGGAGCATCAATAACCTGTCATAAAATAGATGGGTGCGATATATATTCGGCCAATGTAGAATGTAAAGACTTATCTAAAGGAATAACTTCAAAGGTTCCGATCTTAGGGGCTGAAATTAGTGATATAAATGTTATTAAAACAAAAAGGGGCGTTAATCCTGGTCAGGAAATGGCATTTATTAAAGTTACAGACTCTACAGGGGCAGCTGATTTAGTAATATTTCCAGAGGAATATATTAAATATAAAGACTTATTATTAGATGGTAATACCTTACTAATAAAATTAGATAGATCAAGAGACAAGGATACATATATTATTAAAAAGTGCTGGCAAGTCTGACTTGACACAGTCCGATGCTTCTGTATAATAAAACCATGGTTCGGTTGGTTCGTAACACTTTTTGAATTTAGGAGTACGTATGAATTTAGTTATTTTGAGAGGAAATTTGGCCAGAGACCCAGAACTACGACATGTGAATCCATCAGGAAAAGAAACCGCAGTAGTAAATTTTACTGTAGCTGTTTCTAGGGAATTCACAAAAAACAACGGCGAAACAGACAAGGTTACAACCTTTGTAAACTGTGAAGCTTGGGATACCGGAGCAGAAGCTATTTCGTCATCTTTTAGGAAAGGCGATCTAGTTATGATTGAAGGATCTCTAAGGAATGACTCATGGGAAAAGGATGGTGTCAAACGATCTACTATGAAGGTAAGGGTAAATAATTTTGCTCGAATCCAGAAAGTAGTAAAAAACAGCCAGTCAGCTAAGGCTGTAACGACAACTGATTCGGATAGTCAGGAAAATGAAGAAGTTGTAGCATTCTAAGGATGGTGTGGAACGGGAACCCCTCCGCAAGGAGGGGTTTTCTGTTAATATAATCATAATGATAAATAATTCTAAAAAAAGAATATTATTCTGTACAGAATCTTCTCATATACAATCTGGATATGGAAACTATACTAGATCCATACTACAAAGACTTTTTGATACAGGTAAGTATGAAATAGCAGAGTTGTCTTGTTATAGGACGATGTCTTTTAAGGACTCTTGTCCTTGGAAAATTTACCCAAATGCTGTAGAAAAAGAAGACCCAAGATTTTCTCAATATAATTCTGGACTTAGCAATGGTTTTGGACAGTGGCGGTTCGATCTTGTGGTAGGTCACTTTAAGCCAGATATAGTAATAGACTTCAGAGATGTTTTTATGGCAACATACCAGAGAACATCTGTTTTCAGAGATAAGTTTCACTGGATACTAGCCCCAACTATAGACTCTTTCCCCATAAGACACGAATGGTTGGATCTTATAAGTAATTGTGATACATTATTGACACACACTGAGTGGGCCAAGAATACTATTGAAAATATGTATGGTATCAAAGTTTCTGGCGTTGTACGAGATTCTATAGATCTTAAATCCTTTAAACCACAGAATAAAATATCTTCTCGCAATACTTTAGGTCTGGGTTTAGATACATTCATTATTGGCTCAGTTATGCGTAATCAAAGACGTAAACTGATACCAAATCTATTTAAGATTATTAGTAAGTTAAATAATTTGATGAATAAAAAAACTTACTTATATATGCATACCAGTTACCCAGAAAGTATAGGGTGGGATATACCAGACTTGTTACTAGAATATGATGTATATGACCATATTCTATTTACCTATGTTTGTAATAACTGTAGACACTGGACTCCTATGAAATGGAAAGGGGCTCAGGCAGTCTGTCCCAAATGTTCCAAATTAAAAATGACACTAGCAAATGTTTCTAATGGTATCTCAGACACCGATCTATCTAAAATATATAGTACTTTTGATTTATATATACAGTATTCTATTTGTGAAGGATTTGGTATACCTCCTCTTGAAGCAGCTGCTTGTGGTATACCGTTTGTAACGGTCGATCATGGAGCAATGAGTGAGCTTGCTGATGATCTGGGTGGTTTCAAAGTACCTGTTGCTGTTGCTTTTAGAGAACAAGAACATAATGCAGATAGGGTATATCCTGATGATGATAAATGTATTGATATGATTTCTCAGTTTAGAGACGTTGATATATCTGAAAAAATGAAACTATCAGAAGCACAAACATCAAAAGTATTAGCTAATCATTCCTGGGACAAAACATCTAAAGATTTTGAAACAATCATAGATAGAGTTCAAATACAAGCAGCTGATAGATGGCAACCAATAACAGTAGAGCACTTTGCCAAAATAAAAAAGAATGTTGATCCAAGCAAAAATAATAGAGAGTTTATATATAACGTTATTGATACTATCTTAGAGGCTCCAAGCTTAAAAACAAGTTTTTTTATTCAGCAATTAATTATGGCATTGGATAATGGTTATATATTATCTAATAATGTGATTATTCCGTACAATCAATCAGATGCTCTTAAAACTCTTGAGATATGGTTCAATAATAAAACTATGCTTAATAAATTCTTAGAAGATAATTCGGTTATAACCCAAAATGACTTTTTGACGTATAATTAAACATATGAAAAATATACTATATATAGGACCATATAAAGAAAATACAGGATTAGGTAGGTCGGCTCGTAGATATATTGACGCCCTTGGTTATAACTTTAATATCAATCTGAGTATTAGACCTATCTATTTTACTCCATATTTAGACTCAGGAAATGAGTCTGGTAAAGACTATGCAGAATTTGAAGATAATAGTAGTAAATCTTATGATATGGTAATACAGCATGGGGTTCCTAACTGCTTTGAGTATAGGGAAGAATTTGGGGAAAACGTTGCTATTACTGATATAGACACTCTGGGAATTAAACATACCGGGTGGATTGATAGAATAAATATGATGGATCGTGTTATAGTACAGTCTGACTGGTCTAAGAAATCTTTGGAACAGGCTGGTCTGGAAACACGGGTACAAGTAATGCCCGAACCATTTGATCTATCAAAATATAATAAGAATTATGATACATTATTTGGTAATCCTGATAATGATTTTGTATTCTACTATATAGGTAAACATCAAGACAAAAATAATATCAAAGGTTTATTAACTGCTTTTTTTCTTGAGTTTAGAAAACATGACGATGTTAAACTTATTATAAAAACTGATATCTCTGGTTTTGATCATCAAGAATCTGAAAAAATTATTACATATGATATACAACAAGTGGAGAGAACTTTAAGAGTAAATAGCAAACATGTACAAGCTCCTCATATTATTATAGGATATTATGAGCAAGAATATATGATGAGGTTACATAGTCAGGCTGATTGTTATGTGAATGTATGTAGGTGTGAGTCTTTTGGTCCTAGTTCTATTGAGTCTATTCTTTTTGACAACCTGACTATCGTAAATCAAGGCATTGGAGCTAATACATACATTAATAAATATAATGGGTTTGAGATCGAGAGTTTTTTAACTAATATATATAGTAAAGATTTTTATATGGAAAATACATATACAATCTATGAACAGTGGCGTGAGCCTTATATAGACTCTATGAGAGAGCAAATGAGAAAAGCATACGAAACTACCCAAGAAGAAAAAATACAAAAATTACAAAAGTTTGACAAGCAGCAATTTTCTGAAGAATCATTTATTAAGAATCTACTACAATGAACTCTATAACTGGCATACTTATCAGAGAAAAAATTCAAAATACCGATAAGATTAATGTCTTATGGACATCATCTGATAATATGGTTTTTGAGCAAGCGTTTAAGAAGCTAAAACATAATACTATTAGTTTTGATCATTTGTATTTTGGTAAAGATACACCCCAGGTAATAGTCTGTAACAATAAGATCCTTTACTATGAAAAATGTAAAAATATATCTATTCAGTTTCATGTCCCAGTTCTACTAATAGACCACTCTGTTAAACCTAAAGAATTATCTGAAGAAGAAGTAAATTTACACAAGTACGAATTACCTTCAGCATATAAAATCGCAATGAACGAAAAAATTGCAACATCGTGGGGTGGCAACTATCATAAGATATTAACAAAAGAAGATATCACTGATACAGATATGTGGCAAAGGGTACTATTTCAAACTTCTAAAATGGTTTTTAAATATTATGAATAATTCTATATTATTTCATGTTAGTGAACAGGAATTGATGCCTACTAACAGCACTTATTGTCATGTGTCCGAGATAGATACACATAAAGATGAGTCTATACAAGAAATAGTATATCAAGATTTATGCGACCATTTTATCGCTGAAGATGTTCCAGCGATTCTGAATAAAGCTTATAATAAGCTAATAAGTGGTGGATCATTACATATCCAAGGATCTGATTTGCGTCAAGTTGGTATTGCTATTGCGTTTAATATGATTTCAGAGGACGTTATTAAGAATGTTTTATATCCTAATAAAAAATCCATACACAATATGTCAGAAATATTAGTGATATTAAAAGATGCTGGATTTAAAATTAGTGTTAAAAAATATATCAATGTATTCGAATATTACATCAAAGCTTATAAATAAATATGTATTTTGTATTAATAGCATCTCTACCAGATAAATCAATGAGATCAATGAATAATAAAGCATTGATTAGAATATATAAAGATACATTCTTAAACCATCAAATTAAAAATATTTTAAAAATCAATAAGCAAGCAAAACTATTAGTAGTTTATGCTTTTGAACATAAAAGAATTTTAGAGAACTCTATTAAAAATACCAGGGTAAGATATATAGAGCATAATTATGATGAATATTCTAACGTGGGACAATCGATAGCCTCTGTGATCGATGAGATTCCAGATAATCAAGATGTTGTTTTTATTAATTTGCCTGTTGTGGTAGACCCCAACGTATTTAAAAATATTAAGCCTCATCAATCATCCGTAATCGTTAATAGTTCTTTAAGATTTAAATCAAAAATAGGTTGTAATATAGATACAAAAAATTTTATAGAATTTGTTTTCTATGATCTGCCAAATAAGCTATGTGAATGTCTATATATTAAGAGTGGAGACCTTGGGCTATTCAAACATATAATCAAGAACCACACTAAGAATAATATGTATTTATTTGAAATTATTAATACTGTTATTACTCATCATCTTAGTATTTCTGCCCATAAAGTGAAACAAAATATTATTCATTTTAATAATATTGATCAAATAACTAATATTAACCATTTATACAAAAAAATATATAATAATGTTTCTATATAAACAATATCTAACACAAGAATCTGATATTAAATTAATCAACGCATACTCTAGGATATGCACAACTCTTAATAAATCCCCAGTAATTTTCACCGACAGTTGTCTAATCGCATCAGATTTATTAAGTACAATAGCAATATTTCATACGTTATATATTACTAAAGTACATAGAAATAATATTATACTCACTACATCTATTAGAGATCTTAATATTCTAGAGAGCCTAGGGATCCCTAAAGAAAATAACATATTGGTTAAAGACATAGAAAATATACAAGATATTCTCTCACAAATAGAGGAATTAGAAAATGTCAAATTATGATAGTCTATCAGATAAATCAAAAGCAGAAATAATTGATAAGCTTTACTCTAAAGATAATTTAAGCTTTAAAGATATTGCTACACAACATAATACCTATCCAAATAAGGTTTTAAGAGATGCAAAAAGATTAGGTATACCAATTAAAAATAAATCGGAAGCACAAAAGAATGCTTTAAAAACAGGTAGACATCAGCATCCAACAAAGGGAAGAGAAAGATCAGATGAAGAAAAACATAATATAGGATCTGGCGTAATGAAAAATTGGCAGAATATGAGTCCTGATGAATTACGTCAAAAGCAAGCGATGTATCTAGAATTATGGAATAAAAAAACAGAGGACGAAAAAGCAAATATGCTACATAAAGCCAACATTGCCGTAAGACACAGCAGTAAAGTTGGGTCTAAACTAGAGCATTTTATCCTTAAGTTTTTGGTTGGTAGTGGTATAAAAACCGAATTCCATAAAGAGCAGATGCTAGTAAATACCAAGTTGCAAGTAGATATTTTTCTGCCTACCATGAACATAGCTATTGAAATCGATGGTCCCTCTCATTTTGAACCGGTTTGGGGGGAGGATGTTTTAAACAAAAATATTGCTTATGATAAGAAAAAAACTGGTTTATTGATTGGTAAGGGATACAAACTGATAAGAATCAAACAAACAAAAGATTTCTCAAAGACCAGAGCAAAGATGGTTTGTGATAAATTAAATTCTGCTCTTTTGACAATAAAAAATGATACTACTATTAATGTCATAGAAATAGGAGATACAGATGGCTAAAATCAAAGAAATAAAAGAGGTTAAGGTGAAGAATAATATTGAAGCCGACGATATTGAGACTGTTAAGGATATAGCGATAACTGATCTTGAATGGACAGATTTCGTTTTACAACAACTTTCGGACGACGAAAAAATCCATGGAAATCCAACCACTGATGGTCTAAGACGAATATTTGAAAAGGTTATGAACTGCACAGTTATTCAGTCTGAGTCTGATCTGGTGCAGGCTCCTGAGCCTTCTAATGATAAGAGAGCTTCTGTTGTTCATACTTTAACATGGTACGACTTAAATGTAGGTACTGATGAGAACTGTAAGACTAAAACAGTAAGTGGAGCTGCTGATGTTTATTGGGGTAATTGTGATAAGGTATATCGTAATCACCCGGTTGCCGTAGCAGAAACCAGAGCAGAAGGAAGAGCTTTGCGTAGAGCCCTTAGATTAAGAAAAGTTGTTGCTGCTGAAGAAATAGCAGAAAATATTGAAGACGATATTGGTGCTGACAATGTTAATAAGATTACTAATAATCAAATTAATTTTATTGATGTATTAGCTAAAAGATTAGATGTTAATGTATTAGAGTTGATTAAGACATTAAACATTAACGAAACCAATATAAAGAGCATATTGCATCATGATGCTTTATCAATTATTAGAGAATTGTCATCTTATCAACAAAAAATAGATGACATTCAGAGTAATGTTAAAGGCTACGTTAATAACTGGAGTATCATATGAAAGTTAAATATAAAGTTGGTGATAAGCTTGAATTTGAATTAGAGGGTGCTGGTCAAAAAGAAATCTTTAAAGAGCTAGCAACCATACAGGAAATCTTCGCTGAAGAGAAGTGTGGATTATGTGATAGTCTCAACCTCAGATTTGTTGTCAGAAATGTTGATGGCAATGATTACTACGAATTGCGTTGTAATGAGTGTGGCGCCATACTAGCATTTGGTCAACACAAAAAGGGCGGAACTTTATTTCCTAAACGCAAAGACGACGACGGTAATTGGCTAGCCAATAAGGGTTGGCATAAGTGGCAAGCACCAGCGACTAAGTAAAATATTTTATGTTTTATGGATTATTATCATAATAGTTTGGTGGGGTGGTATAGCACTCAACTATATCCTCCCACACCAAACAATCTGGTCCAGAAGTTTCTTGTTTATGAACCAAGGCTTGATGCTTTCCTTCTTTAAAGTTGTTAAGTGTTTTAAGACACTCTAAATTGCACCAACAAGAAGTTGGCGTTGCTTGTGTTGGTGTTGGTTGTGTGGATGCTTTGGTAGTTTGTGCAGTAGTAGTGGTAGCACAACACAGCTCATTAGGATCTTTATATGCTCTATTACTTTCTAATACAATATATCTATTATCATCATAATAAGCATAGATATAATCACATTTACATAATCTAATGCCAAGAAAATCATATACTTTAATTTTGGTTTTACTTAAAGATCCTTTGATATTTGCTCCTTCTCCAGACCATACATCATACTCCTCATAAAATTTTACGCCACCGGCTTGAGGATCTATAAGTTCTGCTTCTGCTGTACCAAATCTTTCTAAATTGCCTAATAATCTAGCCACTACTATTTTATTGGCTGGTGGAGAGACCCAAACTCCACGTTCTCTATCCCATCTTAAATCAATAGGCCCAGCAGGCCATGTTTTAGGGTTAGAGAGCCAGTTTTTTAAAAACTTATCCTGCAACCCGCGTCTTCTAAACCGTCCCTTTTCGGCCTGTCTAGCCGAGTCCACCGAATTTGGAACAGGTTTACCGGCCGTATCATAACCCCAAGCCTGTAAAGATAATGGACCCCTTAATACACTATATCTAAAATTTGTCTCATCTTGTTTCTTATTTTCTGCATCTTCTAAACCAGATAGTGTAAAATTTTTGGCCTCAGAACCATAACCAATAATATTAGTCACAAATCCATCAGTACTGCCATTGATTCTACTTAACCAATCACTAAGCATAACTGTGGATGTAACACTATTTAAATACATTTGATGTATTGGTAAATCATATTGTAATATATCTTCAAAATAAAAAGGAGGTATTTCTGATCTTGTTCTAGAATTTGGGGCTTTGCCGTCGCCCAAAGCAGTTTGTTCCTTATCTTTAAATTCTATATGACTACCACTATAGTCTTGATACATAGATAGTCTGGGTAGTTCTCCGTTTTCATCGCCTTCTTGATTGGTACTAATAGGACAAAAAATTAGATCTAATGTACTAATCGCAAGTCTATTAAAATGATTCTCTCTATACCATGTGTTGTGTAAACTAGTCTCAGTAACTGCTATTGGCATATTTTTAATATTATTGCCAGGAGATGCTGTAGACGAAGTTACAGGTGGAGGTATGGATGGAGAACTTTTACAAGAGCATGGACTAATAATCGATGTTCCATTGTCCATAGTGTCGCTGCCACCATCATCTGTAGTATCTTTAAGCCTCATCCTATATCCAGAATAAAGCATCATGTGCGGAGTTTTAGAGCTATTTGAACCGGCAACATCTGGTGGTTCAACAATAACATCGCCAGAAGTGATAGGCTTGCTTTTATCTCTATATTTATCTTCTTGTCTTATAGTAGCTGTTTGATTAATTAATTCACGTATCTTTAAGTTCTCTTCTTTAAAGAACTTTTGCATATATGATAGAGATTTATAATTTCTTGACCATAAATCAGCAAGGTGTCTTCCTGGCTTACCAAATTTTGGAGCATAAGTTTGAAAATTATATGTTGTCGTATAACCGTTATCTCCAATATTAATTTGAATATCTGTTAATGTAGCAGCATTACCTCCAACCACATACCCTATAGAATAGGACGGTAAGGCAGCTACAGTTATGGATCCATTTTCTTGTTTTTGTAAACCCCTTGGCCCATCCGACGCTATTAGATCTCCATAGTAATTCATAGTCTCGTAGCCATTGTTTTGTAAATTCGAAAAATTCCACGGAGCAAGTTCTCTGTTTGCTTCAACTTCTGTACCGCCAATAGGATTAGCTTGATAAAACCATGGACCGTACACAAAAACATTACTCTTTAAGGGTATACAAAATTCTTCTGGACAAATGGCCGGAGCACCGAGTTGGAAAACATTTACTTGACTTAGATTAACAACTGTACCACTGTTAGTATTTTGTTTATCGTCACAGGCAGAGTCCTCTAATGAGGACTGATAAACAGTACCATGTAATGTCATAAGAGCTACAGCACCCATTGTAGCAGCTAATCTAGGACAATCTGTTACAGAATCTTTTGAAAGTCTTAATGATGCAGAGTTATTCAAAGTGACTAAAACATATTGCTTACTATCTATTTGATAAAGAGCAGGATTAATATCTGCTTTAACATATAACATATCCTCTTTTTGATAAAAATTAGAATCTCCAAGTTTACTTAAATCAACGTCCCATGTTAAATTAAATTTAGAAATACTAGTAGATTTTTTAAATTTTACAAAACAACTTATCCTATTATCATTTTCTGTAAAAGCAGCTAATTCTTTAGTACCAACAGATAAGCCCATAACGCTTGTTTGATTTTTGGATAACCAGCCTCCACTAGTAGACGGAGCATCAGAGCTATAATATATTCCGCCCTCTGATTCTACTTTGACATTATCAGATGGAGCATTACCAAATCTATCTTTGATACATGCTCCTACTGATGAATCTCCCACTTCTATCAAATATTGTTGTCCATAAAAGCTTGAATGTATTTGCGATAACCATTGTCTAGCAACCTCTAACTTTGCCCATATATCAGACGTTTGTGTTTTAACAAGACCTTCTGATGTGTTATCATAATTATTATTTAAAAGACCCGTAAACATATCTACTACGACTTGTCTGTAATCATCAAATCCTTGTCCATTAAGAAATTTAAATATTTTAGTCCCTAATAAATCACTACCTCCACCATCGTGATCTTTCTTGGCACAGTAGCTTAACCAAGTATCCAAACTTGCTGAGGATAACATCTCTAGTTCAGTTAGTCTAAATGTATCAAAATCTAATTCTAAAGATTCTTTTAGTATAGAACAGTCAAAGTCGGGGTAGTTGATATTATCTGGTGCTGTTTTGAAGACCTTGAGGCCAGAACTTGTATGTCTTTCTCCGAAATACTGATAAACTGAACATCCCATAAAACTATTTCCTTATCATGGTGGTGGTGTTGCCGGGGGCGGCGGAGGTGGTGGTGGACTCTCTATGATCGGATTATTACTTGCTGGGGCTCCACCTTCTGTACCCATAGCACCACTACATTCTCCATCTTTAGATACTGTCATTAAATAATGTACATTTTCTCCAAGAACTAATTTTTTACTTGGTTCATATGATGTTTCTTCTCCATATCTATAGTCTATGGTTCCATCTCCATTACATGAACTAGCAGCAATAGTATTTAATAATGTTCCCAAAGCACCACTTGGTGGAGCTACTCTTTTATTAATCGGAATAGCTGTAAAAGTATTACCAATAATAGTAATGATAAAATCACAGCCAGCTTCATCACAAGCCTGATTAATAATATTTAGAACATTTGAACTAGTTTCACTGATTTTCAAATATGCTGGACAAATAGCTATTATAGCAGATACGTCTATGTACATAGTAACGCCACAAACTGGCAATAAACACGTTCTCCCCTGTAGGGCATTTAAAATGTATAACATTGGAATACCAAGTTCATCTTTAAAAGACGCCATGAAATCATCACAGCCTAAATTACATACCGATGGCTCTAATAAAGCTAATACATTAATTAGATTAGGAGTATTAACATTACAATAATAATCGTTTAGAATAACAGAAACATTAGATAAGCTTTGTCTACCATCTGTTAATCTGACATCCCATATTAAACCAGAACTTGATTTCGAATAAGAATGATCGGCTAAAACACCAGTAAATGTGAATCCACCAACGGCAACTGTATAAACGCAACCAAGAGACCCATTATACGGCGTTCCACACTCTACTAATTTAAGACTAACTGTAGATTCTTGACCACCGAATCCTAAGTTGCATGTTAAGCTTACTACTTCGCATCCAAAAACCTTTACACTCGACATAAATCCTATTACCTCTCTAGAATAGTTGTTACAAGCTCTTTATTTGTATTATAGAATAATTCTAATTTTTGTGTTTTGTATCCATCCTTAAAGATCCTAATACTATATTTACCGTGTGGTAAATCTTTGATAATTTTATATCCACAATCCGTAATATTTATATTTTCACCAACTATATTGTAGCAAGAATCCGAGGGGCTGATATTCATTAATACCCCATTCTTGTATTCTGGGTCAGAAAATAATAGCTTATTGGGAGGTTTATTATAAACATTTAATAAAGAGGAGTCTATATGATAGATATCAGCAGATTGAATCATGGAGAGCTCTCTTTCTGCTTCAGAAGAATCTAATATATCTATAGAATAATACTCTGTATTAATATTTTTTTGATTATATGTATAAGCTGTACTATTTTTATCTTTGATAATTATTCTATAATGACCATATTTTATATTATTAATAGTAAGAGTATTTTGATTATTAAATGAAAATATTTCTGATTCATTGTATTCATTAATAATAATGGCTTGTAAAGAAAATTTATCAGCATTTAAAACATTACAACGAATAGAACCAAGTCTCTTGTTACTTTTCGTTGTTAAAGATTGAACAGACAGGTTAGAGTTATTGTTTATGAAAAGAAGAACATTGGGGTCTGTACTAGTTGGATGAATAAAATTAATAATAGTATAAATACTAGGAGATAAATATAAACCGGCTTTAATATAGACCTGATGTACTTGAGCATCTATATTTTCATTATCATTAGAATAAATACGAATAATATCTTTATTTTTATAAGCAAAGCTGTGATCATTATTCATAATAAGCGAACCAATAACTAGTTTAGATCGGTTACTGCCAAAAACATGTTCAAGATCATGCTCTACATCATCAACTATTAGTTTTAGTTTGTGAGTTTTAGGATTTTGGAGCCCTGGCGATACATAATAATAGTTATATTTTTGATCATCTATTTCTATAGAACCATAATCCATACATAATTTTTGTTCTATTTTAGTATTATTATATTTTAAGAATATACTAGAAGATTTTAATAAAGATTCTTGAGTAATTTTAATATCTTTATGTTCTGGTAAAAGTAATAGATTATGAACTCTGTGAGAGTTAACTGGATCAAATAAAGACTTTGTACTATAGTCATTAAATGTTGAGATATTTACAGAAAGGGGTGGTGGCTCACTGATAGTAAAAGTTTTTTGAATCTCACAACCATTATCGTCTATTACAACTATTCTATAATTACCTGTATATAATTTATCATTAATAGATGTTTGATTAACAACAATTGGTTGCTTGTCTGTATCTGTAAACCAAGCCACTCTATATGGCGACTTACCTCCAGAAACTATACAAGATACATTAGGTGATTTACTCTTATGTTCAGTTATAGGCTCCCATCTCACATCAACAGATAGCTGTTCAGATAAAATTTTTATGTCGTTTTTAGCTACAAGACAACCATAGCTATCTATAATAGAAATATTATAACCATTATTAGATCTGATTTTATAGGTATAAGATGTATTGTCTGTTGTAATACGAAAAGCATTTATACTTAAATTGTATGGGGGCTGTCCTCCAGACCATTCTATAAATAAATCTGAGGTATCATTATAGCATAATAGTTCATCCATTTGTATCAAATCGATACTAAGCTCATTAGGGCAAGAGAGATCTATGGCTATAGTCTCTGTGCTCCTATCTCTAATATTATATATATCAAGTGTATATATGCCACAATTTAAATTATAAATAGCTCTCCCATAATCCGCTACAGAGGCAGTATTTGGAACATCTAACCATGAAAAAGATAATAGCCCATTGGATAGATCAGTTATGATGATGCTACCATTAGTTCTATTTAAACATTTTGGTTTATTAATATCTATTGAGTACAATTGATTGTTCATTTATCCTACTAACAATTATAAGGTTTAGTCCATTCTTTACTAATTCTTAAGGTTCCAGTATTGCTTTTTGTAACCGTATTTTGTGTGAGATACCATCCGCCAGCACCTTCCGAAGAACCCAGATTATCTGCTTCTCCTTGTGCACATCCTATAACTCCACTAAGATCTCTTATATCGCAACCAGGATTTTCTACAGTAACATTTACGTTAACAGAAACAGTTTCTTTTGTTGTTGTTCCAAGATTTTGCATGAGTGGTTCGCCTCTGAACGGAATTGTAAATTCAGCAAAAATATCTGTAGGATATGTGTGGGTTATTTCACTCTCAACCTTTGCTGCTCCAGGAATACTACAATTACGAGCTGTAGAATATTCGTCAGAGAAAGATATGCTACCTTGTCCAAAGTTTCTGGTTACGCTACGATTAACTAGTCGTATACCACACTCACTAGGAGCAACATAACTTGCGCAGATGGCTAATAAACCACCAGATGTACAGTCTGAACTATCTGATAAGAACCCTTCAAGATATCGATTAGCAAAATCGGCAAAAGAACCCTTTAATGAATTATATGCAGACTCAGCATTACTAATTTTGCTGATACCAGAGTGAAAATTTCCATTAGTTATTAAATCACTAAAACTTGTTGTATATAATCCCTCAATAGTACCTGAGATTGTAACGTTTCGTCCAACCTGAGCCGTTTCTGCCCTAGCATCAACGCTAATATCTATAAAAGCATTTGGATAAGTTGTACCACTCGGCCTAATGATAAGATCACCATTTACCGTCATTGTTCCACTTATGGGATCAGCATCAATACTGCGAATCTGCATACACTTAGTACCAGAATTATAGCTAGATAATGCAGATACGAGGGAGGAGGGGACGGCTATTGATGTTGAAACATTACCACTTTCTATTGATGATATTCGTCTCTTAATAACTTCTTCAGCGGCTTCTAATCCTGTTTTTTGAGAGAATGAATTTTTACAACCCACAGCACCACCAGTAGCACTAACACTAAAACTATATTTTGCATGTGCTCTACCAGCCTTAGTGCCCGACAAGGTATCACTAGCAAATGCATCATTATCAACATTTAAAGTAATAGATTCAGATAAATCTTTTATAATCTCGTTTGTTGTTACATACTGAGAGGCGGCGGTATTTGGCTTAACAACTAATTCATTAATATTAACATACATTTCTATCTCAATAGAATATGTAGCAATTTGGGTCCAGCTTGGACTTGGACCTTCGTCTATGTTAACGGAGCGTATTGTTCCATAACCATTAACCAATTCTGTACCACTACAATTAATATTTAAATTAACACAATCTCCCTTACTGCCTATTGTTTTAAATTTTGCTTGTAGTTGACTAGCAATGTTACCAAATCCACCAGTAGTTGTATAAACTGTACCATTTAATGAAACTATTAAAGAGCCACCAATAATCAAATCTCCAGCCCTATATTGCTCAACAGATAATGATACAAATGGCGCTGGGTCCAGGGTTGATCCAGCTAAAGACACAGTTGCTCCATCAATAGCTTGTGTGCTAATATTTTCTACTAATGTTTCTGTTTTTACTTTAAACATAGATATTAAATAACCTCGTAGTATGTATTATAATATTTAATAATCATAGTTATGCAATTCTACCCATTGTAATTAATGTTTTTAGTTGTAGTGCTACAGAGTCTGAGATCTTTTTCTGATCATCTGGGCTTAATTTATAGTTAGTATTTTCTGGTCCTACTAATTCTACTCTTATAGTTTCACTATTAACATTAATAGTATTAGGAATATTTGGTCCCTTAATTTCTATCGATTTTAGTTCATTAAGAGCTTTTACTAATTTATCAACATGACCACCAAAAGCATTAACTGGACCATTAAGAGCAGGAAATACCTTAGCAAGATTATTGATTAAAGATCCAAAATTATTGGTTTCGGTATTGAATGACTTGATAAAGCTATCAAACACTGCACTGGCTCCACCCATATCAAAACCCATAGCTTTTCCAAAGCCTTGAACCATACCCATCATATTTCCTACTCCACCGGCCCTAGCCTTATATACAGGATTGATTACACCACCAGAACTAGCATAAGAAATACCACCACTATTAATAGCTTGTAATAATGGCATATGTCTAGATGCTGATGATTTATTAATAACGAATTCGCCGGGGGTTAACATGGCTGGTACGGTGTCAGTTCCCTTTGGTTGATAATTAACTAGTGCTGGACCACCACTAGATAAATACTTGGGCTGTTGAATCATTTCATTTAGTTTACCTCTCAGAGTCCTTTCTGTATTAATACTTTCCATATTTGGCTTAGAAGCTACCACTTTAGGATCAAAAGGATCTCCAAATCTTTTTATTGTACGATAATGTTTTTTATATGCCCACCATGCCTTAGCTTCTGCCTCTGAATCACCCCTAAACGATGATATATTAGAAAATAATAAACTTCCTAAATTATCTAACATAGGACTATATTCATTAGCTTCGCTATCTTGTAGAGCATTATCAGCAAAAATACTATTAGCTTTACCAGTACTGCCTATTACTGATTCACGCATTGTTTGAATTTGGGTCTTAACATCACCAGTTAATGCTGGCGCGGCTCCCGCTGGAGGAGAGGTTCCCGCTGGAGGAGAGGTTCCCGCTGGAGGAGAGGTTCCCGCTGGAGGAGAGGTTCCCGCTGGTGGAGCAGTTCCCGCACCCGCCGCCCCAATTGGTTTTGTTGCCACGCTCTGCATTTGCTTTTCTTTTTTAGTCATGATAAAAGCATCATTATCAAATGGAGAAGGCATAGTTGTCATCTGATCAGCAGACTTCAACCCTGCACCAGCAAATGAACCAAGATATGAAATAGTTTGCTTTAATCGATTATATTCTGGAGCATCATCTGTGAAGGCACCAGCATAACTCCTAAAGAAACCAGAGTTTGCCTCTATATTTTGGCCAGCAATATTTACCGAATCCTTGTCTCCGGTAAAAGTATCCAGAGCCAATGTATCTGGATTAATATAATCGACTGTTGATTTTTTAGTTGTTGGATCAATGCTATATGATTGGAGAGAGTCCCACAACTTATAAGAATCTTTAATATTTTCTAGATCTGTATCAAGATCAATTTCTGCCTGCGCATATCTTGGATTTGGATTTTTTACTTTTGAAGCAAGCTCCATGCCTATAATCGTATCAATCCTAGCTTGTCTATCATTAACAAGACTAGGAGCTGAAAAGTCTAGTGCGTTAACCAAGAAATCTACTAATTTAATATCTCCCTTTACCTTATTTCCATCAACATCTGAGAAAGATCCAGCAACAGCATCTCCTATAGGACCATTATTAGCCATCAATAAATTAGCCCCACCAGTAAACGAACGAATATCTGCTGGTGATACCTTATTACTTAACATATAATTATCTAAATTATTAATTCTATCTAAAGTATTAACATCTGCTAATACAGTATCCCTAACCTCTTCTGGACTACCTGGGAAGCCATATCTATTATCAACACTCTTCCATCTATCAATATTAGTTGGTGTTATGCCACCAAAAGCCTTATCTATATTTTCTCTCTTATACTTCACATATGCTCTACTAATTTTACTACGTAATTTCTTTAGCTTCTCTTGATCGTCCGCTCCTTCAATGCCTTTATCTATATTTAGCGTACCAAAACCCGGATTAACTTTTCCGTAAATATCCCTATCCATTCCACCAGTATATGAAGCAAACGCATCTATAGCTTTCAGATAATTATCTGTATTTTCTGGTAAACGATATTGTTCATTAGCAGTTTTCTGAGATTTGCTTACCAGATAGTCTCGTGCTTTTTGTAAAAATTTCTCTTTGTATTGCTCTGTAAAATTATTATTGAAAGAGTTTTCTGTACCATCGACACCCCACAAACCAAACTTTGCTGCAAAATTACCCTCTGTATCAGCAGCAGTCTCTCCTAAAGCATAATGATTTTGAAGCTTGTCTAATGTCCAACTCTTTTTGGTAGATACTGATGGTAGACTAGTTGCAGTCTCAGGGTTGATACCTTTAATCCACTCATTAAATGAATTATTATTAGTTGGAATATCTGCTTCAATACCATATGCTTTACCATATGCTGTTAATAATTCAATAATAATAGAATTGGTATCATTAACAAATGGAGTCTTAGCATTATTAATATTTTGTCCAGGTTTACCATAAGCATATGAATTATTATCAAATGTATTAAATGGATTAAGATGGGATGAATCATGTGGAGTATTAAATAACAAATATTCCATAGGTGGAACTGATTCAAACTTAATACCTTGACCTTGATGTAGTTGATCAAGCTTTTCTTGTCTACGACGAACTAGGTCATCGACATCTTGCTTACCTGGAGCAGCAGTCTGTATCTGACCATCCAAATCCTGTATTTCTGTATTAAGTTTTGTTACATCTTCAGAGCTTAAATTTGGAGAACCTGTCATCATTAAAGTTGGATCAGCCTTTAATTTTTCTCTATTTTCCCATCTTGCCCTTATCATCCAATATTTTTCTAATTCACTATGATATGTCTTCTTATTATTATCAAATCTTGTCCATCCTTTATCAGCATTGATAATTTTTTGTTCTTTAACAGAGGCACCCTCTAGTTTGTTTTTTAATTCATCATCTGTTGATACTCCATACTTAGTCTTCATTTCATCGATAGCTTTACGAGCTTTTGCTTTTTCTTGTGGTGTTGCTCCATTAGATTGACCACCTTTAAATGGAGCTCCAACAAAAGAGCTATCTCCTAATTTGCCGCCCAAATGTTTCCTAATAACCTCTCCCTGTGCTTTTGCTTTTCCTTGAGCATCCATACCAAATGCTATATCTTGATCGTCAAGATCATTGACTGGTCCAAAATCTTTAACATAAGACTTCTTCAATTTATTAAATCTATTAAGAAGATCTTGTCCATTACGCATATTAGCGTTTGCTGATTCTTTCTCTAAATCTTCAAAATCTAATTTATATTTTGATAATAATGATCCATTAGTTTGTCCAGGTGTGGCGCTTCCTGAGTCATCCTTTCTATTAAGGGTTGCTTGATGTGAAGTTAGATTTGACAACTCTTTAATTATTGGACTATCTTTAGCAGCGTTGACTAAGCCCGGTAGTGGCTTACCCGAAACTGGATCAATCATATCGTCTGTTAACCCAAAGTCTTCTTTGGATCTGGGAACTTTTGGACTTGATAACGTAAACTTAGGAGGCTTATCTCCTGTAGGCACTCCAAGATTAAGCTGTCCCCTATAGTCACTCTCCAACTGCTTGCGTAGTTCATTTCTTCTACCAAGTAGAACCTTAATATTTGGATCATTATCGACATCATATTGAGCAATATCGCCTATTTGATTGTTTAGACTATCTAGCTCGTCTTGTTTATCTTGTCTTTCTTTTTGTGTTAATAGTTGTCCAGCCTCAGAGCCATCTCCAAGTTCAAATTTTGGTATTTTAGCATATCGTGCTCTGAAGTCCGTGATACCCATTGGATCTTTAAGACCAAGATTAGCAGCAGCACTCACAACCTGTCCAAAACTATATTGACCATCTTGTGTTTTGAAAGCATCCATTCTACCAGCTTGTGTCGATTCATATTTACGTTTAGCTTCTTCAACAGCATATTTAATAGGTTCTAATGGGTCGTCGCCAAATGTAGATGGAGGTAGTGGTCCGCCAGTAGGAGTTCCAGAAGGGGTAGCATCTGGAATGGTGACTGATGAATTTCCGGTAGCCCAATCCCATATAGCTTTGCCTCCATACAAACCTAATCCTGTACTACCCCAACTTATACCCTTTCTAGCCCAAGATGGTAATTTATCCCAGAAATTTTTAGCTGATCCAACAGTATTTTTACTATTTTCCCATAATTGAGCAAGCTTGGTCTTAACAGTATCGGACCATGGTGCTCCAGATGGGGCCTTTGGGGGTGTTGGCTTTGGTTTAGTTCCAGTGCTGCCGTCACCAGCTTTACCACGGGATGGTTTTGGTGGTGCTGACATATCAGTTGGTTTTGGTGGTGCCGACATATCTGTTGGTTTTGGAGTAGCAGATGTTGAACTTTCTGGAGCTTTTCCTCTTGGTGGAACATCTGTTTTTGGCTGAGGTGGCGTTGTCGATCCAGGTTTGGGAGTAGCTGTTCCTGTACTTGCTTCCGGAGCCTTGGCTCTTGACTTTGGAGCGCCTGGTTTTTGTCCCAACTGACTTCTAATAAAATATGGAGGATCGTTACCCTTAAATGCATCAACGATATTATTTGGAGAATATCCATCATCTATTAAAGATGAATATCTATTCAAAATATCTTTATTTTGAGCTATATTAAAGATTCTTTGAAATTTCTTACTTCCCGTATTAAGTATATCTGCTGAAATATCTGGTAAATATGTTGCAGCAGTGTCTGGGTGTAATAATCTCTGAAGCTTTAGAACTCCAGAACCAGTTTGTGGTGGCTTACCAAGAATCTCAAAAACCCCCTTACCAGAAGGATTACGAACCAAGTCATCTAATAAATTATCAACATTGTTGTACTTAAGTCCAGAATTTTGTAAGAGTTCTTGAATAGCTTTCAAATTACGAGGAGATACTGTTGCTGTTGCTCGTCCACCAGCTGGAGCTTCTGATTTGGGTGCTGGCATTTCTGGGACTGCTACCTTTCCACTGCCACCAACCACTCTCTTCGATTTTTGAACAGTTTGCTCAGCCCCACCTTTAAATAATGCTAAACTTCTATTAGTAATTTCATCAGCATTAGCGATAGGAATACTATTAGGAGCAAGCTTAATAGCATTGGATGTGATAGAGCCATTCTGTAACATTTTTGCGCTTACTGAGGTGGCTTTACCAAAAGCTGATGTCATACCCTTTCTTATCATATCATCAGCAGCAGCACCTCCCATCAACTCAGCACCAAAGCCTATCCACTGGCCTCCTGAATATGATTCTGGACTAGCCTTCATCTTCTCCATAACTCTATTCTTCATAGATTCTGGAATATATTTATCCCATATATATGAATTTATATTTTGTCCTATTTGATCTCCAAGCATACCTCCAGTAAAGCCTAAAGATAATGCTCCAGCAGTTCCTGTAACGATTGCTCCTGGGCCAGTAATCAAACCACCCAAAGTTCCGATGGATCCACCAGCAATGGCACCTAAACCACCACCAACAGCACCCAATACTCCGGGAATTGCTTTACTAGCCAAGCCATACATTAAACTTTCAAAATCAGCTGGCTCAAGACCTAATTTAGCGTTTCTAAAAGCATTATCCACCTTCATAAATTCTGGAGTAAATGGAAAATTTCTATCTCCACCGAAATAATTCTCTTCTAATATGTTACGCCCGCCAGTGATTCGTTTATTATTCTGTATAGCATGAGCAGCTTCATAAGTTTTGTACCAATCTAAACCTGAACCAGCTTTAAGTTCTTTATCTCTAAATGCTATTGCTTTGTTTAAAGCTTGACTAGTTTGTTTAGTTTTATTTTTGTCCCCTCCAAAACCTAAAAATCCAGAAGATTGTTTCTTTTCTTTTTGTAAATTATCTATCAAAAGATTATTGTCTGACAACACCTTATATTTTTGTTGAGCAGATCCTGAGAGGTATCTGTCATGATGTTGTTGTACTGCCGAATTATAACTATCTAGTTCTGATTTATTTAATACATTATCTTTAGACGCTGATCTAAAATCTACATATTTTAACAAATCGCTTTGTGGAAAACTACTCAATGGTATATGATCAGATGTGCCAGCTAATTTATCCCACTCTGTGTCTGGTACCATTGGGAACCTAGTGCGTACACTACGGTCTAATAAACCTCCTTTAGCTAAATATTTAACACTTCCACCACTACTATATTTACCACTATTAATATTTTGTAGTAGTGGAAGATTCCTTGATGTTGCAGCTCTGTTAACGACGAATTCTCCTGGCGTTAACATTGCTGGAACAGTATCTGTTCCCTTAGGGGCAAAATCGACCATAGAACCCATAGCATAATAATTTATTAAGCCGCCCTTAGCATGTGGTGGGGCTGGAACAGCGCCGCCCCCTACGCCTAATCTGGTAGCCACAGCATTTAACTCATTAACAATATTAGTAATAGCAGTTTGCATCTTATTGGTAAAATCATCAGCAGATGTGGACAATGCTCTGGATAATAGTTCTCCACCCTGTCTAATAAGATCAGACTGTGTTCTTACTGCTTGCGTTTGTACTGTGGCTGCTTGATTAAATGCATCAATATATGGTTTGATTTGTGGATTATCTTCAGTTCTACCAAAATCACCAGCAAACATATCTTTGAATTGATTAAAAACAGCAGGATCACCACCAGCATTAGCAAGTATTCTTGTTACGTTATCAAAGAATTGTTGTTGTAGTCTTTGATATTCTTCTGGCGTTTTTGTTCCTTCTAAACTTTGTAGTGTTGACTTTGCTCCCTTAATATCTCCAATACTACCAGCACCACCCATAACTCTACCATATGATTGTGTCTCTTTAGCAAAACCCAGCATAGCTTCTGGGTTATCTATAATATCAAAGAAGTCCATCACACTACGACGACGACCAGCAGAAATTTGAGATTGTTCATCAATTTTCTTAAGAGCAGCAGAGGCCCTATCTGTATTGTTTGCCAATAGATCAAGAGCTTTAGTATACTTATTAATTTTTGAGGTGAGTTTTGCTATATCTCCAGAACCCAAAGCGCTAGTAGATTTAGAAGGATCAGCTTCTAGAATTCTCTTTTCTGCAATAGCTTTTGATATTTCTTGACCAATAGTAGCAGGATCAGTTAATCCACCAGTTAGTCCGCCAACAGATGCTTCAAATGGTGATGTCATCTCTCTTAGAGAGAGTGTTTGTCCAAATTTTTCCTTAAGTTGCAGTGCGGCCTGTAAGTTAATATCTTTAACTTTAATGGAGTTATCTGCTAGCTTATCAAATTGAGCAGCTAACGAATCCGACATAGCTCCAAGCTTACGATTTACCTCAAGTTGTTTTCTAGCATAATCCTCTAAAGTTTTCCTAGCTTTTTCTCCAGAATCTTTAAGTTCTTTAAATGCTTGAATATTATCAGCAAGATCATCTACAGACATGCCCTTTCTATTAATAGATGTTCCACTATCAATCCACTCCAAAACACTATCTTCTAATTTTTTACGAATACCAGGAGCCATGTCTAATCCAGCAAACATATCGCTCAATCTAGATTCTATATTCGAACGAGAGCCAGCCTCAAGATTTCCTCCTTCTGTATCTCTAAGAATCAGTGGCAGTTCTTGTTCAATAGCCTGTAGACCTTTAACAAAGCTTCCTATTTGTTTTGTTTGCTCGTTATCTCCAAGACCAGCAGTAACATTATCAACAACAGAAGATAGTTCGTCTCTGGTATATGCTGTGATATTTTCAAGAACTCTTACATTTTGAGCATCTGGTTCATTAGCTCTTGCTCCTTGACCAGAAAACTCTCCAGAAATATTCATAGCCCTAGTAGCACTAGCATCAATCTCACTAACTATTCTAGCCATAGAAGAAGACAAACGACTCATTACATCGCTAATATTCAGAGTAAATTTCTTAACATCTCTATTTATTATCTCTAATCTATCAGCTAATACTCGGGATCTATTTTCTCTACCCAGTTCTTGATCTACTAAGTTATTAACTTTACCAGCAGATTTAGCATTACGAACTTTGCCGTCTTTACCAATAGCCCCTTCATATTCTTTACGAGCAACTTCTTTATCTTGTCCCTGTCTTACGCGAGCTTCTATATATATTCTTTTACGTAAACGTTCTTGAGCTTTAACTATAGCTGCATCAGCCTTTTTACGTTTTTCAGAACCAGCACCAAGAGTATCGAGATACTCCTGAACGCTCTGTTGATCATTCACAACCATACCTTCAGCACCAAGAGAGCTTCTCATCTCCTGTTCTTGTAGTATATTTAAGCTATTAAGCTTTCCTCCGCTCTCCTTGCGGCCATAAGAGGCTCTTCTTTCTTCTGGAGTTAATGATGCTTTTTCAACAACATCACTATTTCTCATTATTCTATTAGCATAAGATTTATTTCCAGTGGCAAAAGCCTCACTATTATCTGCTATGCGTCTTAATTGATCTAATGCTTGAAGTTCTGCTTGTAGTTGTACATCTTGTGCGCTTGTATCAAAAAATTGACCAAGAGCACTTAATAGACCATTCATCACAGCCGCACCAAGGGCAGAACCTAGTCCCATCTTTAGTCCTCGCATTATCAGATTAACAATACCTCCGACAGCATAACCCCTTGTTCCTCCTCCACTAGCTAGTCTTTGTATTTGTCCACCTGATGCAAAGTGTTGTACTTCTCCACCGGAAGATAATTTGGGCGTCGAACCTGTTATGCTAATCTTAGATTGATGTGCTCCTATGGAACCACCCTTATTGCTTGTTGCCATCTCCTGTTCTTGCATAGCTTTCATAGCATCAGCTCTTACGACATAAGAACCTTCTGGTAGCATAGTTTCAAAATTATCAACCTTGCCGCTACCACCACCAGGAACAATCGACATTGCACCAGAAAAAGACGGCTTATAACCATTTCTGTCCGCATTATTCATTTTTTTCATTTCGCCAGTACTAGCAGGTAATGGAGGAGTAAAAACTCCCTCTCCGTCAGCCAACTTAACTGGCACTAAACCACCATTAGCAAATCCTATCGGACCACCAGCTGCTTTTTTACCTTTACCGCCACCACCTTTTTTGCCTTTACTGCCTTTACCAGAGCCAGGACCAAGAGTTGGTCCACCCATTTGAGCAGCGGCCATGAATCCTATAACCATAGTTAGTCCGCTTAAAAAGCCTTCTAGGCCACTTGCTAACGAAGTCCAAATTTTATTTTGTTGTATTGTACTGGTCGATTTTTCTAAAGCAGTATTAAGAGCTTCATAGTTTTTAGCAGCCCTATCTTGTAGCTCTGCTCGTTCTCCAAAAGTTTTAGCGCCTGATAATTGACTGAGTGTTTTGTCCAAATCTGATGAAGCAGCTGAAACGCCCTTCATAGCTAGTTCAACTTCTTTAGACGTTGACTCTTTAATAAAGCCAGATACGGCGCCACCAGCTAATCCAACAGCACCACCAACAGCAGCACCCTTGGCTCCAAAAGCTTGTTTACCAACAATAGCTCCACTTAGTCCAAAAGAACCAGCATCTCTGAGAGCTCCTTGCAATCCAGCAACGGCTGGACTAGCCTCAGATACAGTACCAGCAAATGCATCAATAGATTTTAAAAACCCAGGCATTTGAGTACTTAATAATGCTGATCCACTTCCTATGATACCGGTAACTCCACCAATCTTATCTCCAAGTGTTGTTAGACGATCTGCAACTTTTGGAAAAGCAGAAGATAATAATTTCATACCCGGAATATTTTGTGTTTTAAGAGCTTCTCCAAACTTATCTATTCTTTGTCCTGTTGGGGACTCTAAATTTCTTTGTGCTTGTCTAAGATTACCAGACTCTAATGCTCCAAACTTACCCTCTTTGAGAGATTTTTGCGCTCTAACATCAATACCCCTAACTTTCATCTTACCTGTCAAGAAACCCAACTCTGATTCATATTTTTTATGAGCATCAGCAAGTTCTGATACTATAGAAATATCCTTTTCTAAGATATCTTTAAGATCACTAGAAGTCTGTTTGAGTTCATCAACAGATAAACCATTCTTCATACCAGTAATAACATCATCAATAGTAGATCCAAGTTTAGTAGCATCTATATTTGGATCTATCTTACTAATAAGTTCTGTTAATGATTCTCTAGTAGCTTGCTCAACACTAGCATCTCCAATATTTTCTAAATTCTTAATTAAAACATCGCCAACATCTGATTGTGCTGATGTTTTAGATTCCGCACTACCCTTAGCAGATTTATAGATTTTTTCTCTGATACTGCGCTCATACTGCTGAACTGTAATACCCAACTTATCTGCTATTCTATTTAGATAGTCCATTCTATCAGCACCAACACCGCCTCCTGTGGCAAATTTACGAACGCCAACACTGCCACCACGATTAAACCCTAAAGCTTTGGTTGCCTTTTCCCTTAAAATAAAACTACCAACTGGTAAATTGGTTCTGATACTATCACTAGTGCCGCTACCCGGCCCCTTGAAAACCCCAACGCCACCACCTACCGCAAAACGCCCCATACCATTTTTATCAGCTTGATTCATACGATTTAAGGTTCCATATCCTATACTTTTAGCAGTTGAGGGTGGGATATAAGCCTCACCATTACTAACCAATGCTGGCACTCCGCCTCTAGCAAATTGTTGAACACTTCCTCCAGCGGCAAATGTTTCAATATCAACTGGTTTCAATGGAGATGATCCAACATATTTTAATGCTAAATTATCCCATTCTCCACTAGCTAGTGATGGACTCTTAAAGAACTGATTCTCAAAACCATGAACCATCTCTGGATCATTGGACTGAAGACGATTCATTATTTGTCCAACAAGCTCTCCTTCTCTAAGATCAGAATCTATACCGGAATATATGGTTTTTATAGACCCAGTATCGCTTTGTACTCTAATACCATGTGACATTATTCCTTTAGAACTATCAGGACTAACAACATCCTTGATTCCTGTTAGTTTTTCGCCAGGAGCAACTTTATCTTTAATCTTATCAAAATTTTGTGCTAACCATTTAACTACCGAACCTTTATTTAACTCATAATCTAAGTCCCATGTAGCTGGATCTAGTGCTTCTTCAAAAGTTAATACCATCGGCTTACCAGCAGTATCTCCACTAACAACAGCAAAAGAACCTAGTCCACCCTTAACTCTCATTTGAGCTTGTTCTTTAGCCTTTTCTTTACCGCTATAAACATAAAAGCCAGCACCTTGACCATATCCTTGGGCAACATCTGACAAAGCCCCCTTTTCTTTAAAACTTTTAAGTGTGGCATCATCGACACCAGTATTTGATCCATGGTATAATTTGATACGACCACCACCAGCTAGTTTTTTCATTGGATCTTCGCTAGATTTTTGCTCAGTATCTTTACTCCTATTATCTTGTAAAAATTTTAATACTTCATCAAAAGATCCACTATGAACAACTTTAGCCCCACCCTCTGGATTATGCTCAAAAACATCGTACCAAGTCCTTTTAGAATTAAAGGAATCCATAACTCCTTTACTTTCTCTCCAAGAATATTTCTTACCGGGCGCTCCTCCATCTGCAAATTTTTGTAGTATTCCTCCAATAGCATATTGCTTAGGACGAGGTTCGTAGTCTCTCATCCCCTTTCCTTGATCCTCAAGAGCCTTTTGTATACGAGCGTCTTTAAAGAATGGGGCGTCCTCCATAGCTTGTTGTGCTGGGGACTTAATCTTATTTTTTTCAATCGCTGCTTGCTGAACTTTATTTGCTTTTCGATATCCTGCTACCCTATTAGCTATAATATCTTGATATTCTGCGCCCTTCTGCTCTATCATTCCCGGAGTAACCTTGTACGAGGCCCCACTTAATCCTTCGTCCATTCCTATTTTGGGGGTTTTACTCTTATCTTTATCATAAGCATCAAACTGAGGCTTATTCATGACGTTGTTTCTGCCGTAGAGTCCTTCAAAGTCAGTAACAGCTTGTTGGAAGTTTGGATCTTGTTGAACGTTTGTCCAATCTCTAAGGTCACTTAAAGCTTCTGTTTCGCCTCCAACCGCAAACCCTTGCGTTGTATTCTGAACATTCGATCCTCTTGAAAGTTTACCACCAATACTAAATTTTTGTAGTATTCCTCCATGGGCTTTTTTAACTGGTAGTTTCTGTCCCATAGCCTTAAGAATATTATCTAGTTCGGATACGGCAACATCTCCACTACCATACTGATCTAATAAAGTATATAAGGTTTCTGATAGCGCTGTTACTCTACCTTGATTTGGTACTGATGTTCCCTTAGTTAGTGCCTGGTAATCTGGCCAGGCCTTTTGTGCCTTAGATAGTTTGCGCTGAATAGAGATTTTTTCATCGGGATCACTTGTTGATTTTAATTCATCCTCTAATTCACTAATATAGCTTGGAAAAGATGATTTGATATGACTATCAATTGATGGATCAAAAGATAATTGTCCAGTTTTCTTAAATGAACCTATAGCATCCTCTGCTTGTGTATAAGCAGTATTACGACTTTCTGCCGTTAGTGCTGCTGATGCTCTAGCTTGTTTAGCTGCTAGTGCTGGATTCTTTGTTTCTGTTGGTCTACCAAATGGTAATACTTCTTCTACCTCTGTATACCATCCATCATATTGTTTAATTAAATCTGGTTTAAGTGCTTCTAAAGCTTCTGGATCTATATCATCAGGTAGCTTAACCAATTTCTTACCAATAGCAATACCAGCACCACCAGATTCAAAAGTCCACTTATTAAGTTTATCATAATAATCAGCTAATACTTTTGGCATCTTCATGCCATAATGATCTGACCACTCAACACTATCATCACTATCAGCATCTCTATAAGCTTGTGCAGCAAATGAGGAGTGCTCTGATGGGGACAGTGGCGTAAAGCCACGAGTACCATAGGCCCCTCTTCTTTTATTCTTAGTTGATCTATCTGGCTTAACGCCTCCCATAGACCCCTCATCAAAAGCTTGAATTTGTCCACCCTCAAACCACTTACTAGGATTCTCATCATAATATCTACCAAACTCTTTACGAGCTCTATCAAAAGCATAACCGGTAAGAGTTCTCTTTACTTCTGTTGGAATATTGCTTGGGATACCAAAATATTTAGCAGCTGGGCCTAATCCATTCTCAAAGTCTACGGCTCTATTCTGTTCTAGTTGGGCGATTGGCGGTAAGCTAGCTCCAAGCTCTGCTAATGCCGCCTCTACTACGGCACCCTCAATATTTCCTTGACCCATCAATTCTTGATATTCTGGAGCTAATCCTGGTTCTCTATATTGATAAGCTTTTTTACCAGATTTTTCAGCAGCCCTAACATTATCTAGATTATCATCAATTAATTTTTCTGTCTTGCTTAAATTAGCCGCTTTGGCACCAGCAATATCTGTACCAGGACCTTGACTTACTCCAGTAACATCATCAGCTTTATATGGTAGTCCAAAACTCTGTAGGGTCTGTGCCAAAAGATCTTCAGTATTTTGTGGTCTAGCAGTAAGAATTCTAGTTTGTTTAATAAAGTCTGGGTCGGCATCTATAAGAGATTTTAACTTAGCTCCTAGTTTTGTTAATCTACCCTTCTTTAGAGCTTCTTGCACAATGGTTCTATCAGAATATTTAGGAATATCTGGTTTACCTTTATCATTAAGAATATCTGCTCCAGCAACTAAAGTTTCATCAAAATCAAAAGCTAGTGGTTCACCAGTAAATATATCAGCATATTGTAGATTTTCTGCAAACTGACCCTTAGCAGATGCTGTTTGCTGTTGCATTTTAGTAACAGCGTCAAAATATTGGGACTTGAAACCTCTAGCATAAGCGTAGACTGTACGATTATTACCAATATCCCAATTATCAAAATCTTTAGAATAATCTAATTTACCCTGACCATCTACTAATCCAACAACACCAACCTTTTTCATTTTTTCAACTTTAGCAGCATACTCTGCATCTTGTACTCCCTTAGAGGACAGAGCATTATTAATTACATCAGATGCTCCTAGTAAATCTATCTGCCCTTTAGAAATCATGTCTTTCCTAAGCTTCCTGCGTAGGTTTGCAGGAATGGCGGTTAGTTCTGCTATACCAGCTTCATTACCTAGCCCGGCTAATTGTTTAACTAGAACCTCCCTAACGGCCTCTTCTATACTTAATCCCGCATCACCCTTAAGACTCTTTTTAGCTAAAACACCAACTTGTCCATAAGGTCTTAATAAGCTTTCATCAATATCAACTTCTCCAGCATCAGCAAATTTTTGTATGAATCCTCCATTAGATTTTTTATTTGAGTTTAGTACTTTCCTCATTTCCCTATTAATTCTATCTCTATAGTCCTTACCTTTACTATTCTTGCCTACATAAGCTATTTTAGTTTTTAATGCCTCCATAAGCACTGGTGATTTTGATTTAGGTAAAGACTTACCTATACTTCTTTCTAAAAGATCAGGCATGGTCGTGGAGACATCATCTTTGTCAGTATCATAGAATTTCTTACTATTACTTTTAATCAAAGATGCCAAATTAGATCTAATATTATCTTGTGCCTCGGACAGAAAGCCAGCAGCTATAGACTTTTCTCTACCTTCAAAACCATATTTTTCAGCCGCAGAAGAGGATTTTCTATTACCTAATAATGTTTTAAATATCTCATTGCTAGGCTTAGATATATAGTCTGATAGCAATTTACTAGATGAACCAGCACTATTAGGTGACTGGCTCCAGTCTAGGTTCCAGTTTCTTGGTAAATCTAAACCCATACTAGAATATAATGCATCAACGACTGATGTTTTTTTGTTTTTCTTTAAATAGTTTTGAAATTCTTTGGGGAAATCTTTAGCTTCTACTCTTGCGTCTAGGTGTGTAAAATGCGTATCCTTGTCTGGAGGTAGGTCAACTAATGATTGACTATTAGGCTTAGATGCTTTAACTCCCTTGCCACCAGACGACCCTTTACCAAATTTTTGTATAGCTCCACCCGAAGCTAGTTGTTGAACATCTAAATTAGATTTTTCTTTTTTCAAAGAACTACCAGGACGAACAGCAGACTGACTTTGTTCTGCTTTTAAGACTTTAAATTTAGAATTTTGAGGTAATATAAATTCTTTTTCCAGATCATATTCTGTGCTCACTCGTTTATTGGTATTAATGCCTTTTTTCTTAGGGTTGGTCAAAATAGTCAAAAGTCCTTGGCGAGCAAACTCCATTGCAATAGAACTATCTGAACTGGTAGATAAAAATCCAGGCAGTGAAAATGTTTTACCTTTTGATTCTTGTAGCTTGTCTCCAACCTGTTTTTTAATAATGTTGAGTCTATTTTCTCCGATACCAGAATATAATTGTTTTGGTAATTTATCTTTGGCTTGTTTACTTAAGTCTTTGTTGATTTTTTGTTGTTCTTTAGTTAATGGAGTTCCAAGCATTAAACTTCTATTAAGCCCCATAGAGCTTGCTTTATATGTTGATATAGCATCAGTACCTCCACCAACACTAAATCTCTGAATAGCTCCTCCACTATTCATGGCATCAAATGTACCCGTGCCATATTTCTCAACAGCATCACGACTCATAACATATTCTTTTGGTTCTAATAGAGCCGATACTTTATCTCCTCTACCATAACCAGGAACACTACCCCCTCGTTTAAATCCTAATATTCTGCCACCCTTACTAGCTGTTGTCGGACCAGATCCGGTTCCTCCAGATGGTGGAAATGCATTATCAATAATCTGAGTTAAGTTATTTAAACTAGTAATCATTCCTACTAATGTGGTATTAACTATAGATAGTTGTGAAGTATTTGCAGCTGTAGCATGGGTATTAGCCATTACAACCTTAGAGCTTGCTGGACCTTTCCCCTTGCCACTCTTGCCACTCTTACCGCCCGAACCACCGCCGCCAGAGCCTCCACCCCCTGCACCGCCACCACCACCTCCGTCGTCTCCTCCATCAGGAGCGCCTTTACCAAGACCTCCTACAAAACCAGAAGTAAATTCACTAAGAATTGATGCTCCCTTAATAGCAGCAAGAGCCGTTAACATTGGTAACAATGGCTTAAGTGCTGATGCAAGAGATACGAAAGCATTAGCGGTAGTTAAACTTATCGTTGCAATTGTTCTAAAGGTACTACTATTGCCAACATCTCTAATGAGGGCAACGAAGGCTTGTCTAGTTTTTTCAAACTGAATAGCTAACGATTTTTGAGCTTCTACAGCATTCTTACTCAAAGAACTCTGACCCTTTTGAGCAATTGATAAGGCATTTTCTGCTGTTGCAAACTGCTGGATAAGAGGAATAACCTTACCAATTTGTCTAAATCCACCAAGTTCTTCAACAACCTTAGAGAATCTCAAGTCACGAGTATCAAGGCCATTAAGACCCTCACTTAATCTGCGAACAGCCTCATATGGTCCAACGAATTTCCCTTCTAAGTCTGTTAATACAACACCATATTCTTTGAGAGTTTCTATTGTTGCTCCTCTCTGTATTCTGGTAAATATTGTTCTTAAACCCGTAGCGATAGTTTCGGCACTTTCACGAGTAGTAGCTCGTACGCTAGTAAATACTGATATGAATTCATTAAGAGCATCCGTACCCTGACTAACACCATTACTAGCAGCAGCAAACACACCACCGGTTCTTTGTATAGCAACGATAATATCGCTAGCTTCCACAGCAAATGCAGCAGCAACAGCATTGATACTACCAAGAGCGCCTTCTAGCTCTCCAGAACTAATACCAAACTGCCTCATTAAAGCAATACTACCTTCTACTGTACTATTTAAATCGTCGAAAGATGGCGCTAAAGCTGATTTAGCCAATGCTTCAAGTGCTGTTTTAGTATCTTGTGCAGATAAGCCGGCTTGAGCTAAGGTTACAGAAACTTGTAATAAGTCAGAAGATGTAACGCCCAGAGTAGTTGATAGTCTGGTTATTTCTTTTGTAATATCGGATAAAGCAGTCATGCTCGATCCAGTAACTTGAGATAATCTGACCAGTTCTTTATCAAATGTAATAAATTCTTTAAAAGCACTAGTAATAGCATTAGTTAAACTATAAATTACGCCAGTAACTGTACTGAAGGCAGCAAATCTACGAATAGCTAGTCCAGACTGTTTACCGAATTCTTGCATCTGAGAAGTTGCAGTAGAAACAGACTTACCAGCTGAACTTGCCGCTTTACCTGTGGCCGCTAATGCTTGTGGACTAGAAGCTGCAAGTCCACCAAGACTAGTCGCTAATTGTTGAATGCTAGCATTAAGTTGATTAATATTAGAATTAGCTTTAGATGCATTTGTAGCTATGCTTTGTAAACCTTTATTAACCAGAGCTATACTTTTGGCTGAAGATCCTTTCATATCAAGATCTATCTTAACCTTGATATTAGATAATTGCTTTCTAATAGACGAAGCAATTGATTTTGTGTTGGTTGGTCCTCTCAAATTAATCTGTGCTGTCAAATTAAATGCTGCTGCCATATATAATTATAGCTCCATAATATTGATGAAATAAAAATCCCCCATACTCATGGAATATGGAGGATTATTACAAGGTTTTATATAATCAAATACTACACTGATATCATGAGCTAACAGGGGGTGTTTCTGTTGTTGGTTTGGGTTCCGGAGTCGATTGGTCAATGACTGGTTTTTCATTTGGTTTCTGTTCCAATACTATTGGCTTACCTTCATCATCAACAAACGGAGTAAAATCTACAACATAATCTCCCTTTTCATTAACCAAATTTCCTTCCCTATCAACAAATTTCCCACTATCATTAATGTATCTTCCATTTTCATCAACCAGTCTGCCATCTTCATCAATCAACTGACTTTCTCTATTAATGTATCTCAAATCATCATTAATAAACTTATAATCCAATAAAAACTTATTTTCTGGTAGTTTTTTCTCAAAATCTGAATCCAATCCATATAACATTGATGCTAATTTTTGTGCACCAAGTATACCAACGGGATCTGAGGACCTATTCAAGTAATCTTCATAATTATTAAAATAAGACTTCTTGTTATCATTATACACCACACAACATGAAACTAGATAATTAAATCTAGAGTTATCAGCTTGTCCTTCGGCAGTATGGGTGTCTAAGTTGGTTCTAACAGAAATTAACTCTCTTAGTTCATCTCTTACTCTTTTCATAGAAATAGCTATATTTTTGGCTTCTTTTAGAGAAATACCACCAACAGCCAATTTCTTTTCACTATCATTAAGCTCTCTTTGAATGGCTAAAAATCTAGCCTGTTTATTATCGTCCCATAATCCTTGTTCTGTTAATAGATCATCTAATTTAGCTCTAACAATAGAACCAGATTTAACAGCATCCGAGAATGCTTGATTATAGATCTTTTGTCCTTCTCTCTGATTTTGTAGGTTAGGCATCCTAACTAAGAATGTAACTTCTTTATCCTGAATCTTTGTCTTAAAAGTTTCGCTCATCGATTATTCTCCTTGTTATGATTATAAAACACTTGTAGTCTATATTTCTCAACATTATTTAAATACATATTCAATTCTTCTATTCCTTGACGGATTTGATTATTTCCATGGTCCAATAGATCATGTCTCAAATCTTCCCACTTTTCACTAAAATATTCTTCTTGATTATTGGATGGCTCAGCATTATTATTCCATAAATGACCAAATTCTTTTTCGAATCTTGCTAAAGAGCCTATCATTATAGTTTTAAATCTTATTTCAATTTGTTCTATAATTTCTCTGCGACTAGAAGATTGGTTATTTTTCATAAATTATTTTCCTTTAGATATATCACTTTTTGTGTTTTTGTTTTAGCTTATTCTGTAAATCAGCCTTAACGTGAGGTAAGTCAGCCCATTGAATAGGTTGTTCAGCAGTCTGTGCTAATGTTTTCATATGATTAATTGCTGCCATAGCTTCTGGATCATTTAAACCATAAATTTCTTTTGCTTCTTCAGCAGAGTTCGTCACAATAAATACCTCCCCAGCGTTCTTATATTTTCCACCAACACTATCCATTAATTTATTTTTCTTACGTTCCTTTTCAATTTTTCTTCTATGAAACATCATCCATCCATCCAATGCATCATCATCTGCTATAACATCATCCTCTGGTGATTCAGGATGTTCTCTAACAGAGTCATACATTTTGCTCAAATTAATTAATAGTCTTTGTTCATCTGTCCAATTATATGCAGGCAACTCAAAAACATTTACTTTTGCTGCATCCCAGAATGATTTCCATAAGTCACTTCTAGCAACTTCCCTTAGAATTTCCATTCCTATAGATGCTTTATTTATCGCAACAACAAATGATTCAAATAATCTCGTGTCCACAGTATCTTGAATCGCCAAATTATCATTTATATCATACACCGTATTTAATATAATATGTTCATTTTTAATACCCTCTGCATGATTTTCAAGAGTTAAATGATCCATAGAATTTTTAAGGTGTAACATCTCTTGTATTTTATTTTTACCAGTTTCTATACTAGCTTTTATTTTCTTCTTCATTACAGGATCAAGAAACTTAAGATATAATTCAATTTTCATATCATCAAGACGATTACTTAATATCTTAAATTGTTCATCCTTCTCATTATCCCAGATTTTATTATGATTTAGAATAGCTTGAGCATCAGTTTTACGGATCCAGCTGGTATCATCAAACTTATTACTATTTAGAATAGATAAGTATATATTATGAGCTTGTTGTTTAATTTTTAAACTTGGAGATAACACCTTATAACTTATATTATTAATATCAACATAATAATATGAATTAATGATTCTATATACTAGTCCTTCAATATCCTGCATAATTTCCTAAAAAAATTAATTATTAACTAACTGTTAAATTATTATATGTTGTATATGAAAATGTGATAGTGGCATTTCCACCACTTGTATCACCACCACCATATGTAACATTAGATAATTTACACTTATCCATTGTAAATGTTTTACCACATATATTTAAAACAATATTTTGTTCATCAAATGCTCCACCAGTAGGACTACTACAAGATCCTGCGGTAGCTAGGGCTATACCATCAGTAGACGTTGCGCTAACTTCAAATTCCACACTTACTTCAGCTGGTAAATTAGCATAATTATGATATGATTGATATTGACCTAGCTTAAACAAATTTTCACGACCAACAGATGTGCTAATGGTAATATTTGTCAGATTACCGGCACTGGTAACCAAAGATGGAGCGCCACTACTATAATGTTGTCTAGTTTTTGCTTTTGAAGTAGTATCTTCAGACATAACAATTGCACAACCACCAATTTGTTTATGTTGAGCAACGAAGGTGACTTCTTCGGTAAATATTCCATCAACCGGAAATGTATATGTTACACCACTAATACCAGCACCAGTACAATATATTTGTGCGGTACTGGAAGTTAACAGTGGAGCTGTGTCATCTCCAATAGCTATACAAATAGTCTTATTAGCCGATCCAACATTAGTAATAAAATCTCCACTCCAAACAGTAGCATTTTGACTAGTAAGAGCTCTCGTAAGAGTGACTTCAACATTAGGAGATATATTTAAGATATCAACCGGTTTGATCTGACCCAATTGAAATACCGGTTCTAAATCAAAACTCGTGGTAATACCAACACTTTGAGCGCCATTAACGGGGGCCCCATTGATTGCCACAGCTTGGCAAGCATAAAAAATTCTATTACCCATGTTGTGACTACTCCTAAATATAAGTGAAATGCGGGGGAAGAATCCTCCCCCGCACTATGTTCCCAACAATATGATACTACGATCAGCCGACGATATCTAGCTCATTGTAGGTACTATAGGAGTAGGTAACTGTGGCATTGCCGCCGCCAGTATCGCCACCACTATAGTTAACACTAGTAAGCTTGCATTTGGTGCCAAGATCAAACTCATATCTATCGGTACCAGTTGCGTCACAAATCTTAACAAGAATGCTTCTATCATTAGCTGGTAAACCGCTACAAGCAGCACTTGGAATACTAACTGCAACACCATCTAGCTCAGTGGCACTAACTTCAAATTCACATGTAACTTCGAGTGGAAAATTTACAAAGCGATGAAATGGGGCAAGACTACCAAGCTTATACATTGTTTCTCTACCAAGATCAGCACTGATAGTAATGCTTGTAATATTCTTACCACTAACTTCTGTTGGTATGGTTGAACCTGCAATATTAACATTCTGTCTACGTAATACTTGACTTGATGTTACGCCTGGAGCACTAACGCTACCGCTAAGAGCCTTAGCATTGCCGATAAAAGTGATTTCTTCTGATAGATTACCGTCAACAGGGAACGTATAGCTAACAGACGAAATGAACATACCTGTGCAAGTAACAGCACTACTACTAGTAAGTGAGCTGGCAATATCGCTACCAATACCAACTACTACTGTTGTGCTATCATTAGCATTATCAATAAGGCTTGTTCCAGTGGTACCAGCAAGATTCCAAATTGAATCTTCACCATCTAGAACCTTAGATACTGTGATCTCTACCTCAGGATCAAGAGAGATATTGTCATAAAGGGACAATTGACCTAGTTGGAAAGCTTGCTCTAGATTAAAGTTTGTTGTGATTCCGACGCTTTGAGCGCCCTGAACCGTTGTGCCTCCCACACTAACACCTTGGGAAGCGTAAAACACTCTATTATTTGGCATAATAAAATCTCCATTTAAGTTGAAACTGTGGTAACACTATTTGTTTTATACACCAAATGCTTAAATATTATCAAAAATAATTTCAGCTGTAATACGTATTCTAACCTCTTCAAAATAATATCGTGACTCTACTTCTGAGATAATAAAATTTTTCAAATGACAGCTTTTCCAGCGATAAGCATTATCATTAACGATTTGACCATAATTTAATCTATTACTATTTAATGATCCATTAAAATTAAATGGTAAAATATTAGCGCCAATAATAGTATTAGTATCATATAGCCATATAACTTTATCATCTTGTAATCTAATAATATCAGCTATAGAATTACGATGGCTCATATTTGATGCTACCACACGTAATAGAATATCTTGATATGTTCTTAGTGATTTATTTCCTAATTGATATGGCTTAGATTCACTCCTAGGAATAGTTTCTATAATAACACAAGGTAACTGGATCCTATTCTGTGCAAAAATAGCATATTCCCCGGTATTATCATCAAATTGAGCGGTGTCGTTAGCCATATCTAATTCAAATTGTTTCCACGTAGCAGCTGCAATATCAGATGACTTGTGTATCTGAACAAGCTTGTAGGAGTAATTCATAGTAACAATACTATCTGTTGGGATAGCTGTATTAAAAATTACTCTACTATTCATATAGTCTAATATATAATTACTACTATTTACTATAGTGCCGTCCACACTAACTGACGTTATCATTGAGGGAGAAGAGGATCCAAAAGTTATGCCAGATTCCCACACCCAATTAAAATGCCTAGTCTGCCATACTTGACCATCATTATAATTAGGGTCTATCACAATGCCTAACTGGTTAGGATTAGAGCTATAATCAGTAGTAGCCCCACTCACATTAATAAATCCGCCAATGTTTAAAAATCCCCAGTCTAAAAATGAATGTAGATTATTTTCTAGGTTAGAAATAAGTAAATAGTCATTTATGGAGGATACTCCAGTGAATTTTTCATCTCCAGCTACCATATAAAATTTAAACCTTTAGGCATTTATTTAATAGTTCGTTAATATCACTATCTACACTATCTATGGCTCTTGTGATCCAATTGTTTTGTGCCGTACCAGAAAATTCTGGAGGAACACTCCATCTACCTCTTGTATTTCCAACCATAATAGCATTACCTGTTCTTGATCTGGGATTTGGCCCCATCTCTACAGAATAATCTTTTATAATTACTTTATCCCCAAATAATAATAACCATTGTAACCATGCAAGATCACTACCTTTTTCTGTTTTAAAAACTGCTGCTGCTGATGATAAAACGTCGGAGTAATCAGATCTGATCATAGATAAAGTAAAATAGCTATTAATTTGATTTTTAATAATTTTAGGTTTATCATATTGTATGTCTAAATATTTCCAGAAAGATAGAATAGATGATAGTCTACTACCAGAATCTGGCAAACCAAATTCATATTTTAGCTTACCAGACATTATTGACTGATATTCTGGTGAGCTTACAATAGCATTACTAACAATAGTAGCAATTTCTTTTTTACACTGATTAAATGCTTTATTAAAATATTTAGTAACTTCTGGTAATAAAGCTTTTAATATTTTTTGACTAATTTCATCATTAGACTCTAATATATTAATATGAAGATACGTCATGGTCTTTTCCAATTAGTAAAAATATATCGATTATCTCCGAGACCCACTGGTTGTGGCTCATTACTTCTAATAAAAATATTATTACTAAGGCCAGCTATATCAGTATTAAAAATAATTTTCGAACATTGACGTATTTTAGATAGATAATCTATATTACAAATTGTTTGGGCAACTATGTCTGGGGTATTTACTGTTCCAAGAAAATTTTTAGAGTTTATTATTAAAGCAAAGTATACGGACTCTTCTGCTAGCGAATTAGATGTTGTGCCCACTCCAAGACAATAAGGACATGCTTGGCCATTGCTAAAATTAATCGGTCCACCAGATTTATATCTATTGGATGATTTTTTAGTAATAGTATCATAAATACAATTAGGACATTGCTGTAATTTAGTAGACTCAAATATAAGTTTACATGGGGTGGTCAGTCCTGTGCTTGATAATAGATTATCTATAGCATCGTTATAAAGGGCTTTAAATGGTGTTAAATCTAAATTCATGAGTAAAATCCATCTCTTGTGCTTCTGGCTGGTAGATCCGAAGACTGTAAATAAGTTGGATCAAATTTATTTCCAGCAAACGGACTGAGAATCGCCCTAACAGCAGTTGCTTCTTTAACATCCCAATAGGCTATAAATTCTTTATAAGCAGCACACGGACCCTTCTCTAAAATTAAGTCAAAGCCAGCAAGACTACCAGCAACAGATAATTGCGCTGGACCTAAAGATGCTCTTATTCCTTCTAATGCTGCTTTGGTTCTAAGAGCACTTTGATCAATAATGCAAGCAGCCCTGAGACCGGTTAGACTAATAAAAAGACTATCATCATTCGCTGTGGGATCTGGAGATATATTTAAATTAACAACATCAATTATATAATTACTTTCTAAAGATATATCAAACTGAACATATTTAGCTGCTACGGCTATGACTTGCAGAAGTCTTTCGTCCGAGTAATTTTGATTATTTTGATCCAAGTCATTAATAAGGGTTCTTACAATAATGGGTATTTCTGCTTGCCAGCTCATATTTTGACCCCTTTTAAATTATATAGGAATATCTAATACTTTAATACACCTTATATTGACTAGTTAACTTTTAATTATCCACAGTCCAGTATTTTCGTCTAAAACATAATCATCTCCGAGACAAGGTGCAACAAAAGCTCCTTCTGGAGCATTTATGTCTTCTCTAAAAAGATAACCTATCCCCGCATAATTTTTTCTATATGGAACTCCGCCATTGTTGTGAACTCCGCCAACCGTATTATATGAAGTTCGTTTACAAGTTTGTCCTCTAAATTCTCCATAGTATTTTTCCCAATCAATACCATCTTCATTTTCATTTTTACCAACTATAACTTCACTAACAATATTATTTTCGTCTAAAAATGCATAATGTGCCATGTAGTAATCCTTTAAAAAAAAGTAACAGTACCTGTTCCTGCTGTGATTGTAATAATCCTGTCTGAGCCAGATATTATTGAGGCATATGTCAAGCCAACACCTAATCTAATGTTTAGAGCGTTGTTAAATCTTACAACGATAACACCAGAACCTCCGTTTGTTCCATTAAAAGTGGTTGATCCATTATTGTTTCCTCCGTTACCTGTATTAACACTTGCGTTAGCTCCAGAGGACAAACTTCCGCCAGCCGCATATGTAACGTTATTTAATGTTGATGCCTTGCCAGTCCCCGCCGTGCCGTTACCACCAGAAGATGCATTTCCACCAGCACTACCAGCCCCTCCCGCACCACCAACAAAATGAACTGGACCAGTAGCACTGTAAAAACCACTTCCTCCAACATTTCCTTGTCCTAATATTGCTCTTCCTCCTATAGAATTTGCAACAGGCATATTTCCAGTTATTGCTGCTCCTCCGCCAGAGCCACCTATACCACCCATTGATGAGTTCCAATATGATGGAGTATTACCATTGGCACTATAATAAAAGCCTCCACCACCACCACCTCCAACAGCAGTAAAAGTTGAGAATAAGCTGTCGCCTCCCTTTAATCCTGTTGCATGCGAACCGGAACCCCCAGCCCCGATAGTTACTGTATAGCTAGTTCCCAAAGATATTATATACAAAGATTCTATAAAACCTCCTGCTCCTCCAGCCGCTCCACGAAAATTTGGATTTCCGGAAAATAATCCACCTCCGCCACCTCCTCCACCACCAACAACCAATACTGAAATAATAGAGGGTAGAGGAATACCATTAACGCCATATGGTACCGAAGCTATTGTGGCACTTCCAATTGCATAAATACCTTGATTCATTATAGATCTGCTCCTAAGGCTGTAACATGAGTAACCTGAGATACTGATGTTGTTACTCTTACTGACCATGACGCACTTGGTAGTATTAGATTATTATACGTAGTAGATACTCTGTTTTGTTGAACAGTTGCTGATCCTGTGGCTGCGGTAACTGTTATTTCGTCAAAATGCCAGTATGTGGTACCATCATATAAAAATATTCTAACAATAGCAGCAGCACTAGTTGCGGCCATCTTTACTACTATTTCTGCTATTCGTGTTCCTGTTGCTGCTCCTGTTATTAAAGTTCCAAAATTTGTTGGTGCTGTATAACTAGCTTCAGCAGTAGCTATTGATACGTTTCCTATTCTTGGAGTAACTGCGAAAACTGGACTAGCTGCCATGATAATCTCCTATCTGAAATTAGACCATAAATAAAGATTTGAACTATTTATTATATTAAGTGTGTTAGTTGTTGTCAAAGAATTGGTTCCAATAGACAAATTATTAGTAAAATTTCCACTAGTAGCAGTTAAAACTCCACTAACATTAGTATTAGATCCACTAACACTAATAGTTTGAGCTAGTATTGAGTTGTTATATGATAGTGACATAATAATGACTTTCTAATACCTAATAATACACCTATCTAATCTACTTTCCACCCAACACTAAACCGCCAGCAGTTCGCATATACCATGTGCCACTGAGGCGTTTCGAAAATCCTGACGTTCCATCCCGGCTGGTCGGGGTCGTCAACAACCTCTCCGTCTCTGTACCACCTCATACCGCTGTCGCCGGTTTCGCTCCATGCCGCGTAAAGTCTGCGTCCGGGGTTGTTGCTATTCGTGTGCCAACTCATGAACCCGCCCGGAGGATACCAAATCGCATTTGTACAGGTGCTGCCATATAGGTCTTTTCCAACAACAGCGCCGAACAAACCATGTTCGGCTGTTGCAACATCCTGCGTCGGTGGGAACTCAAGCATAACGTTACTCCCGCGAGGAAGAAAACTGGTCGGCTTGGGAGGTAGTAAGATATGACTAAACACTCCACACCTCCGCCCGCCCGTGTGCGCATTGTAGTTCCATAGCAATGTATTGTCCTGCCGTGAGAGACTCAGGGTTTGCAGACATTATTCTGACGCGAACATTTGATGCGGAGTAAATCACAAGGCTCAAGGCCTCGCCGTTGTCGCAGTTTCCGCCTCCTGTCTGACTGAGCGTTGCCTGCAACGTAATTGAATCATTAACTGTCAGCAGTTTGAAGCCTCCGTCGGTAGCGCCACTAGAACCAGACTGCCACGCCCACTTGGAGCCTACTGTGCCGTTGCCAGTGACAGCACCAAACGGAGTGCTTAGTGTTACGGGTGCCGGAACAAATGGCGTCACCGCAGCACTCGCCGTGCTATACGCCCCAGTGCCGATCCCGTTGATGCCCGCGACTCGGAACACATGCGCCGTGCCGTTTGTCAGCCCCGTCACGGTGGCACTCGTCGCCGTGGATGTTCCGTCGCTGAACGTAGTCCATGACGATCCAGAGTTACTGCTGAACTGAACAACGTAGTCCGTGATCGGCGCCTGAGCAATCACGCCGGTCGGGGCCGTCCACGTCAGCGATACTTGCGCGTTTCCGACAGTTGCGGTCAAGGCCGTAGGCGCGGACGGTAATAAAAAATTCCACCTAATATCATCACCAGACAATAAAGTTGTTTGTATTCTTGAAAGAGGCATAATTATTCCTTAAGTACTATAATCAGAAATGGCTATGTTGGAACTATTATTACGCTGATAGTATATCTTCACTCGGTGTCTTTTTGAGCTAAGATTGAATTGTTATATGATAATGACATAATAATGACTTTCTAATACCTAATAATACACCTATCTAATCTACTTTCCACCCAACACTAAACCGCCAGCAGTTCGCATATACCATGTGCCACTGAGGCGTTTCGAAAATCCTGACGTTCCATCCCGGCTGGTCGGGGTCGTCAACAACCTCTCCGTCTCTGTACCACCTCATACCGCTGTCGCCGGTTTCGCTCCATGCCGCGTAAAGTCTGCGTCCGGGGTTGTTGCTATTCGTGTGCCAACTCATGAACCCGCCCGGAGGATACCAAATCGCATTTGTACAGGTGCTGCCATATAGGTCTTTTCCAACAACAGCGCCGAACAAACCATGTTCGGCTGTTGCAACATCCTGCGTCGGTGGGAACTCAAGCATAACGTTACTCCCGCGAGGAAGAAAACTGGTCGGCTTGGGAGGTAGTAAGATATGACTAAACACTCCACACCTCCGCCCGCCCGTGTGCGCATTGTAGTTCCATAGCAATGTATTGTCCTGCCGTGAGAGACTCAGGGTTTGCAGACATTATTCTGACGCGAACATTTGATGCGGAGTAAATCACAAGGCTCAAGGCCTCGCCGTTGTCGCAGTTTCCGCCTCCTGTCTGACTGAGCGTTGCCTGCAACGTAATTGAATCATTAACTGTCAGCAGTTTGAAGCCTCCGTCGGTAGCGCCACTAGAACCAGACTGCCACGCCCACTTGGAGCCTACTGTGCCGTTGCCAGTGACAGCACCAAACGGAGTGCTTAGTGTTACGGGTGCCGGAACAAATGGCGTCACCGCAGCACTCGCCGTGCTATACGCCCCAGTGCCGATCCCGTTGATGCCCGCGACTCGGAACACATGCGCCGTGCCGTTTGTCAGCCCCGTCACGGTGGCACTCGTCGCCGTGGATGTTCCGTCGCTGAACGTAGTCCATGACGATCCAGAGTTACTGCTGAACTGAACAACGTAGTCCGTGATCGGCGCCTGAGCAATCACGCCGGTCGGTGCCGTCCACGTCAGCGATACTTGCGCGTTTCCGACAGTTGCGGTCAAGGCCGTAGGCGCGGACGGTAATAAAAAATTCCACCTAATATCATCACCAGTTATAATAGCTGTTGTTCCACTAATAGCAACATTAATTCCACTTCCAGCAATTATATTAGTAATTGGTAATAAACCACTAACACTAGTATTAAAATTAGTTATATCAGAAGATGTATGGGTATGACCACTAACGCTAACATTAACATTATTAACTTGTAAAGTATTAGTAAAATTACCACTAGTAGCACTAATACCACCCACAACATGAAGCTTAGTTGTTGGTGTCGTGGTGCCAATTCCAACATTTCCTGAAGACGTTATTCGTAAGTGTTCTGAATTACCAACATCAAAACTTGTAAAAGCAGCAGAGTCTGTTTCGCTGTTGTTGATAGAAAATTGACCATTTTTACGTTTAATAATATCTGCTGAGACATTACTCACACCAGAAACATTAGCAGTAATAAGTCTTAAAATACTTCCAGCATTTGAACCAGAGTTAATATTATTAATGTCTAAATATCTTAAACTATTAATATTTTCTCCACCAACAAAAATATCTCCTTTATTATCAATCTTAAATCTATCAACTCCAGAACTAGCTATTGCTAATGATCCACTAGATGGAAAATAAAACCCTGTACTCAGATCATTTGATGAACTAATGGCTGGAGACGATACTGAGCCTGGAGCTATACCATTCAAAGTGGCCACAGCTGTTGTTCCATAGCCAACTCCCCAGAAAGTTAAACCACTAGCTGGAGCTTCAGTAAAAATTATATTAGATCCGCTAACACTATATGAAGAAATGGGTTCTTGAGCAACGCCGCCCACATAAATCCCCAAAGTATTAGCACTAACAGGATAATATGGTGTTCCACTAACTGCTAATCCGAATGACGTAGACGATCCATTAAAAGATGAACTAATACTATCTAATTTAGTATAATCAGAGGAGGATACTGAGGTTCCCAAACTAATATACTCTAATACTGTTCCAGATGGTACACTATTAGTTAGTGTGACTGAAGTACCGTTAGTTGCTATAAAATCGCTGTTATTTAATAGTTTCACGCCATTCTGAAACAAATCTAAATACCCAGGGGAGTAACCTCCTGATACAGAGAAGCTGCTCAATGTGCCCGTTGTGCTTATTGTTCCTCTAACTCCAACAGAGGAAGATGATGACCCGCCAACGCTTGTTGACCCAATTCCACTAAGAGCTACCCAATTTGAAACTCCATCCCCTATCTTAAGAATACTATTTGTTAAATCATATCCTGGCTCACCACTAGCTAATACGGGATTGACCGATATCCATTGAGATGCTGGTCCTTTGCGAAATGTAATAAGATCATTTACGGCCATCTTGGAAAGTAGTCCTATTTTTATGAATACTATACGGTATGATAACTGTTAATACACCCGCCGGCAGCGTTTATATTAAATGTATATGTTTGACCCGCTGTTAAGGTTAGTGTTGGGTTTGAACTACCATTTATTAAATAGTTTCCAAAACCATTATTGGTTACATTATATGTGTTAGGCGGTATTGTTGTAGTGGTTGTTGTAGGAGCAGCTGTTGTGGTTGTTGTCGTAGTCGTCGTAGGAGCGGCCGTTGTGGTGGTGGTTGTTGTGGGCGCAGCTGTTGTTGTGGTGGTGGTCGGAGCGGCCGTGGTTGTTGTGGTAGCCGTAACTCCATCAACATAAGCTACCCAAACACCATTCTCTAAACGAACTGGTGGTATTAAAGCTTGACCATTTTTAATAAATACTTTACCATTTTTCATGTTATATCTATTTCAAAAAAAGGAATTTAGTTATGATTATGTAAAAACAATAGTTTAAAGTATAAAACTTTGAAGATAAATTATGGCATTCCACCATCTATAATAAAGTATTTGAGAGTCATTGTTGGGGTAGTATTTGAAGAGCCTAATAGTTCATTAGCATTCAAATTAATTCTTAATTTATCATTAACGACTGGCTTTAAATTCCCGTCAGTACCATTTACAAAAACCAGATTATTAGTTCCACTAGTTGCTACATCCACCTCAATATTCAAGGCATTGGTAGCTGTACCACTTAAATCACCAACAAATGATGTGCTAGAGACACTAGTTAATCCTGATACAGAAGTGGCGATTCCGCCAAGACTAACTAATGTTGAACCAATTGTAAAAGAACTATTAACTAATTGAGAATTATCAACGCCACTAGCTTTGATACTAACGGCGCCAGAAGAAACACTAAAATCTCCACTATCAAAACTAGCTATACCTTTAGCTGAAGTCGTGGCATCTTGTACCGAAGCTGATGTTACTCCTGTTACTCGCCCATAAGAGTCTCTTGTAACACTCTGTATAAAACTGGTACCAGCTGAACCACTACCGTCTGTTTGACTCACAGTATCAAGATCGATACTATCAGCATTAACAACTATACGACCAGCTGTACCAACAGCATCTATAGTATTACCATTCTTTGTTAGACCAGCACCAGCAGTTATTTGACCGGCACCAGAGAATTGAGCAAAGGCTAGACCCGTTGTTCCAAGAGTGATAGTATCATTCGTAGTCAATACCCATCCACTATCAGCATTAGCAGCACCTTCAGACACGAAAGTAAATAGCCCAGCAGTAACTTCAGAATCAGAATCAGCATCAGATGCTCTGCTCCAAGATCCAACAGCTACTGTATAGATACCGTTTTGGCTAGCTGTGCTTTGGTTTTTCACTAATACCCTGTCACCAGCTGCAACAGCAACCCCGTCGATAGTTTGTGTCCCAGATAGAGTTATGCTAGCTGTGGTGGCAGCCCGAACACTTTGTTTAACATCAAGACCCATTCGCGCAGCATCAACATAGGCCTTTGTAGCAGCATCTTGAGCACTAACTGGGTCTGCCAAGCTAGTAATCTTAAAGCTATTAAAGGATACGTCACTTGTAGGAACAGCCATTTGATCTAAACGATTAGTTCTTACGGAGGTATTAAAGTCATTAATGTTACTAGCAACTAGACCACTTCCACTAACAGTAAGATCACCATTAACAATAACCCCACTCATTGTTGGATTATTTGCAAATACTAATGCTCCTGTTCCCGTTTCATCGCTAATAACCCCGGCTAGTTCAGACGAAGTTGTAGACGATAGTGAACTTAGTTTATTACTAGTATAAACTACCGTTCCGCCTGCTCCGAAAGCAACAGAACTAGAATCTGTACCAGTAAATGTTAAAGTATTATTAGCAGTAAGAGTTTTTCCATCAGCAACAGTTAATGTCGATCCAGTTGCTGGAGCAGTAATAGTAAGCTTATTTACAGTAGTAGCACTGGCTGCGCCTAAGGTTGGACTAACTAATGTTGGACTATCAGAAAATACTAGATTCCCGGATCCTGTTTCATCTGTTACTAAGGCTCTTAAATTACTACTACTTGAGGTAGTTAAAAAAGTTCTAGCGTCTGATGGTAAATCAGTAATATCTGCTAGTTGGATAGTAGGATCAGTTAAGGTAATAGTATAGTTACCACTATTTTGAGTAAGAGAGATACCACTTCCTGCTGTTAAGGCACTACTAATAGTAAGAGTATTAGTTCCACTGCTATATATAATGTCAACACCACTACCACCAACAATACTTGTACTAACAGCATTATCAATAAGAGTATTAACGCCACTAGCAAAGTTAGTAATTAAAGATGTTGTTATACCAGTAACACTAATTGTATGATTTCCTGCAACATTCGAAATATCTATACCAGTACCTTGAACCAGACTCTTAACACCTAATAGTCCACTTACTGCGGTATTAAAATCTGTAATATCTGTAGATTGTATTGTTGGATCACTAAGAGATACAGTCAAAGTACCAGAAGGATCGTTGTAGTTGACACTAATTCCACTACCAGCAGTTACCATAGCGCCAATAATATCCTGAACGCTTTCAGTATCTAGAGAAGAATTAATTGTTAACGTATTACTAGCATCATTATATGATGTGGTAATACCTGAACCAGCAACAATTAAAGAAGCAACCCTATCGTCTACCAACTCATCAAGTTCTGATGGTAATATATTAGCAAAAGCTAAACTGCCCCATAAACTGGTTCCATCGCCTATCTTAAATTTCTTTAATATTGTATCATATCCAACTTCACCCATAGCTAATGGACTAATAGAAGCTGACCACTCAGCAGAGGTGCCTCTTCTAAGTTGAATAGTAGTTAATGCTGGCATAATTTTTCTCCTTTATTTATGGCGTACCGCAGTCGAATATATAAGAATCTAAATATTCATCAAGTCCACTTATTCTGGAAACAGGTAAGTTGCCAGCTAAACTCTCTAAAGTTAAATTGTATGGTAGAACATATTGAATAATACCATTAGTATTAATAATTTCCAAATTATATGTATCATATTGCTCTATAACAACACTTCCCAAATCAGATTCTGAAAAAGTATCAATAACTAAGATATAGTTTTTTTTATCTGAGCTTTCTACTGTTGTTATAGATTGTTGGGATAAAGCCATTTAAAATTTTCTTAAAAGTATTATGGACAAAATTATAAATTTATATAGTATCATACACCTCATTGACAGTTAATTTCAGATATTATCTTACTGTTTCTTTTTACTATAGTAATAGTGCCATAAAGTATTCTAGAAATTTCTTTGCCTCCTCCAATATATAAATCAGTATCAGACCTTAATTCCAAATCATATTTTGCTAAAGTAAAATTAAATGTATTAGTTATAGTTGCCGGTAACATTAAAGTAATCTTACCATCTACTCCACCAATAGTAAATCTATATAAACTGGGATCAGTGTTTTCTGTAGAAAATACCTGAATTTGACCGGTGTTGGTGGTCCATATTAGTCTTGAGCAATAGCCCGTGATATCTATTGGATTTTTTTTATCATCTTTATATGTGAGAGCAATTCTAAAAGACGTGCCTTGTTCTATAGAAAAATCGTATTTACTTGCTGCCATAGTTATATCCAGTAGTTAATTATGAATAATAATATTATATACACCATAAAAAAAGGCCGGCCAGAAGGCCAGCCTTTTCTTTTGGAACAACAACACAGCTTTAAATCAAAGAGAGCCGAGTACTACTCTTCTGTTATCTAGAACAGCAAAGCCTTGCTCACTCCAGCCGTAAAAGCCAGCTCGCTTCTGACGATGAAGGGTATCATCTTCAAAAATCTGAACTTCTTGACGAACTGGCATAATGAAACTGTCTCTCTTACGAAGATCAAGACCAACAACGACTTCAGTATCGCCACCGGGCAATGTGCCGCTAAGAACATTGTCATAGAACTCTTGATATTCTTGACCTTCGCCAAGTTCATCAAGATCATGTAGGTTAATACCGAAAACTCTGTTGAGAGTACCATCAGCAGCGGTATAAATCTCACGACGAGTAATCTCGTCAACCTGATCAATACCCCAGTTTCTGATATCTTCCATTGCTTCTGGAGAAACATAGAGATCAGTGAGGATGCCTCTGTTATTACTAGCAGAGTTACCTCCACCATTTCTACGCATTACAGTTTTCATAAGAGAAACTAATCTCTTTGTAAACTGACCAGCAGCAGCATCGCTATCATAAACAACAATATTACGATCAACGCCAGCAGCCAATAGTGTGTGCCAGCCGTCGTCGTTCATCTTCTTAACAAACTGGGCCTCTAGGACTTCCATTGCTCTGCCAACAACGTCCCAGCGGGCATCACGAGCATATTTGAGAAGATAATCAATGCTAGCGCCAATATCATATGTTGGCACCATCACGTAATCACCCTCGACATGACGCTCTGGAATATAACCGTGGTTTGGAATTGTATAAGCAACAAAGTCTTTCTCAGTACCAGGAGCTAAAAAGTCTAATGGAAATTCTGGAGTAGCACTTTGAGCTAACTTGATTGGCTCAAAAATACCATTCAGAATATCTCCATTAAGGAGAGCCTGACGTAGAGGAAGCTCTAGTGCTTTAGCAAACTCTCTATTTGCTGATAAAGACTGATCTTTTTCAGCAGAGCCGCTGCGCACTAAAAGTTCTGTAAGTTCTGATGTCGGTTCAAATCTAGTATTTGCCATTATTTTTATCTCCTAGTTTCAGGTAATATTGATGTCTACTTTAACGTAACCTTCGGTATCTTTACTACTCAAGAAGGTGCCAACTTTAACACTATTGGTTGAAACGGTAGTAAATTTTCCGTCAGTACCATAGTAAGCAGCATTGCCAGCAGCTGGGGTTTGACCAGTAACAATCATGTCTGTACTGACCTGACCTCTACGGAGAATTGACACCTTGCCGCCAACTTGAGTCTCGTCTTTGTGCCAATTGATGTGCTGTCTTGTTAGATCAAGATTCACAACGTCGTTTAGTAAAACACCAGCTGGTACAGTACCAGATGGACCACTTGTTGGATAACGTACAACAGCATCAGCATCGTCCATAGCCGATCCAACGCCGCCAGTACTAAACACAACAATGCCACCTCTGTCGCCGGTCGTATTCATGAAGTAGGAAATATCTGTGAAACTTTCAACGCGATCTGCTTTTAAAGCCATGTTCATTCTCCCTTATTAAGTTGTGGTTTGCCTAGTCTAGAATATACAAAATCTATTAGTGATGCTCTAGTATTTTGTACTTCCGAGTCATCTTCACTACCAACACTGAGATCAACACCTGGTTCAACTTCAGCGTTTTCTAAAACATCTTCTATAACAGCGGAGCCAGTTTTCTCTTCAGAAGCCTCAGTGGTTGATTCAGTTGTTACTTCGCTAGTAGCAACTGGTTTAATCCACTCTGGCATATGAGAGAGTACCAAAGATTTAATTGTAGCAAATGCCTCGTCATCTAGTGTTTCGAATTTGCTCACCGTAGCTTCTGCTACAGTAGAATCTACACCAGCTTGAACAAGTTCAGAAACTCTACTCATAATTTTAGCCTGTTTGATCATTTCGACTTCTTTAGTCTTATATGCATCAATGACCTCACTCGTGGCAGAAAGTTCGTTCTTAAGTGTTTCGATTTCTAAATCTTTAGCCTTAACCACTTCTTCATGAACGGTCTGTAATGATTGTAGTTCATTAGCTTTACCCGCTTCAGCAGAAGCTACGTCATATTGCATCTTATTCTTATATTCTTCTAAGAATTTATCTTTTTCGGCCATTTCTTTATCTTTCATGTTCATATCTTCTTGATATTTTTTCATAGCCGATTCTGTTTCAAGCATCTTGGTCTCTAGCTCATTAATACGACTATAGGCTTCTTTTACAATAGTTCCACAATCGCTCATGGCTTCGACCTTTTCTTTCAGTGATTGAATATCTTTTTCTAAACTCATTTTATCTGTCTCCTGGTTAAGGGATTCTGTTATACTAGATACACTATTATTATCAAAATGGACATTTTTTTTGGTTAATATTTTTTTAGTCACATCTATATCAAAAATTATACTCTCCGGATTTGCTGGTTTATTAACAAAACCCTTGCCAGAAAAATTAATATTTCTTAATACTCTACCAACTTTATAGTTATCATATTCTCCAAGCCCACCATAAGCTCTTAGATGTTTACTTAAGTATGAAGTCTTATCATCTCTTGTTAATATTTTATATTCTCCAGTACTCTTATCAACTAAACCATAATCAAAATTATCAAAAAAACATTCCATACTAACATACTTTTGTCCTGCCTCAATTTCTTTAATTAAATTTTCTGATCTATCTCTAAGTTCTGGTGATGTAAAATTGCGATATATTACAGATCCGGTTACGATATGAAATTTATCTGGTAGCTCATTAATATCCATATTCTCTGCCAATGTGATACCATCCATATCAATTGGCCAATTAGAAATAATATGTCCTACAATCTGATCTTCATCATGTTCTAAGTTTGTGGGCTTATCTTCTGGAGTATATCTTGCTGCCCAAACTTCTTTTTTATCAAAAATATCATCATTCTTATTCCAAGAAGATGAAACTAAAATTGATTGAACATAGTAGAGATCCTCATCATCAAAACTACTTATTGTTTTATTATCTGTTAAATTAGCCTTGGCAAAGCTTATATCTTTTTTTGTGCAGAGTAAAGCTTCTGTGGAATAAGCCAGTGTTGTATTGGCTAAGATTTTATCAGCTATGTTAGCTTTATACTCATCTTGATATATATGCATAGTTAAATCTCTAGTGTTGTATGAATTGTTGAATAATACATTGACTTAACAGTTTTTTGTTCGTCCGTGGTCAATGGTCTATTCAAATCATTCGATATAGACCTTAACCAATACTCATACCCCGATATGGTACTTTTGTCTTGATTTATGGAAGCTTTAATATTAAGACTAATTTGATTATCATCGATATTAGAGTATGGCTTAATAGAAAATAGCACTTGAGTTTTTAAATTTTCTAAGTATTTACTTTCTTCATTAGACAAAGATCTTAGATTTTTCTTTTCAAAGAATTCTAAAATAAGTGGATTTATGATATCACTAATTTTATCTTGAGCTTGTTGCGCCCAAACATTTAGGGTAGCGCCTGTACGGGGTTTAAATGTTTTTTCTTTTCGTTTCTCTGAGTCTTTTGAGTTTTTGGGTCTACCCTGACCTGGAACACCAGGTAAAGATTCTTGCAAATCTTTTACCAACTTCGTTGTGGGGCCACCGGAAGGTGGTGCTCCAATTGGCTTAGGGGCCGTCTCAAGTTTAAGGTCATATAAAGTTTTTTCTCCCTTTTTCTTTGAGTCAAGTTCTAGACCAACTTGGCTAGGTGTAGCTACGCCAGTTTGTAGTACTATTTTCTTAAGACTATTATCAAACTGAGGATCGTACCATGGACCTGCTTTTTGAGTTCTTCTCTGTGACGATCTCTCTCTGTCTTCACGATTAATTCTGGTTTTCTCAATATCTGGATCACAACCAAATCTAGTTTGAATAAATTCATCACTAATTAAATTACGATCAACCAACTGTATTAATAATGCTTTTTCAGTATCTTCATTACTCAAATCCATTGTATCAAATTCTAATTTGGCTGGATATGTGAATCCCATAGCCTTCTGAACAATTTCAATTTCTTTTGTCCAAAAATCCAAAAGTATACTGCGACCATACTGAAGTCTTTGTGTTAATGTCTTTAGACTGATAAAATTATTGGTTGTTCCGGCTGCTCCATATGTACCAGTTAGTGTTGGGGGAATACCTAACCCAGCATAAATACTATTTAAGTGAGGGGTGTATTTACCTTCTCCAAGAAACTGATGTACTTGTGTTTTACTTTCTATTAACTCAATATCTGGACCCCAAATTAAATCCATTGTTCCGCCACCAACATTATTTTGTAGTATACTAGATAATTTAGAAGCTGCCGCTTTTGTAGGAGCTATCTTGTGCTCTAAACTTCCTAGTTTAAAAATACGAAGATTAGAAATGGCTCCATCAAGAGCTGCTAAGTCTGCTAACTTAAGCTTTTCAATAATATTAATATCATCCATAATGGCATAAATCATGGGATAAGCCCATATCTGCCAGTCATCTTTTTTATAGTGAAAGACTAAAGTCTTATCAGCATTTAATAGATATGAGGTTTTATTTTTAGCTGCTTGAAGAATATCATCTGGTAATTGAGAAATTATATTTCTTTCCAAATCATTTTTAGGACTGTTGATAGTTTTACGTAATTGTCCGGGAAGAGCTATCTCATAAATTCTTTTACCAACAAAAGAAGATAAACTATCTCCAACAACATCAACATAGAAAGGATCGATAAAAGTATATCTCCATGGAATTTCTTTTTTTTCTACGATCAACTCGTCTTCAGATAAAATAATATCCGCTTTACCAGATGCCTTGTATAGATTATCTGCAACCTTTTTAGTAATTTTTGCTGTTTGTCTATTTATCACAACATTACCAACACGATAAATATTATTTAAAAATCTTTCTGATCTTTCTTGTCCACGCACTTTATTAAACCAATTACGATAAAATCTTTCAATTCTTTTATTTCTATGTACTAGTCTAATACCTTGACTAGCAAAATCTCCCATGAGATCAATAACGTTTTTTACCAAACCCACCCTCTGATATACAACATCAGCAGTTCTGATAACATTCTTGATTTGTTGGGGTACAGATTCACTTGGTCTAAAATAGTCATAATCCGATCTTGTTAATCCTGGCCTACCAGATGTGTCTCCTGATAGATTAGAAAAATCCCTACTATACCTAGCATAACCCGTAGTTTTCTGGATACCGCTATACTCATCTAAAGAAGCTGATGATTCATTTAGTGCGTTTTTCTTAGATTCTAGATCGTCCCCCCATGTTACATAAGCTTCTAATTTTTCATTATTGGGCTGGGCATCAGGAATCGCGTTATTTTTTGTTCGTTTTCTAGCCATAATAGTATTGTATTCCCATTGTAATGGTATTATTCAATTTATACTTATAATACACTATTTTTTATAAATACCAAGGTATAAATCTTCATTAGCAGCTTCTGTAAACCAAGATGGTCCTCTGTATAAGATTTTCTCTTTGCTTAAAGAGGAATTCTTGGTTGAACCGATTACGTCATAAGTAATTGGGGTATCAGCTCTGATAAGAGATCTTGCTAAAGTATTAGCTATAACTAGTGCGCTATATCGGTCTTTTCGTAATCTTCCTCTTCTGCCGTTAGATCCTTTAATTTCTGGAGTATCCCATCTTTCTCTAGCTCCAGAACTATTGCTAGTTTGTGTCATGACTATAGTAGTTAATTCATTTTTAAGCTCTTCGATTTCCAATATGCACTCACTTACAGTATCATAAATAGGGTCTAAATTAGTAGATAAAATATCTTGTGATTCATTAGCTAGAGCTAGTCCAAGAGTTAAATTATCGAACGTTGGGAATAATAATACTTTATCCTCAAAGTCTTTTCTGAGACCATGATTAGCATGGCTTGTCCACTCGGCCCTAGCAAACTGAACAAGTTCTAGTATATGTAGTCCTGGTTTACTGTCTGTGTCTTTATCTTTAGCTTCGTTAATGATAGGCCAAATTGGAATCTCATCTGCATTAATTTTTGTAGTATCATGTAAAGCTTCTTCAATAGCTACTCCTCCACCCTGAGCGTCAAGGCCTATTCGCTCACAAGGAAATACTTTCATTAGATTGCGAATTTTTCTAGCGCAAAATCCATAAAAATCATTCTCATTGACTAAGCCAGTTTGCTGCCTCTGTTTAAAATTAGCTCGATTGGTGGTCCAGCAATATACTATCCTAGTATGATTAGGATGAATTTCTAAAATAATAATACTAAAATTATCTTGTTCACTAGCAGGGTCAATTCCATAAATATATTTTCTATTAGGATCTCCAACCACCTTAGCATCAAAAATAATAGGTTGATTATTAATTAATATAGGATTTTTAACATCAGAGACACAGCTTTCTATTAAACTCCTGCGAAAAAAACCACTACTATCTTTAGTAAAACATGCGGCATATTCCATATTATATATACCACTATGAATGGTAGCTTTAGCTCTAGCCACCTGTCTATCATCCATAAATCCCTTAGGAATAAGCTCATAGGGCATTCTAACTATACTGTAGTCTTTCCAATTAAAATTTAATGGAACTTCTCCTTTGAAAAGATCAGCTAGTACTCTATCATCACCACGACTATGGATAATTGCTTTATATCTTTCCCAGTAAGAGGCAAAGTGCTTGAAAGAGTAGTCTGCTGTACCAGCAACAATAGCTTGATTGCTACGACGATATTGTAAATCCTCTAATTCTTCAGACCATATCCCTAGTTCTTTCATAAGATCTTTTTTAGCCTCTGCTTTAACATTACCAATAGGATCAGCAGATACAGCAGCGAAACCTGAGACTACTGTTTCATAAACTTCTGGAGATATGGAAGCAAATTCGTCAGCAATAATAATGTGCGCTCTTAAACCTCTAATTTTGCTACCGTCACCAAGAGGAATAGCAATAGTCCAACTATCTCCATATCTCATAGTACATCTATCAACATCTCTTCTAGGACCATCATCATTACCATTGAAAATCGTTCTCATAATAGATGATTTTCGCCATATATTTTCCATATATTCAAAAACCACTTTACTCTGTCTAAAAGCAGCGCCAACAACTACTATCTTAGTTCCTGGTACAAAAATACATTTTAAGGTACAATATAATGCTAATAAAAAAGATTTACCAAAACCACGACTAGCAATAAACATTGGAAATGGCCTATCCCAAAATTCTTGTATGATAGCTATCTGTATAGGATGTAATTCTATATCCATCAGTAGCTTTACTGTTGTACTAAAGTTAGCTGGGTCTCGCATAAGCTTGATTAAAAATCTATCAGGATTTTCTATGTCTTTTTGCGACCTATTAATCATTAAATTCTTAGGTAGAGATAGGATATTTGTATCTCCCAGCCCCAACCAAGCATTATCAAGTTGATTATAGTTTACCATTAGTATGCATCTCATTTACTCGTTTAATTATAGAAAATGCCATCTGTTCAGCTGCTGCTGGACGATCACAAAAGATGACATGTATATTATCTTTGATCTGTAATTCTGTTAAAAATTTTAAAATATACAGTGGTCTAATTTTAATTTTGGACCACATCTTAGGAGGAACATTAGAACCTTTAGGATAGTCTAAAACATCCTGTAAACTAAATTCTAACAAAATAAACTTATATAAATAGTTTGACATCCTTTCGATCTCATCCCTGAATCTTTGTTCTGAAATATTATTAGCTATTTCACTTACTGAATTCTTACGCTCAATACATAAGAAATTTTCGAGACCTTCAATTGAATAGTCTCCAGTATCAAGCTTTTTATGAATAGTATTACACTCAGCAAAAGCCCATGGTTTTTGTTCTCTAGTATCAACAACAATATTAAAACTATATTTACTATCCATAACAAAACTCTAATATTTCTACTGTTCTTTTTTTTACAACATTGTTAGAAAAGTTTAAAAAAGGAACAGGCATTATTTTATCAGATGATATATCTTTAATCATACTCTTAATGGTTTTTTGTATATTAATATTAAGTTTAAGTATATTAATCAGTATATTATTAGTTATAATAGATGACTTATAAATGGTAGATAACACAGCAACATTGGTTAAATATTCTAAATTTTTGTTTAGCTCTCCATATTGATAAATACAATAAGTGATTACAGACTCTATACTAGGAACTCTAAATAAAATACCATTATAAAGATATTCGATAGGTTCATTAGAATTATATAGTATATTAAATGGAGATAAATTACTAGGACTATAAATATTAAAATTGAATCTATTTAAATACTGAAACCTAATACGCTCGTTATTATAAACTATATGAGAAACCGACGGTATAGTATGTATAATACCAAGACAAACATTAAAAAATAAATCAGTATCGGCAACTATAGAACACTCATTAAACTTAGTAATATAGGAGAAAAATAGTTCTCTAGAATAGCTCAATAAATATAATGCTAGCGAAGCATCCATGCCAGATATGGCTGTATATTGATCATCATAGTTTATTAATGATGATGATAATATTAAATTATATAAATAGGCATTATTACTTGTTGTCATCATTTTTGTTTAATAAAAGTTTTAAGAAAAAAAGCTCGTAGTTTTCTTCATTGTTTTTAATTAGATCATGATGATATTTACACAGAGTAATACCATTGGATAAATGAAAACGTAAGCCTGGATAGTCTGCCCACTTTTTTATATGGTGAGCATTAAGTTTTTTATGCGGCTGTACACAATGAGGCCACTGACAACCATGATTGTCTCTTTCAAAAATACTTTTAATCCATTGTTTATATTGTCTATCATAATATCTACGAGTCATCTTCTAATACCGATTCATGATTAAGTATGGGTCTATCTAACTGACCATCCTGGTACGAATGTAAGTCATATAAAGTAGCTCTGGATTTATCAGTTGCCATTTTAAGAATCTCAAGCTGTCTACCTTCTTTTTCTCTTATCTCTTCTTCTTCTAGCATACGAATAAGTCCAGTCCAAGAGCTTTTACCGTCCTCAATTCTTTTAATACGCTGCTCTCTGGTAGCCTTAAGATCCTTACTAATTTTTTGTTGTTCTGATAATAATTTAGTATACTCATTTGTATAACTTGCTATACTATTCCTAGCAAAACTTAATTGAGTTTCCATATTAGCTAATCTAGCAATATCTCTTTGGTCTTCTGGTTTATCATATTCTTTATCGACTTGTTTTTGGAGCTTCTCCGTTTCTGCGATATGTCTTTTTCTTTCTTTCATACTTCGGTTAATTAGAATATCGATAGTAATAAATTGTTTGATTTGTAATTCTTCTGCTGGTAAAACGTCCTCACGGAACTGTTTAACTAAATTAACCCATGTATTTTCAAAATACTGTAATTCTCCAGTTTCTTTATCAAACTGCTTACATACTTCTTGCCAGAATGACTTGGATCGTAATTTAAGTTTTAGAATTTCGTTTTCGTGTTGCTCTCCTTTTGGGGGAAATGAATTTTCTGACTCTATATATTTTTTAATAGGATCAGGATTACGATTCAAAGAAGAAGCTATATCTTCCACAGTTTGCTGCTCTATATTCTCTCTGATATATTTTTCTTCTTCTAAACTTAGTTGTCCACGTTTTTTAGTCATGTTAGTCTTTTTTAAATTTAGGTAAAATATTATTTTTTATATAGTTCTGTAATTTGGTTTTATCGTTCTTAGAGATTTTAGTTCCATGTTTTAGCTTTAAATAAATCTCTCTATATTTGGTTGGTAAATTATCTTCTAAATAATCTATAATTTCTTGATTAGAAATAGATTCTATAAAATTATTATTAGATTGTTCAGGATCGTAATCCTCGATGTATCCTGGTTTCATTATATTTTTTTTACTATTATTACGCTTAAACCAAACCTTGTAAGCATTACAATTTAATTTATCCTTAAACTGTGCACAATCAGAACCTTCACTATTTGGTCTATATAATGGACAGGTAAGACACGGCTTGTCTGGTCTCTGGTAATTATCTCTTTTGTAATTAAATAAACGATTTCTTACATGTGTCCATAAGAAGTTTTCTAAAGGTCTAGAATAGTCATAATGGTCTAAACCCTCCAAAGCAAATATTGCTGCTTGCTGTCTCATATCATCAACGTCGTGATATCCAAACTTAAATTTATATACTAATTTTTTAGTAATAATCTCTAGTGTCTTTAGAAAATCCTCTTCAGAAACTTCTTTATTTATCTGTGGTTTCTTGTTTTGTTTTTTGCTCATCAAGTAATTCTGCTATAGTTTTATGTTCCTGATCATTATCCTGCTCTAAATCTTTTTCAATATTAACCTTAGAGGATGCTACAACCTTCATTGTTGATCCAACAACATTAAATTTAATATCTTTCATAAAAGCCTTGGGCGTGTTGCCTGTTAGAAAAAATGGTCTATAATATATCTATTATAGGTATAATTACACCAATGTAAAGGAAGTAACTAATAATGAACAAAACATATAAGAAATGGGACGATTCTGATTTGGACTTTATCAAGAATAATTATGATAAAATGACCGATAAAGAGATGTCAGAAACGATGGCTAAGATTTCTGGACAAAGTATTAGTATTAGTATGATACGACGACAAAGACGCAAGCTACAGCTTGGAAGAAAGCGTGGAAGACCTAAAACTAGCATCTAATCATTTGCTAAAGCTAATACTGCTTTATTTAAAATTGGTACAAAAATTCTACTATCTACTTTAGATGGATATGTGACTCCGTCTAATGCTTTTGTTGTATTAGTATTATTTCTTTCAATATTTTTTGTTTTTAATCTACTTTTTAAAATACTCGCATATAATATATTCATAAAATTATGGCTCCAATAAAATTGACATTACACTAGCATCATATACACATTCGCATTTTGAAGAATCATAGCGCTTATGGCGTCCAGTACACCACATCTGAATTGATAATGGACAATAACATTCGCAACTAACATCATCGAAAATTGGTTGATCTTTAGGACAATCGGATCTTTTCTTAAGGCATTCGCAATCACAACTACCAGGTTTTCTTGTTTGTGCAAATTTACAGGGTTCAGGACATGGTTTGCATGAGCAAGTATCCGTATCAAATTCTTGATCAGATGTACAAGACTCTGCTACACTATCTGGACATTCACAATCACAAGCATCTTTCATAATATAAGGATAACGCTCTGAGCATTTATCAGGACCAACATCGTATATACATTCACACTCACACTTAGCAGAATTAAATTGTGGTTTTCTTGGGTTGCCAGTACATCCAGGTCCACCATTAGCAACATCAAGATCACACTTACAGCTACAATCTTCTGGATGGTAATTTGGAGTAGGATTCTCTAAAAATGGTGCGCTGCTACAAGGATCTCCACCATCACATACTATAAGATCTTTTTCACATATGCATCTACAAAAATCAGCCCTAAATGTTTCATATGGTTGACAATCACCTGGTGATTTATCGCAAACGCATTCACACATATCATCATTTGGATCTTTCCATACCGGTTTATCTGGCGGACATCTCCAGGTAGCTGGAGGAACGGGCTTTAAGCAGTTGTCGAAACCAGCTCTCTGTGTCATAACTTTTTTATAGTCACAATTACACGGACCACAATCACTCCCGGCATGAGGATATTTGGAGTCTATACCCCTACAAAAAGCATTAGTAAAAACACACTTGCAACAATTTTCACTAGGATCAATATCATTGTATACATATCCAGAAGCATAGTTAGGAGGAACGCGCCCTCCCCCCCAGCCACTCTTCATGTCTTTTGTTGGACAACAATCTTGACTACAACATGTACCCATAGTTTATGTTTCTCTTATATCAGATAAAAAATCTTGGTCTATTAGAAACGCCTGTATTTTGAGTTTTAATTAAATTATTATTATCTATTGAAATATAGTTATTATCTATAATATGATTATTATTTATCAAATCAAATTGAACTTCTGAAACATTATTACCAGCAGCTATAACAGATACTGAGTCTATTGAAAAATTATTTTTTAATAGTGGTACTATATCTAATTGATTTATTTGTGTAATTGCCTTGGCATAGACACTAGGCTCATATTCTGTACCGCTCAGTTTACATCCTATAGTATGTTCTCCTGGGATATATCCATTGCCACCGTCTATAATTCGACAAACATCTATGCCAAATGAATTATTAATAGATATTAGGGCTCCAGAACCAGTGGAACTATTGTCTGTTGCCGTTGGTAAAGACGTAAAATTACAACCAGGATTAATTAATTGTGTACGTAAAATACTTCCTGTCCGATTGGTTTCTATAACTTGTACCAAACCAAAACAACCTGCAGCATTTACGTTATTGATAGTAAAAGTATCTCCTACTTTATAATTAACGCCCCCAGTAATTACGACAGTGCCTGAGCACAGCTGTAAGGGTGCTGAGAGAACACAGTTATCTGGTAATACTTCGCTCATCAACTCTGATCTGCGTAAGAAAAAGGTGCTATTTAATTTATATCCAGCACCTGATCCAAAAACATTAACATTTTGTACACTATATCCTATAGTATTATTAAAATAAGCATGAGAACTATTATGTTCTTTTATTTCATTATCCAGATCCGAAGAACTTATAGGAGAGCCTTGGTATATATTCCATAGTTCTTGATCAAATAAATATTTATTAGCTGTCAGCTTACCACTAGAAATAATATTAGAATTTAATACCTTGGTACTATTATTATATGTATATTCTACACAGGCTACTCTATCAGATGTATATTGACTAACAATAGCATTTGCATCATATATGATATGATAAAATTTAGTAATATTTTGTAACCATACTGTGTCGGTAAAGAATAAAATTTTTGAGGTATCATTATTAATTCTTAACAGAAGCACAGTTTCTGATGGTAGTCCTGGCTTAAAATCAGGAAAAACTAATCTCGTATCAAGAGTAAAATTATTACCATTATCATATACTGTGAATACATCGTCAGATAGACCATACATGGATAGTTTTGGTGGAATACTATTTAAATTGATAGGATTATATATATGATTCATTATTTATTATTTATTATTTTTAAGTTTAACTATTGCCAATTAGTCTATACTCAACTTCTATATCATCAGCTAATTCATATCCAAGACCACACACAGGAGTACAGTCTATGTATCCACCAGCCGCCATTGTCGAAGCCGTTTCGACCAGTTGCAGAGCAGCACTTCTTACTTTGGCTGGTAATTCTGCTTCAATTTCTGATGCAATACTATCCCTAGTCCTTTTAGCGTCGTCAAAAGGCCTAGTAGGTGCTCCGTTTTTATCAAAAAGGTCGGCATCCGCTCGTCTAGCTACAGTTTCTAAAAACCTAACTCCATCTGGCTCAAAACAATTTGGTTGTAGGAAACCTCCTGCATCTTTAGTATAATAACATGTACCACACATTAAAGTCGCTTTATGTTGTGAACAGTCATACTCGATACCATATCTGACACCCTTACCTCTATTACCAGCATAACTTACCCTAGCCCCTTTTAATGTATCTAATGCAAAAGTCCTACGCCCTATGCTAACGGTTCTATTAGCAGTAATGGTCTTTTCTTGTCTTACACAATTATTAGTAAACCAGTAAACATTCATAGATACTGTAATTACAATTCTTAAAGCTGCTGTTTCAAAAATATAGGGTGTTCCACATTGACTATTAAAATTAGGATTAACCAAATCATAAAATGCTTTTATTGCACTCTCGCTTCCTCCCATCCATTCCATACAAGCCCTAAGCATATCCTGTTGTAAATATTCTGCTTTGGACTGACCATCATGATTGTTTCTAAATGTTTGGTCATCCTGATCTCTTATGGCTGGATGTAATAGATTATCCATAGCCACAGTTCTACCATTGGATAATGTATTATCGGCGCACATCTGACAAGGAATGGGACCAACATCTGTAATTCCTATGAGCCGTGGCCCGCTGTTTCTTCTAATTGGAAGCCCATTAGCTATATCTTCAGGATTATATACAACAGTAGCTACTCCCGGAGCATTTCCATCTCTTATAACTTTGCATATAATGTTAGGCCCTTCACACTCTGGAGAGCCTTTTGAACAATCAACAACTTTTTTAGCTCTAGCAATTTCGACAGTTTTGTCACCACGTAAAAGATTATCGGCCATAGTACACCTTAAAATTTATAATGATAATACAATATTATCCATTACATACACCAAAAAAATAAACCGCACCAGTATTATTGATGCGGTTTAATCTTAGTTTCTAAGAATTATAGATTAAAAGAATATTATTCTTTATCTAACTCTTCGTCATTTTCTGGTACTGGCTGATTGGCCAATAACTTTCGTGACTTTTTAACTGCCCTATTAACCATAACTCTCCCAATCATATCAACAAATGGTAATCCTCTGCGAGTAGCCTCTTCTCTTAGCCAACCCACCACGGTATCAAGATTTTGTTCACACCAGTCATTACCCTTTTCATTCATGGTCAGGGCATGTCGTCTGCACGAACAACTATCGCTCATTTGAATACCAAGACTCTTGATCATGGTTGATAATACTGTTCCTGGCCCATATGGTTCTTCTTCCATAGTTTTAGGAAATAATGATCGTAATGTGGCGCTAGGATTATCTCCTAATAATTGAAGAACTCGTCTTTCTAAAAGTTCCTGATTCCAAAATCCATTAAGGTCTTCAAATGCCTGACCAGTATATAAATATAGTGGATTAGGAAATTGCTCTATCTGACCACTAATATATTTGCCCTTAACATCAATATTAAAAGCCACATTAAGAGTATCAGCAACTATAGCTTCTGGTCGTGTAACATTGCCGCTATTATCAGAAAATGGCGGCGGCAAAACATTTATTGTAGTATTAAGTTTCATAATTTTCCCTTTTTTTCTAGGATCAAAAAGATGACTAACCGGTTATTATTAATATAATATATTGTGGCCCAATGTCAAGTAAAGAAAGAATTATTATGAGCAAAATCATTGTTACCGGCGGAGCTGGCTATATAGGATCTCATGTTACTTATGATCTGTTAAATAAAAATTATAATGTTATAGTGTTAGATAATTTAAGTAATAGTTCAACTTTAAATCTGGATAATATTAGTAGAAAATTTATGCAGAAAATGTTTGTATATTACGGGGATTGTGAGAATATTGAAAGATTTGAGCCGCGCGATGTTAGTGGAATAATTCATTTTGCGGCATCTAAGAATGTGGGGGAAAGTGTGAGGGATCCTTTAAAGTATTATAATAATAATATTAATAGTTTATTAAGAGTGTTGGAATATGTTGAAAGATATAAAATACCGAATCTGATTTTTTCTAGTAGTTGCACAGTTTATGGGTGGCCTGATTCTGTTCCTGTGGGGGAAAATGAAAGTATTAAAAATAGTTCTAGTCCATATGGTCAAAGTAAAATTATATGTGAAAGAATATTAGAAGATTTTTATGCAAGAAATGGGTGGGTAAATATTGTGAGTTTAAGATATTTTAATCCCATAGGGGGTTACGATAGCATACCAATAGGGGAAAATCCACCAGGGGGCTATGAGAGTCTAATGAGTCGTTTAAATAGGTGGGTCTTTGGGTTGGATGATTTTAAAATATACGGAGACGACTATGATACGGAAGACGGCAGTGCAATCAGGGACTATTTGGATGTGGGGGATTTATCAAGATGTCATGTCAAATGCTTAGAATTTGTTATGCAGAAAGGTGGGTTTTATGATAAGTATAATGTGGGGACTGGGAGCGGAATATCTGTTAAACAATTAGTGAATAAATATCTGGAAGTTAATAGTATTAAGAATAAGGTGGTGGAAACTGGGCCAAGAAGGTTGGGCGATATTGATAAGATATATGCTAGTGGAAGTAAAATCAAAAGAGATATGGATTTTGAGTGCATCATACCATTGGAACATAGTTTAGAAAGCTCGTATACTTGGCACAAGTATCTGGTATCTAATAAGTTGATGGGCTAAGAAGGAAGTTTAGGTAATACATTTGATTTATAGTGAGCTTATTGTTTTTGGACCACCCGGCGCTTTTTGAGATTTATTCTCAATACCATCGAAAAACAGAAAAACCCCCCTACTTGTGGGGGAAGCTGGTAGCAAATGCCATGCCATATAAAATATTTCTTTTTCTAATTTTTTTTTGTTGCTTTGACGATACTATAATGTATAATCGGTGAAACGAAAGACAAAGAAAGAAAGAAAAGAGAAAGAAAATGATTACAGTAAGCAAAAATGGTAAGAATGTTGTCGGTTGCAAGATTGTTTGCACCTATCAGGGTGTCAAGGATCCTTCCCCCCTCAAAATTGAGGGTATCGTCAAGAGTCAACGTAAAATTGAGGGTAAGGGTAATCTGCTGGTCATTGAGACCGTAGACGGCTTCCGTTCCATTTACTTTGAAAAAGCTCAAGACGTTATGTTCTACAATGTCCGTCCGGCCTTTAAGAATACCGATGATGGATATGATGCCTTGAAAGATAATAGTCTGGTCAAGTATGGTGTCCGTCCTAGTCGCCGGTATCGGTAGACTAGGTTGAGGCGGCGAAAACTTGATAGAATGTTCAATAGAAAAAAGAGAATGAATATGAAAACGATGATGATTGCAGTAGGTGGTGTTTATGCTGATTACCAAATGATCGGTAAGGAAATTCAGATTGTTCGTGTGTATCGTAATGGTCATACGTTCACTGAGTCTGAAATGATCAATCATGCAAAGTTTACGATTCAAGCCGTAAATGATGGCTGGATGACGATTGGTAAGGGTAGCTCCCCTAGTAAGAGGGGGTGATCACCCGTACACTACTGTACAACGATTCGACATAAACCCTTGCTACCAAAGGACTTACAACGAAAACGCGCCCGCTTTTTTGACGTAAGTGCTTATGTACCAACGACTTACGTCGCATGAGCAAATATCGTGCCATAAAAAATATTTTTTTGCCATATTTTTTTTTCTTGCCAATCAAGATACAGAGTGTATAATGTCGATATAAAGAAAAAGAAAAGAGAGAATGAAAATGGAAAAAGCAATTTCAACAAACGATTTCATCAACAGCCTGCCTAGGATTGTTCAGAAGAAAGTATGGAAAGTAACCGATCAGAATGGTACGGTTGTTCAGTATGTTGGTGCTACCGATAATCGGAAAAGCACTGCACAAGATTACATTGACGACAAATATGTCGGACAATCCTTGACCCTGACGTTCTCGCACTTCAAGGGATTGATGACCCTCTAATAGAGGGGGTTGAAGAAAAGAAAAACTTTGGTAGAATACTAGAAGAAAGAAAAGAGAGAAAAAATGTTTGAAGTTGGTGAAAATGTTGTGGTGAATGATGATGGTCGTGAAATTTCTGGAAAAATTGTTTCCTATCATTACGATGAAGGTCATGTTTGGACTATCAAAACTGAATACCAAGATAGGGTCGATCAGTTCATTTATTTAGACTGCTACGAAAAAGAAAATGGTATCCTTGCGATATTGTAAGGAAACTTTTCTCTTGAAATTGAAAAACAGTTTGGTATAATACACGAACAAGAGAACGATAGACCCTAAGAGAGAAAAAGACAATGAAAACCAAGTTCCCCATCATCGAAAATGCCAAGCGTCAAGCCCGTATGATTTTCAAGGGTATTGCAATCCCTATGCTGGTCGAGATTCCCGATGATCGAATCACGGAAGATACCGATTACGTCTACGGTGTGGATGATCAGAAGCGTTACGTTGTGACCAAAAAGGTTCTCAAGTTCAATCGTACTGCCTTGAAGAATATCGGAAAGGTTCGCAAGGAAAAGGCCGATCCCCGCTATGTAGGGGGTGAGGATACCATGATCGTTCCGGTAGGTAAGCCCGGTAGCCGTGAACGTGTGGAAGAATTGGCAAGGCAGTATGCGGCCATCGCAGCCTGCGGTGAAGAAATCAGTCCGTTCAGCTTCAAGGGAGAAGATGAATGAACTATTGTATACTAGTGTACGATGTTATACTAGAGACTGAGCGATGGGTAAAGAGCACATATGTGCACTTGTATCCTAAACTCTACCTCCCCGTTTGGGTGGGTACTGAACGTGTGTATAGGCGCAAACGTAAAGCTTGACGTAAACCCTTACTGCTAAAGGACTTACGACGAGGGGGCGCCCGCATTTTTGACGTAAGTGCTTACGCCACAACGACTTACGTCGCATCTAGCAAATGTTGTGCCAATCACTATAAAATATTCTTGGAAAATTCCATATTTTTTTTTCTTGCAAACTAAAGAAACTTTGGTATAATGTCGATATAAGAAGTAAGACAGAAAGAAAGAAAAGAGAGAATGAAAATGGAAAAGACAATGAGTGTGAATGGTTTCATCGGTTCGCTTCCCAAAATTCGGAAGCGTAAAATTTGGCAAGTTATGATAGATGGGAAAGTTGTTCAGGGTGTGTCAGCTAGTGACAATAGGAAAGAAACTGCCGAAAGGTATATTTCCGAAAAGTATCCTAACCAAAACTTCACACTGGTTTTTCTGGAGTGGAGAATCTGAACCTTACGAAAATGTAAGGAAAGATTTTCTAGTCTAGGCTATTGACATTGGACGATAATACTGGTATAATGATAGAACAAGAAAGAAAAGGAATGAAAATGAGAAAGCCTCCTAAGATTGAGACTGTCAAGGGTAAAATCAATGGTTATGCCTACAAGTGTGGGTTTACCTATCATCCGAAAGAGGATGGAACGTTTGCTCTGTTCGACATTCACATGGGATACTACGTTTGTCGTGGTAGTCATGATCGGATTGTCCAATTTGTGATGGATGAATTGTGGGCAAAATATTATCGTTCACAACCGACCCCCGTATGAGGGGGTTGACGGCAGCAAAAAAGTCTGGTAGAATACTTGAAAGAGGAAAAGATGCAAAAAATTAAAGTTGGTGATGTGGTTCAAGTAGTCGATGGATATGGTAGTGTCCAGCAAATTGTCGGAAAGAATATCAAAATTCTACTTTCTGGCCGATACGATGATGGTAGCTGGTATACGTTTGATCAGATCGTATCTCATGCTGCTCTGAGCAAAAATAAAGGGAATTGACAGTCTCTCCTAATCCTCCGGATTTGGGTAAGGTGGGTATAGTCAGCCTAAAGTCAGAGCCCTTGACGAACCGATAACAATAGTATAGAATGGTGCAGAAGGAGCAAATTATGAGAATGATCGAATATCCGTTTGTGTGGGTTATGGGGGCTTTCCTTAAAGTTATGGAAACTCTCTGTGAAGTTTGGCAACGAATCAATGAGTATGAGAATATGAAGTCTAGGGGTTATACTCTTATGAAGAATGATAAGGGTGATGATTTCTGGGTCGGATACGGGGATTGACCACTTAAACAAAATGGAGATACAGGGATGTATCAGTTTGATTTTATCAGTGTTGCCTTTGGTTATATTTGCGGCATTATTCTTTATGCTAGTATGTCAAATATCATGTATATGGAGGAAAATGATGAAAATCAGTGATTATATTCTATTAGGGATGTGTTTTCTTCTAGGGTGTGGCTTGACGTATCTCCTTCACCAGTAAGGACTTACGTCGAGACCGGCCGGCCCGCCGTGTCCTAAGTGCTTATCCCACAACACTTTACGTCAACTAAAAGATTTTTCATCTTTGGCATGAAATTATATTCTGGAATTTCCCAAGTTGCTGCTTGACACTAGCCGATAATAAGTGTAGAATACCAACATCACGAACGGAAACCACCAAGGAACAGAATCATGCTGAACTTCGACGAGATCAATGCTATTCTGAATGACATGGCCGAAGCGGGTATTGTTGAGCCTATCGGTGACCCGAGCGTAGAAGTCAATTTTTGGGATTGGGCCGATGTTGTGGGTGTCATTGACGAATTTGTTCCCGAGGAGTATACTAATGCTTAGTGCAATTGCTTTTGTTGTGGGTTATGTCGGTTTGTTCTACGTTACTACCATTGTGAGGGATTGACCATGAGCTACGAGTATGACGATGTTGAAGATTTCTACGGCGAGTGCATGGACACCGACCTTTCTGATTATGAGGTTGAGGATGATTCGTTTGATGATAGTATGGATGGTGATGCTGAATCTGCGTTCGAGTCATGTGGATGGGGTTTGGACGAATCATATGGCTACTATGGTGACGACGGAGTAGAAGATTTCCACGCCGATGAGGCTGTAGGATTCGTAGACTATAACGAGGATGGGCCTTATGAAGATTGAGAGAGTTAGTAAGATGAAAAAGAAACCATTGACAGCACACCAGAAAGCGGTTATACTTATGAATCGTGAAGCTGTTCGTGCGATGAATCGTGTGAAGATGTTGGAACAGTTGTATCTTGAAACCATGAAAGCAAAGGAACTTGTTAAATGAAGTGCGTCGTTACACATACCGATACCTATGGTGGTGAAGCTAACTTTGGTTGGGTGAATCGTTATGAGTTCATTCCCAAGAAGAATGCTTCTCAGCGTAGTGTTGTTCGTAAGGCTAAGGCTCTGGCCGGTATGACAGCGGTCAAGTCTGAAACCTATGACTATGGCGACGGCTATACCGTTAAGCCTCGTGGCTATGCTCAAATCATCTTTGTTGATTTTGAGTAAACATCTCTCATCCCTCGTCGTAAACCCTTTGTGCGTAAGCACTTAGGGCCGACGGGGCGGGCCTCATTTGACGTAAGTCCTTATGCATCAACACTTTACGTCGATCCTTACAATCTTGTAAGATTCAAGATTACCCCTTGCAATTGACGATACTCTATAGTAGAATGACGTATACAAGAAAGGGAAGAAAATTTTTCTAAAGTTCCCGCTTGACAAATGACGATAATTAGTGTAGACTTGGCGTATGGATGTTGTGATCGATTTTCAATTTGAAAGGGTTTCTATGAACGATGTGATTTTGTTTGGTTCGATTCTTGCGGCTGTTGCCGCTGCTGTTGTGGGTTTCGTCTTCTATTCGGTCTATGGTGGATCGAAGGCTAGTTTGGCGAATGCTCAAGAGGGTCAAGTCTATAACTTTGTTTACGAGCAGCCGTTGCACGGAACGCATGAGCGTTTTCTTGCTAAGGTGATCGGTAAGCAGACGTTGACTGCTGACCAGATTGCGAGACTGAATCGCAAGAGTCGGTATCGTATCAATGATCCTGAGTTTATCCGTACCAGTAATCTGGTAACGTGTCGGACTGCGGATGGTAAGGTGCGTAATTTCTATGCAGAGCGTGTAACGAAGTGCCGAAAGCCGTTGCTGGCTGGTGCTTTGTTCAAGAGCGGGTTTGCTAACCTGTTCTAAAAACTAGCAGTCTCTGCCTACTAACTGACCAACCCCTAACCCTTTGGCACCAAAGGACTTAGGGCGAGGTCGGCCGGCCCGCGTCGTCGTAAGTCTTTATGCCCCAACACTTTACGACAATCTTTTATTCCTCAAGTTTTTCCTCTTGACAGGCCGATAATAGTAGTGTAGAATACAGGGAATCAAAAGGAGAAAAAGAAGATGTTTATGCTCGGTAAACCGTATGCTTTGAGAGATACTGTGACTCGCACTGTGGAAGGCGATATGATTAGGTTCAGCGGCTACAGTGTTGGTGGTCGTCCATTCTGTATTGCAACCAAACTCAGTGATGCTAACGAGTGGCTGAATGGTGGTTTGATTCAGAATTGCTTCCCGTATCTTGGTGCTGATGATCGTGAGATTCTCAAAACAGGGTTTGATGCTCAAGATTGGGAAGAGATGTTTGCAGGATCAGAGGAGGAGGAAGTATGAATACCGATACCTATATGGTAATGAAGGGTAATAAGATTGTGGGCTATGTGGAAGCATATAGCACTTATCATGCCCTGGCTATGGCCGAAAAGCTATACGGGAAGAATTTGATGCTTGAACGCATCTCTCGTGTTTGTCCCGCCTAACCCTACGGGGTCGGGCTGGATGGGTTTAGTCAGCCAATAGTCGGGGCTTGACAAAGAGTCTTTGATAGGGTAGAATTCAGAAACACTGGAGGATTTATGTTTGCTACTAAGTTTATGGATCATGCTGCTTATGCTCGCAAGGTCAAGAAAATGACCCATTCTGAGCTTTTGTTCACTATTAATGACTGTAAGGAAGTTTTAAAAGCATGGCCTGATCAATCCAATTATGGATACTATACGGATGAAATCTGCTATTGTGCAGATGAAATTAGGCGAAGAGGGCTTGACAAAGGAAAACTATAGGGTATATTTAAAAAACAAGCAGATGAGGGCCGCTGGCAGAATGATATCAAAGAAGCCACGGTTAAATGGCTGTCGAGTATGGCTCAACCCTATCTGCTTTACAATACAAAACTCGTGGGTCTATGCCTTGGACTAGGTTGGGTAACTCATTACGATAAGCCCCGCATGTCGCGGCAGCGATGGGGCTGATGGTGCTGGTTACGCACTAGATAGTAATGCCAATTTATGGGGGTCGCGTCCTCGCCACGTTTAATACAAAGGAGAAGAGATGACTAAAGATGAGGCAATCATTAAGGTTTTGAAGGTTTTGAAAAGTGCCATGATGGTTGTGTGTAAGCCCAATAAAGAAGAAGCATTGACTTTAGCAGAAGTTCATGGTATAACTGTTAGAGATTTGATCGAAGTTTGGGAAAAGATGGCAATGAGGATATAATAATGGAATGGATTAGTTTCTTTGATCGTAAACCAGAACATGGTCAAGGTATCTGGTATTATGGTGAGTATATTGGCGTGTGGGCTGGTGAGTATTCTTACTGTGAGAACGATCCTTTTAGTCCACACCGTATATTCTGTCATGAAGCTCCCGGTGTCGTAGATCGTATGGATGCCCCTTGGTGGCAGTCCGATGAGGGACAGACCAAACCGCCTCCACCAGAACAGCCTTACCCACCCGATTATCCTAGTGGTTGACATAAGTCCTTGCTGCTAAAGTACTTAGCTCAAGGGCGACCGGCCGGATTCGTCATAAGTCCTTATCTACAAAGACTTTACGTTTAGCCATATTTTTTCAAGATTATCTCTTGACTTGTCGATAATAGTAGTGTAAGATAGTGGTAACACGAAAGGGAATATGATGACTGTTGCTGAACTGATCGAAGAACTGAAGATGGTGCCACAGGATAGCATGGTGGTGATTCCTGGCTACGAGGGTGGTTACGACAACCCAAATATCTGTACTTCCACGCTTGTTGAAAACGACAACTGGGATGGACAAGAGAAGTTTTATTGGTATAATGGACGACACGCAGCATATTATAGCGATATGGTTGGAGATCAGCCTGTCAATTGCATTGTTATCGGGAGAGGAAAATGAAAAAGGTTGAACCACACGCTGAAGTACGGTTTCATTTGCTTAACGGTAAAAATTACCGGAAATGGCAAGTTAATGTTATGCAAGGAAAGAAAAGGGTTGACCAATTTTATGTCGATCCGACCGAATACCAGTTGGAGATGAGGGGCTGTAAGCTGGTCAATAAGGTTGCTCGGGCAAGGTATGTGAACAAAAAACAGAAGAAGAATGTGAGTGGGTGGGTGCAGTGTGAAGAAGTGATGATTCGCAAGGATTTTTATCCAACTTTGCCTATTGACAATCTTGAAAAGTTGTATTATAACCCAATCAAAGATATACATTGGCGTAGGGAAAGTGACGATGGACAGTTTGTGTGGGATGATAGTGAGTATGCTAGTCTGGTGACGGATGGGCGACAGGTGCATATTCTGGAAGAACACGAAGAAAATTTTGACAGCGTTTACGACATAGACCCTAAGTATACAGAAAGTTTTGGAATTTATGATCAAAATCGAAATGAGCGTGCGTGAGTCGTTGAACATGATTGCTAATGGTTGCAGTCTGGATATGTTCGAGAAGATTGTTTGTTCGTTGGAAGTGGCACTGGGTGTGAACCAGCGTCGTATGGTGACCATCACGGGCGGTATGACTCTGGATAACCGTATCCACTGCATCAAGGCTATCCGACTGCACACCGGATGGGGTCTCAAAGAGGCCAAAGATTGGAGTGATTATCTGGTTGGTGGCTGGAAGTACGACAAGTGGTATCCTGCCCCAGAGAACACCAAGCAGAGTATGACTCTGAAAACGCCAGAAGCGGCAGAGGCTTTGCTTCGTGAGTTGACCACCTTGGGTTGCGAGGGTTTTCTCTCTTGACCTAAAGCCTTGTCCCTAAAGAACTTAGGGCGAGGCGGGGCGGCCGAATTTGACGTAAGTCCTTACTACCAAACAACTTAGGACAAAATCAAAAATCTTTCAACAACGCTCAAGTTCGCCCTTGACAATGACGATACTATACTGTAGAATGAGAGTATCACAAGTCAAGACCCCACGACGATGCACAACATAAGAAACCATCACGACGGACTTGACAAGTGAGTATTAGTAGCGTATACTGATACCGTACGATTGAGTTAGTTTTACAATTACTTTGGAGGTTTTATATTATGAAGGCTTTTAGTTTCAACGTGACGATTGCTTCGGATGTTCTTGATACGGATGTGGTGGAAGATACGCTGCGTCAGGCTCTTGCTGATGGTCTGCCGAGCGAGACTCTTGCTCTCGTCAAGGCCGATGGCGTGAAGGAGTATAGTGAGCAGGGTTGGAAGGTTGCCCGTAACCGTAAGTTCGGGATCGGTGTCAAGGAGGCCGGTGACGGCCACAAGGCAACGAAGTCTGGTAAGGCAACAGCGGAAGCGGTTGCGTGATAGACTCTAAGGAGTTATAATGACTGCGAGCCTCCACAGGACGCTGTGGGGGCTTGCGGTATTGACGAGACGACTCCGTAGCTCAATTGGATAGAGCGAGCGGCTTCTATCCGCTAGGTTGGGGGTTCGAGTCCCTCCGGGGTTATTGTTGGGGGTGTAGATCAATTGGTTAGATCGTCGGCTTGTCAAGCCGAAGGTTGCGGGTTCGAGTCCCGTCACTCTCGTTTGTTGTAAACTCTTTGCCAGTAAAGACTTAGAGCAAAGCCGGGCGGCCCGCCGCGTCGTAAGTGCTTATGCCACAAGGGTTTGCATCAAAACATAATTTCTTCAAGATTATCTCTTGACACTCCGATACTAATGGTATACAATCCAGGTATCACTAGGAGAAAACGCTATGCAGTTCAGTAAGGGTAATGAGAAGTTGGGTGACGGTTGTTTGGTCGTGAGTCGTGCGGTGGGCGATACTTGTCCTCCATCTTGCGATTTCTTGGGCGACGGCTGTTATGCCGAAGCTACGGAAAATCTTTTCAAGAATAGTCGGGCTGTTGGTTTGCGAAATATCATTACAGACAAGAATCTGATTCGTGCTATGATTCTGGAAGCTATCAAGAAAAATGTTGCTATCCGCTATCACGAACGCGGAGATTTCATGAAAAACAATGAACTGGATATTGAATATGTCCAGAATATCGTGTGGGCTTGTGAGAGTATTCTTGCCGATGGTAAGACTCTCCCAGAGATGTGGGTCTATACTCATATCTACGATGAACGGATTATTACCATGCTTGGAAAGTATATGGTGGTATATGCTAGTGTTCATAATCGAGATCATAAAGAGGCAGCAAGTCGAGCGGGATTCAAATATTTCGCATGGTGTGACACTGCTAATGTCTACAGTACCAAAAAGCCAAGAGGAAAAGCTAAGATCGAAGCGTGGAGAAAATCTCTCCCCAAACTTGCTATTATCGACGATGAACGATATGTCACTTGTCCAGAAATGCGACGGGGCCGACAAGCTGGTGGTGTCACTTGCACCGGGACGAAAGATTCGATAGAATGTAATCTCTGCGTCAAGGGGCTTGCGAATGTTTTGTTTTTAAATCATTGAAAGGAATTGGTATGAGCTACGTTGGATTGTATGATGATGCAGGAAGTAAAAATGCTTTCTATATTATCAAAGATAAGAAGATTGGCCGGAAGCGTGTGGGCTTCAAAGAGTTTGAGAATAAACAAGAGGCCGAGTTTGCCCATCGGGTTCAAAAGCATCTGGCTCAATTTGATTTGGCCCCTATGGTATATGGGGATGTTGGTATGATTCGTAGACACGATGGGGAATTAACTGCTTATGGTTATTTGACCGAAGTTGCTAAACCTATGCCGGTGTGTCATGATGATGAAAATTGTGATGGTGAATGTTTTCAGAGTGAATGTAGTAATGGTACTACTATTTCTGAATTAGTTTATGACTTGAATGAACATGGACTAGACTATAACGATAGCCATAAGGGTAATTTTGGTTATGTTCGACGCAGGGGTTCATGGGTTCCGGTTGCTATCGACCTTGGGGTTGAAAGTTTCAGTTCATGGGTTGCAGATATTTATGGAGAGTTTGATTACGATGCTGATGATGACAACTATGTTGATAGTTATGGGGTTTGTAATTGTGTTCGCTGCCAACAATTTAGAGACAGGGGATAATAATGGCAAAGTATTATATCAAGTGTGGAACTCTAGAAATAATTTACTCTTGTAATAAATGTCCACGGGATGCTGCGATGGATGCTATCTGGGAAACAAATGAAAATGATACACTAGATGAGCATATCTATCTTGATGAACGTGGATATAGAGACTATAAAAATGCTGATGGACATACTTGTGTATTGCATACTACTCATATTCTAAAAGATGCAGGATGGAGTATCGAATAAGACTTTCCGCAAACCCTTACTGCGTAAGCACTTAGGGCGAGCGGGGCCGCCCGACTTTGACGTAAGTCCTTATTCCACAACACTTTAGAGTAAATTCAAAAATCTTCTAAAGTTTCCCTGCTGGATTGGTCGATAATATGGTATGGAAACGAAGAGAGAACCAAAAAGGAACGGACAGATGATCCAGTGGGTTGGGATTCTGATTGCTGTTTTAGGATTGGCTTATAATGGTGTAAAAGATTATCAAAAAGGTGATATAAAATTATCCAGACTTCCACAAAAACAAGTCTTGACAAAACCAGTCTACCCGATACAATATTGCTTAATGGGTTACGATCCTAATATTGACAAAGTTTTTTACTTACATGAAACCGGAATTTGGCATGATTACGCTCCACAACAACGACGATACCAGACCACGCCGCAACCATATCAAAATCAAGGTTCGTCCGCAGTGGCAGGTTCCTACGGGACACAAGGAACACCGTCACACCGTTATGGACAATCGCCCCAAGCGAACACGAACCCGATCCGCTGAAAATAGGCGGGCTTGCGATAGTGGGGAGTATTGATTATAATAGTTAGTAGGCTCCTGTAACTCAGTTGGTAGAGTGTTAGTTTTGTGAACTAAATGTCGCCGGATCGTACCCGGCCAGGAGCTCTCCGGGATGGTGAAATGGTATCACAAAAGATTTTGATTCTTTTTTTCTACGTTCAAGTCGTAGTCCCGGAACTTGATGTGAGGTAGCATAATGGTAATGCCCCAAACTGTTAATTTGGTCAATGTCAGTCCGACTCTGACCCTCACAGCTTATAATAAAATGGAATACAGGTAAATACTGGCTTGTTACGCAGCTTTGCTAAAGCTGTCCGGATAAACCCGGTGAAAGTTCGATTCTTTCGTATTCCGTTAGGTAGATTACTCAAGTGGACAACGAGGGCAGACTGTAAATCTGCTGGCTATCGCCTTCGCTGGTTCGAACCCAGCATCTACCACTAAGTTGTTGGTATGAAAGGACTTAGAACGAATGTGGCGGGCCGCGTTTGACGTAAGTGCTTACCCCATAACGACTTAGGATTTTTTAAAGGTTGGTCTTGACTCTTGTCGATACACAGAGTATGATTGAACAACACGGGGCGTAAGGTAAGCCGGTAGCATCCGTCACTCTTATAAGGTGATCATAGGTACGTTCGACTCGTACACGCCCTACTCGGAGGCTGATGTTTGGGTTATGATGGCTGGCCCTATAGTCTAACGGCTAGGACGACAGCCTTTCACGCTGTAGATTTGAGTTCGATTCTCAATAGGGTCATTTAATAATGTTTCATATTAGGCATGATGTTGGCGATATGGTATGGGTAGAAACTACAGAATATTCTGCTAGCAGAGCAAGAATTACTGGAACTAATGTCGATGGGTATTATGTTAATTTTATAGACAAGACATCTGAACAAGAATCTTGTGATAGCTATCCTGTTATGAGTCAAAGAGTTAAGCCTATTAACTATATAGGACTAGAAAAATAAAATTTTTCAACTCTGAATCCTTGACAAGCCAATAAGAGTATGGTAGACTGTTGGAACAAGAAAGGAAAGTGACGATGAAGAACCTTCGCATCTATGATATTTTGACTGAGGATGGTAAGACTCTGGCCGACATTCAACTGTCCATGCAAGAGGATTTTGATTGGGCTGATGTATTCGATAAGCTATATGATTTTACAACTGAGAATATTCAAAGTTATTCCTACGAAGAAATTACCGTAACCGAATAATACGGCGGGCCTTTAGCTCAATTGGCAGAGCAAGGAGCTTTTAACTCTTAGGTTCGGGGTTCGAGTCCCCGAGGGCCCACTTGACAATTGTTGTTAGTTAGTGTAGAATAGGGATAAGAAAAGGATTTGCTATGCGATATGAAGATTATGATGGATATAATTATAACTACGACGATCTCTTAAGAGAATACTGAGGATCTTGGTATAGATGAAGAACCTTGGATGCAAGATGCAGAAGAGGATGATGAAGTTCCGTCCTATGGAAAGAATTATTATCCAGGAATTTCGGAAGATGATGACGATTAATATCGTGGATGCTTCTAGGTGGGTCTAGACTATATATTCTTTATTTCTTTCTTAATTAGCTGTACGTTCGAATCGTACCATCCACTTTTATGTTTACCATTGATAGCCACAGAAAGACTAACGATGGTAAAGTAATTCAGGGTTCCTCTCACACATCTATTATACTGAATCATCAGTATAGAAATAAGATTATTATGGACGCAGTGAAGGACCTGCGTAACTATAATTTTGATAGCATTGCTTGTTGTGGTACTAGTGGATTAATGGTTGTTCCACAAATAGCTGAGGTACTAGATAAGCATATAGTAGTAGTTCGTAAACCAGATGATAAACGTTATTCAGTTTTTGATATAGAAGGAGTAGCACCTTATCATTATATTATTGTTGATGATCTTACTTGTTCAGGAACCACTGTAAAACTAATTCAGAATACTCTACACAATGAATGTCCACGCTCTATATGCGTGGGAGCTTACTTCTACTTACCAGATGAATGTAATTATTTTGGTAAAGAAGGCTCTAAGCTCTTTAAACGGGACTTCGGCTTCCCTGCTCTAAACTCCTTTCCACAAAGGACTTAGGGCAAAGCCGCCCGGCCCCGGTCGCCGTAAGTCCTTATCTACCAACCACTTACGACGAAAAGAATTTTTCCAAAGTTTTCGCTTGACAGTGACGATAACATACTGTAGAATGCTAGCATAGGAACGATTGAAAAACACTAAGAGGATATGAAAATGGCTCATGCAGTTGAACAGATGATGTTTGTTGGTGCGACCCCGTGGCACGGTCTGGGTAATGAACTCGACCAAGCTCCCACGATTTCGGAAGCAATCACTGCTGCTGGTTTGGATTGGGAAGTCGGCTTGAAGGATTTGGTCACGACTGACGGCCAGCCCGTCCCGGCTCGTGCTACCTACCGAAAGACTGACGATAGCATTTTGGGCGTTGTCGGCCCACGGTATACTCCCCTGCAAAACAGCGAGGCATTCGATTGGTTCCAGCCGTTTCTCGACGCTGGTGAGTGCAATCTGCATACTGCGGGTTCTCTCCACAGTGGTCAGAAGGTGTGGGTGCTTGCCCAGTTGAATCGGAGCAATAGCGAAATCGTGAAGGGTGACGAGGTTGGGAAGTTTATTCTCCTCAGCAACTCGCACGATGGCACGACCGCTATCCGGGTTGGCTATACGCCGATTCGGGTTGTGTGTGCAAACACAATGGCAATGGCCCATAGCAAGAGTAGTGGTTCCAAGCTGATTCGGATTCGTCACACACGTTCCAGCAAGACCAATCTGGAAAATGTGCGAGATATCATGGACAACATCAACATGGAGTTTGAAGCGACTGCGGAGCAATTCAGGTTCCTCGCGTCAAAGAACTTCAATCAGGCCGACGTTCGTCGCTATGTCAAGGTGATGCTCGACATCGACGGTACGCCGGACGATCAGATCAAGACTCGTACCCGTAATATTATGGACGAGATTTTGAATCTGGTCGAAGGCCCGAAGCAGAGTGCTACGGGCGTGAGAGGCACATGGTGGGCCGCAATGAACGGATATAATGAGTATCTAAATTATCACAAGGGTCGCACCGAAGACAATCGGCTCGACAGCCTGTGGTTCGGACTGAACGCGAACGACAATGTCAAGGCTTTGGAAAAAGCTATGCAGTTCGCCCAAGCACTGTAATCCCTCGTCATGGGGGTTGACACGGGAGCCGCCACTCAGCAATGGGTGGCGGTTCTTTTTATTTCTAGGCCACTTGACGTAAACCCTTATCAGCAAAGGACTTACGACAAGGCGGGCCGGCCGAATTTTCTCTAAGTTATTTGGTACCAACGACTTACGTCAATTTAGTCAAAGAATCTCATAAGATGTGTGTTGTCAATGGGTTAGGATACCGATATACTGTATATGGACGTAAAGTGTTTGGTGGCAAGGGTTTAGGTTAAAATAGTAATAGAATTATAATAATGGGTTGTATATTTTTCAAGCCCGAATTTGTATCGCCTAATCCCGCCGGATTGCTGACGTTGCTGATAGTCAGCGAGAATGGTGGCTATAATAACATGAGTCACTGTTTGTAAGTTCTTATGAGCCAACCACTTGCGTACAGTCTTAGAGTGTGGTATACTAGAGAGTGTAACAACGATAGTAACAAAGATGATGATTGTTGAGACTAATTCTCAATAGATAAAGAAGGTTAGATATTGTTATCTAATCTCATAGTCAGGCCAAACCGGGAGCCCTTGTGATGCAGAAGGAAAGATTATTGTGACCGATAATAATAGGCCAGATATTACTAGTGTCTATTGCAGTAGACTTTTGGATGACATGGACTTTGATACTCTTTACAATTTTGCTTATGATATGTTGAGGGATAATAAGAGTGGGTTGACTAATAAAATGTTGGAAGACCAGATTGCTGATTACTACCCTGATATTCTGGAGAACTAAATGATTACTGTTAATGAGTCTAATAGAGTAACTTTGATTGAAGATTATGTTGAGCTTATTATTAATGAGCTTACTGATAGTGAGATTAAAAGTCTTCTTACTGATTATATTTATGATGAAAAAAGCAAAATGAGTAATGTTGCTCTAATTGCTGAGATTAATGATACTTATCCTTCTTTGCTGGAAAATTAATATGAACTATTTTATTGAAAAACATGATATGGAAATGATTCTAGATGCTCTGGAACTCTTGAGCGACAGTATTAAAAACAGAAAAATGTTTGGTCTACCAGATATCTATCCTTACTCTGAAGAAGATGTGGACGGATTATTTCAAAGTTTTGACAACTCTAGTATAGCCATCTATCCTGACTCTGAATAAGATTAGTGTATTATAATATGTCCTTACGGGAGATGTATTATGATACTCTTGCAAAGTCCAAGAAACTTCTGGCATATAACCATACTATTCTTGTGGATTACTTTTCTTTTGATGTATTCTTAATTCTGGAGAACTAATGGAAATTGATATTACAAAGCAAGAAGCATGGAAGCTAATAGATGCTGTTAAAGCATATATGAAGGATTATACTGTTACCGGAACTGTTCATAAAACTTTTGATAGTATCTCTAAAAAACTCAAAGAAGTAATTAAGGGGGAATAAATGACTTATGTTTTCATGATGGTCTCCCTTTTCTGTATTATTTTAATATGTTATATGACACTATATGAGAGTAAATAAAATATGCCACTAAGAGACTTTAGAAATGTTGAATATTATCGTATTAAAAATGATAATACCTGGGATACTCAGATGGTTTTAGTTCCTTATGAAATTCCTTATGAAAATTGTATTGACTATATCTGGTATCAGATGTCTGATTTGAATCTAACAGATAATATCAAAACTATTGCTATTTGTAATTTTCCAGAGTCAATAATTACTACCGATTGAGATGGTTTGATTTAATAGTCTAGTCCTGTAATATCCACTCATTGACCAGTAGTCGCCCATCGGATATAATACCAATATGGTAGACATGGTCATGTTAGTTATGCAAGGGAGAACTTAAATGGATTACAGTCTTATCTTTGATTTATATTATCTTACTCTAATAAACCCATCTCTCATAAAAATAAACTACGAGGAAGCAAGAGAGTGGGTCTAATCTATTGTATCGTGAGTCTTATTCTAGTCAACAAGAAATTTTTTGAGGAAAACCATGATAGTGTTGCTTCTTGTTCTGGTACTACTTGGGGACTAAAAGGGTGTATTGTATAGTATATCATCCCCGGTCCTGCACTAATTATATGTCTCTATTTGAAGTTGTCAAGCCAACAAACTCTATAACAAAAAGGCCATTAGGATGAATTCTTATAAAACAAAAACCAAACCGCAGAAGCACCAGGAGGAGACAATGAAAAAAGACCCTTTGAGCATCGAGGCTGATGGTCTGGTGTGCGATCTTTTAATGAAGACTATCGGTCGCCCCAAGAACTTAATAACGTGCAGAGCGATCAACCTGTGGGATAACCGATATCGTATCAATGTTTATACTAAATATATAGTAGATGGTATTGATAGTAGAAAGATATCATATAGTTGTTTTGCTAAACTTGACGATAACGAACTGACTATTATTTCTCAAACAGAAACTATTAAACCAAAATTCTAGATTAGGTTAACACTATTTGTGTTACCTTAACATATAAGGTTGCGTTAGTTGCTCATAGTCAGCGAATGGTGGAGGTCTTTGAGTTTTACATAAGGATTGGTTTCTTGTCATCTTAGAGCCTTTCAGTATCATAAGGATACGAGGAACAAAGATGAACGAGAGCGTTATTTTAACATTAATATTGGGTTCAATATCAGGATTTGGATTATTATCCATATGTATATCATTCTTTGAAAAGGATTTTGAAGAAATAGAATATATTGAAGACGAAAAGCCGGAGATAAAAACATCTATTCATGATGAGCTATACATTACAACATATGATTTCTATACTAATGAACTATAAGAAAACACTTGTCTTAGCTTATCCTATAGGTTTGCCCCGGTTGAACTTAGTCAGCGAAAAATAGAGGTCTTATGATTGGTATAAGGTTAGACAAAGATATAGCCTGTGAAAATATTTGTAAGCTAATACAGAATTTAGTTAATAGTTATGCAAAGGAAAATGGAAGCTTAACTAACGCCCTATTAAATATTAATATTACCCAATTCTCAGATGGAACTATTCAAGACCAGATTCTAAATATCGAAAATCATTGACAATCACTATCCCCTCTAATAGTATAAACCATGAGAAAACATATCGGGCTATTGATTACTTTTAACAAAAGGATTTTAATTATGAAATATATTCTTATCATTATGTTGACCTTTCTTTCTGCACAAACTTTTGCTAATGATTGTGTAAATGGTAAGTGTAAGATACTATCAAATAAACCTGTTGCTACTGTTACTAATAAAGTCATTAAGCCAATTAAAACTTTTGTTCATAATGGTTGTAAGAACGGCAAGTGTTCACTAAGAAAGTAATTATGAGTCCCAAAAAAATTAGTAAGAAAAAAGTTAAGCCTCCTGTTAAGAATACTAAATCTTCTGACAAAAAGAAATCGGCTAAAAGAGTCACAAAAAACCCGTTGAGACTCAGGTAGTTTCATTGCCACCAGAACCTATTCGACCAAAGACCACAGGATTTTTTGATTATATACGATATCTTTTCATAAAACCTCCAGAGAATAACGAATCTTGAAGAATACTAAAATAGTAAGAAAATCATCATTTTTCTACCAGAATTACTATTTGTAGCCATAATAACACTATCCCTAATGGTAATAGTCCGCCCAATAGTATCTTATCTTCTACTGGGTCAATAAAATATGGTCATTTTAAGTTTAGGGCAAATATGTATGAGCTTGAATAAGGGGTTTTAAAGCCTAATAGCTTATAGTTTTCACTAAATTCGCCGAATTATTACTTATTGCTAATGGCCGGCCCAAGGTACTATCGGCGACGACCCGTGACCTTGGCAAAGAACCAGCGTTTGCGGTCGAGCATTCGCTCCAAATCCGCAAGCTGCTCCCTTCGTCCGTAGAATTTCCAGTCGGCCATGTCGTCCCCGTGAGATAAAGCCACTTTACCATAAAGAGATAAAGCCACTTTACCTTATTTGATTCTTAGACGCAAGCGATGACTCATTCACGCTTTGAGGCACTAAGCCCTGGCCCACATATCATTCTTTCCTGCATAATAATTCGATCACTGTTGATCTGGTATTTAGAGTATTTTTTGTATGAGGACTATAATGAGTAAAATTTCAAAAAAAGAAGATTTTCACATCCCTTTCATTAAGAATCTGGTTTTTGTGGGGCTAGTTACTATAGTTTCTATGATTTCAGTAAGATATTTTCTATTTTCTTACCTTCCAACCATGACAAATACCCCCATTATAACACATACCAGTTCCCAGATCAACCCCGATTAAGGCTTTTCTTATCTATTAAACCTTATTTTGCGTCTAAAGTGATTAAAATTCGCTTATTGCATTAGCCGGTGGTGAAATTTAAGGCTAACAGGACTATTCTACAGGATTTGAATAAAGTTGTCAACCCCCATTATCCGATACTTGACACAGCGTTACTTGTTTGGTATACTGGTACTATGAGTAGTGGTAGAAATAGTAATAAAACGGGGGAAATTTGAGGTTTTGAGATGTATAAGCAGATTCAATTAACCAATAAGGAACTAGAGCTTTTAGCCTCTATGATCCAGTATTATATTGACCAAAAACAGGATAAACCGGGCTTCCAAATCAATAATGCTCACATTATTTTACGTCATATTAGTGGGATTAAGGCCCATCAAGGGGCTAATCAAATAGCCTTCTATGGTAAATGAACCCATTCTATTTAACAAATGAAAAAGAAATCAAATACTAATGGCTGGAAGAGATATGCTATCAAAGTAACCAATTATATAGAGATGGAATATGGGGGTTCGGATAGTGATTTGAATATGATAAAAGCCTCGATAACAGACCATGAAAAGAATACTGTTACTAATGTTATCAGACTTCATTACATGACTAATGACAGTGTAAATAATGCGGCCAATGGTATTATTGATTATCTGAGAAAGAATAGGCTTGAGAAGGAGAATAATTAATGGACGCCATTACTAAGGACTTTATACAAGAAATTATTATCAGTGAATATGAAAAGTATCAAAAGAATATTCAGCCAGTATGGGTAGGTGAAGGATGGTACAAAGGTACTCCTAATTCTTTTAATTATTTTGCTTCTGGATTTACTGACGAAACCAATAATCATGTTGTGTTTGTTGATAGATATGAACTACAAGATGTAGTAAAGTTTATTCTTGGGTATTTGGAAAAACACTAATGAAACTTGAATGTTGTGATCCTACCGCTCCTATTGAGAAATGTGTGGTGTGTGGTGGTGCGGTCTATACATGCGAAAAACAAGAGTGGGGCAAAGATGGGTTGATTCCCTATAAAATTCCCAATGATTATAGATGCCCCATTCATAAGGGTGGTGTTCAAAGTTTGCTTGGTTGGTTTTGTAGTGAAGAATGTTATTTTAAATATGATGATTATTGATTATAATGAGTCGCATGGGACTTTCCATGATGATAAGGCGTATCCTTACCTACGGGAGACTAAACCAGACCGAATCGTGAAATAATAGTTCCAAATATCCTATTATTAAAGCGGCCCGCTAATATTATCGAGAAAAATTGGGAGAATCTCTAATGACTGCTCTTGTATTGTTTGGTATATTAGGATATATGGCTTGTATACGAATTTATGATTTGTGGAATGGATATGGGGAGTTATTTTAATGACTAATGAAGATAAAGAAGCTTGTCTTACTGTATTGAAAACTATGAAGGAAACTTGTACGGTATTTGCTAAATGTAGAGAAGCAGATGATCCAATTATAGCAGCATTTATTTATGGTATGAATGAATCTACTGATGTTCTTATTGAGATTATCGAAAATAAACCATTAAAGATTGAAAGAATGCTATGAACAAAGATGAAAAGACTTTAGAAAAAGATTGGAAATTTGTTCTAATTGTTGTTGATTCAAATGAAAAAACAAAATATTTCGGACCATTTGATGACGGCGAGGAAGCAATAGAATGGGGCGAAAAACACTTTAATAGTATTGACTATTTTCTAACTTCAACCACATTGTACAATCCTAATATTTGAATAAAAATGGAAGTCAACCTTAAAAAAGAACTACAAAATCTTGATCATAATGATTTTATGGCAGTTTGTAAGCTGGCAGATAAAATAGTATTTGATCTTAGTGATCTTCTAGTTGATGTGGGCGGTGAAATTATGTTTGATGCGGCGAAAGACTATATTATTGACCTTATTAATCCTGATTTATTGGATTTTGATAATGACTCTACTGAGAACTTTGATTCTTGAATATGATCTTGTTGAGATTCATTATAATGAGCTTTTGAAAAATAAACCTTACTTGGTGAGGGTTTTTTCATATAATAATACTGATCCCAGTGAACTACGTCTGGATGAAAAAGAAGTAAAAAATCTATATCAAACTCTTAAAGAACATGACCTATTATGAAAATTCAAAATAAGAAAGAAATTGCTCTTAGCGTCCAAGATATTCAAGATATTTTATTTGACCATTTGACTAAAGAACATAAGTTGAGTGGGGATTTTAACTTTGATTTTGTTGTTATCAATAAACCATATCCATGTGGGATTCACGATGCTTGTGATCGTCATGAATTTGATGGGGTAAAGATTGTGGTGACTCATGCCTAGTGAAGAACTCTTAGAAAAGATGAGACAACACTATAGCGAAGCCCGACATTTAGCCAAAGAGCTTTGGATAAGTATGGATAACGAGGGTAACAAAAACGATTATTATTATTTTGAGTGTGGATTTGTGGCAGGATTGAATCAAGGATATACTCTCAGAGAAAAAAGATTAGAAGCATTACAAAAACTAAGTGATCTTCTGTTGCTTATAAAAAGCAGAAATTAATAGAGATGGCGAAAAGCGGAGCAAATAAACCACATTATAAAACAAAAGAATATCAGGCTCTTAGTACTTATATAAGTAAATCTTCACAGATACACGATCCAGTTTTTAGTAAATTAATCAGAGATCTTAGACCTGATTGGTTTTTATCTCAAACACAAATTGCTAATCAAAAGAAACAAGAATTAATCCGAATGGCAAATAATGGAGAGGCTAAGCCAAGTCAGAAAACAAAAATTGGACAATCACTCGTAAGTTATACAAAAAAATCTTCACAGATACACGATCCAGTTTTTAGTAAATTAATCAGAGATCTTAGACCTGATTGGTTTTTATCTCAAAAAAAGGCGATTAATCAAAAAAAACAAAAATTGATTCAAATTGCCAGAAACGACGAAGCTAAACCGAGCCAGAAAACAAAAGAAGGAATAACTTTATCTAGATATACAAATAAACTTAGATCATCTTACTGCCCAAATTTTAACAAAACTATCCGTAAATTAAGACCAGACTGGTTCAGAAAAAAGCGGACTCTTGTAAAATAGCTGTTTAATTTTTAGACTAAACCGATATAAATAATTATATGAAACAACTTCCCAGAAAAAAACTTCCAAAAGAGCTTGCAATTATTAATGCAGATAATTGCACCGGATGCGAGGCTTGTTTGGAAGTTTGTCCTGTTGACTGCATTATCAAAATTCAACAACATGACAAGTTTCATAATCTACAAAGCTGGTGCCAGATTGATTTAGACAGATGTGTTGGATGTGAAGTTTGCGTTCATATTCCTGGCAAAAAAACTAATCCCTATGAATTAAAGGTTTGTCCTTGGGATGCAATTGAAATGGTTCCAACGGAAGAAGCCGCCAACGTAGTAGCTAAAATTGGCGGACATCCTGATTACATCGAAAAGAATTGGGACAATCTTGTGGGAATTGCATAGAAAGCAAGTAGTTTCCTCCCGGTACGCTCTCTCCTTGTGCAGGCAGCAGTAACAAGGCTCTTGAGGTTTTACGATGATTTCTGATGTTCTTTCCGAGGCTATTTCTGATATAGAAGAATACTTGCAAGATCCAAGGGATTATTCTAAAGAAAGAGATTGGATTAAAAATCTCGTTGCACGAATGACAGCGTTGCGTGTTTATCTTGATTGTCCTCCTAATACAGATCCACAATTTCTAACTGACTTGAAAAAAGTTGAAAGCCAATATATGCTTAATCAAGTTTTGAACCAACGTATTCAACGATAATAAAGGAATAATATAATGTCTGTAATTGAATCTGCTAATCTTTATTACAAAGAAGGCGCCAGTGATAAAGTTTATCATGCCACCATTGAAGATATTGGTGGTAACTATGTTGTTAATTTTGCTTATGGTCGAAGGGGAAGTGCTTTAAAGACCGGAAGTAAGACAAATTCGCCCACTTCACTAAATGAAGCAAAATCTATTTTCACCAGTCTTATTAAGGAAAAGACGGGAAAGGGCTACCAATATATTGACAAGGCTTCTAACGAAGCAATCAATGTTGTGAGTGATGATTTGCCCGATACTCCCACAGAAATTCAATGTGTGTTGCTCAATCCCATTGAACAGGATGAAGCAGAGCAGCTTATTGATAATGATGATTGGGCTTTGCAGCATAAGCTTGATGGAGTTAGGTTTATGCTTGGTAAAAAAGAAAAAGAATCTCTCAATGCGTTTAATCGCAAGGGTAAGAGAACCAATATTCCCACTGTTATTTGGAACTCCATAAACAGTCTGCAGCACAGCTTTTTTATTGATGGGGAATTGATTGGAGAAACTTTTCACGTATTTGATATTCTTGAACATCAAGGAGAGTGTCTGCGTAAAAAGAGCTTTATTGAAAGAATGAAGCATCTCAATGCTTTGTTCAAGCATATCTCTTCTGAACATATTGTATTCACTCCTTTTTATACTGATAAAAAGGAAAAGCGTAAAATCTACGAAAATCTATTGGCAGGCAATCAAGAGGGTGTTGTATTCAAGCATATTGATGCACATTATTATGTTGGTCGCCCTGCAAGTGGTGGCAAGTATCTCAAGCATAAATTCTACAGCACATGTAGCTGCGTTGTAACAGCCATTAACAAAAAGCGTAGTGCTGCGTTAGGTCTTTATAAGGGCAAGAAGCTTGTAAAGGCTGGTAACGTCACTATTTCTGTAAACTTTGATATTCCAGAAGTTGGAGATGTAGTTGAGGTAAAGTATCTTTATGCAAGGAAGCAGTCTGGTGCTTTGTATCAGCCTATCTACCTTGGAAAAAGAACAGACATAAATTCAGAAGAATGTCAGCAAACTCAACTTAAGTTTAAAGCAGAAGAAGAATGATCTCTGTGATATCTAAGTCAGAAATTCTGAATCTTATTCATACATATATCCATGGAAACATTCAAGGAATTCTTTGTGTCTAAAACAATCGTTAATCTGAGGGATCATTCCTCATTTGATTCTTCTTCGCTATTCAATGAAATGGCGGTATTAACCCCTAATGCGATTAACAAAACCCAAAGCGCAATGCAATTCATCCACGACAACAATATTAGCGGTGTTATCATCGGTGGAATTGCTGTGAGTCACTATTCCGATAATCGAGCTTTAACGCCCGACGTTGATTTTTTGACTTCAGAAATAAGTAGTATAAAGTTAGTTCTTCAAAAAAAGGGAATAGCTTTTCAACCACTTGCTTCTAATGGAGAATTTGGTGGAATTTATGTTCCACAGTTAGACGCTGATTTCCTTGATGCAGATGAGGGTAATGCACCTCTTAATCATTATATCTTGAAAACGGCGGTTTCCACACAAATCGGTGGAGTCACATTTCCAATCATCAATAACGCCGTATTAACTATAATGAAATTCGTTATCGGTCGTGATAAAGACACGAGTGATGCCTTTAAATTACTGAAAACAGTTCCAAAAGAAGAACTTAAAACACATCTCAAAAATCTAAAAGACTATTTGCCCGAAGATATGGATGCAAAAACTATTTGGAGTTATGCCAAAGCAATCGGCATGTAAACTTGTCAAAAGAATTTAATTCTGATTATATTCGTCTTAATTTGTCGAGTGTTTGTGATTTTCCACAAATGTTTATCGAGAAATCAAAAGAATTTTACGACACAGATATTTCAAACCTTGAAGTAGATGTTAAATATTATGACCATGTTTCAAACAGTCATGGATGCCCTATAAATGGTGTGACTAATTGGGGTGGTAGAATAGAAGGCGCCCCAAGAAATTATCCCGGCTGGCAAGGTCAAATTTCTTTTTTTGCACAAAACAACAAGAATATACATGTAGACTGTGCATCAAATATGCTATTCAGTTCATATTTATATGGATATGGATTTAGAGGTTTTCACACAGGTGGTGGATGCCCAGGTAGAATCAATGAATACCCAGTAAAAATTGGCTTTTATTTTTTTCTAGAAGATTTCCCCAAATTAGCTAAAAACAAAGAAAAGTGGAGTTTACTAAAAACGTTTAATAATAAGCAGGAATCTTGGGAATCCTTTGCTGTCTTGAAATATTGATATTTATTTACTAAATAAAGACATGCTTAAGTTTTTAATTATTTTTGTTGTCTTGATTTTTTCAAGTCCTATTTTCGCACAAGATAAAACAGGTTTTGCTATAGATGTTAATGCAAACAATATAGCCGGTCTGTTTACAATGACAGATGAAAATGGCAGACTAAGAAATTTAGATTTGATGGAAGGCGTTTTCAAAGATCGTTCTCTTGGATTTAAAGCCGAGAGATATCACAACGTTCCATCCAATTTTATATATTCAAAAATGGCTGATATGGCTTCAAAGCTTGATGACAATGGAACACTTCTTCTTTATTTGAATAGTCATGGAGGAGGAAGCGGAAATAGATTTATAATGTCTTCTTCTGATGGAAACTTTAGATTTAGTAAAGCAATTGCGGCAATAGCTAAAGTTAAAACTGTTAGAAGATTAGTGTTTTTAGTTGATACTTGTCATGCTGCAGGAAGTATTCAAGAAAGCTTAAAAGAAGACGGACAGCTATTGAGAGAAATTCAAATAGCCATACCCACAGATTATCTACCAGAAATGCCCAATAGATTTTCTTTTAAAATCAAACCATTTGCTGGGATATTTAGCTTAAAGAATGATGAGATAGATTTTTGTGAAGATAGTGGTGCTTATGAAGAAATTCTTATCATCAGTTCTTCAAGCGTTGAAGATCTTTCGACAAGAGGAGTTTTTGCTTCAAGGCTATCTTCAACATTCAATGCAGTAAAAGAAAACAAAGAAATAACGCTAGCTCAATTTTTGAAGAAGTTCGCAGATAGTCATGGCAATAGCGGACAACAACCATATTATAAAGTTTTACCAAATAGATCTATGCTGAGTGAGTTTTTGTTTGGTCCGCTGGCTGTGCAACAAATACCGGTTAAAAATTACTCTTCAGACGGCTTAAAAGATTTTTCTCCAAATTACATTCTCTACCCAGTAAAATAGCAAAAATATATCTTCGAGAATATATTATCATGATGATTGGCGAAATCAAAAAGTGGGCTAAATCTTTGAAATATGATGTCAAAAATTCCAAAGAAGGCGGATATAGCTGGAAATATATTGGTGACGAAGAATATTCACGTTCAGAAGATGTGGACTCTTTAGCCAAAGATATTTTCAACCACCTAACACAAGGCAAGTGGAAAGACTACCAAGAAAAGTTCCAGAAACTTGCTTGACAACTACTTGCCTACTACCTTAGTATGTGCGTTTGTGTTCTTTTGTTTTGTTCTAACCCGAGGAGACGATTGTGAAGACTAAGCTTTCCAAAAACGATATGACAGCCCGAAACAAGCAGATTTTTGAGATGCGTAAGAATGGCGCTACTCAAAATGAGATAGCAGAAAAGTTCGGAGTATCAGCCCCAAGAATCGGGCAAATACTTTCTGATTATAAAAAGCCTTACAAAAGCATGAAGAAAAAGGCTTTGTCTGTTATTGATGAGGTTGCGTTTAAGAATAAGCAGACTTTAATGCAAATGGCTAAGAATGGCGAAGCTAGACCAATCAGTGTGAACCATCTTGTTTCTGCTATTATTAAGTGCGATATGGATGCTAATTCTAAGCTGGAACTTTTGAAGAATTTCTTCTAAATTTTAGGAAAGGATTTCCTGTGAATACTTTATCGGAACTGGGTAAATCCTTATCCGTAGATTGTAGTGATGTTGTTTTGGAAAGCGAACAAGATTTAAATGATTTGCTTTCCGAAAATGATTTGATTTTTGTAAAACAATATCTGCTCCAAAAAGGAGCCAAAGATATTAAAGAAACCCCAAACGAGGATAATATGAATGCTTTGAAGATTTGCAAACGAGGAATTACTGGTGCTCAGAATAGAAAAGAAGTTTACAATCTGGTTGAATCTATGATTAGAGATAATCCGTTGAAGCCAGGATTTAAAACTGGGTATAAGGAAGCAGCTTCTTATATCAACAAGCAGGGATATAGGGATTCAAATGGTTTCAAGTGGAAGGTAAAAACCTTGGTTGATTTTTACCATCACTACAATGAAAGAAGCACAGTTAAGACTACTTCAACCAAGATCAATTCTACTGTCAAGCCGGTCAAAGTTGTTGAAACAAAGTCAACTCATAAGATGCAGGATCTTGTTAGGTGTATAATTGATTCCAATCTGGAAAGTGATTTGAAGTTAAAGCTCATTCCTCTTGTTTTGAAAGGATGATATAGAAAATAAGATAGATTAAAAATGTTGAAAGAAGAAATGAACCACATTATTGAAAATGTGTTCAAAGATAATATAAAAAATGAGGCTATGGAGGTTGTAGAGCTAGTTTTTAGAACAAATAAATATGAAAATCATTTCAAGTTTATTAAAAACTGTAGCGATAAAAAATCCTTTGAAGAAATTTGTTGCAGAATTGATTTTGTTAAGTCCCTGCTAATCAAAGAGGGCTTAATTCAAAATCGCTCTGAAGATTATTTTGGCAAAATAGAAATAGATGACGCAGAACCTATGGAACTCTAGATTTATCTTAGAAACATAAAATTATTCTATGTTGCAAAAATATTGTGCACCAGTCTCTTGCCTTTTGTTTTTCATCGTATATGTTTGAAACAGAAGCAAGATCAATGTTGTTCTTGCGGAAAAGAAACCGCCAACTAGGAGAAACCAAGATGGCAACCGTCAAAAAGGCTGATTCTGAAAAAAGGTCATATGTTTCGATAGAAGATTTCATTCGGGCATATGAGGACACTCGAAATGAGTCTATATCAGAAGTTGCAGAGAAGTTAGGCATTAAACCACCAGCAGTTAGCCTTCGTGCAAGCAAGCTTCGTAAAGAGGGTGTTGAGCTAAGAAAGTTCCCCCGTGGTGGTCGTCCAAGTGTCGTTGAAAAAGCCAAGGAAATTCTTGCTCAAATTCGTCGCGGCAGGTAATTTTTCTGATACAATCAGTCCTTGAACCCCTGCTGGAACTAAAATGTCCAGCAGGGGTTTTTTATTGCCTTTGTTTCTTTGTGGTACGCTCGGTGATCGGAGGGGACACATGAAAAAAGAAAAAGAATCAAATACAAAACAAGAAGATATTGAAAAAGCCAAAATTCAAATTGAAGAAATCGAATATCTAAATCATATTTGTGAAGAGCATGAGTCTTGTGTGCTATATGATGAATACAGTAATGATGAAGAAGGATATATTCAAAAGTTTAGCAAAAAGTAAACATTTGACAAATTTTTGAAAAAACGTACAATACTTTGCAAGGAGTGCTAATATGCCATATATTGATAAAAAAAGACGAGAAAAACTTGATGGTGCTATCTTAGATTTAAGATCTGCTATTGAGAAGCAGGTCTCTACAGAAACAAATCCTGCTTTATCGCCAGAACAAATATTGGAAATATCTGGTGATTTGAATTATTGTATAAGCAGGATTTGTGCTGGTTTAATTGGCTCGCCGTCTTATAAGAAAATTGCGGTAGTCACAGGCGTTCTTGAGAATATTAATCAAGAACTGTATAGAAGACTTGCTAGCACTTATGAAAATGAAAAAATAGAATCGAACGGCGATATTCCTGAATATAAGAATTACTAATAGAAGTTTCTTTGTGGTACGCTGTTCGGTTGTGCGAGAGAAACGAGAATAGGAGATAAGATGCCAGCAACCGCCCCGCCGCCGGTTAAAACCCCGGCAAAGACGCCACAGACGCCAACAAGCCCCTTTAAGGCACCCCGCCCAGCGGTAATGCCGGAGCCTAAGAACTGATGTATAGCAATAGTTTGCACGTTAATCCAAAGATTAGAAATTTTTGGAAAGATTTGAAGAAGAACGAAAGCAAGTTTCATGTTTTCAAGAAAAACAGGAATCTTGTTTACTTTGGCGATGATCTTTCCAAGAAGAGCTATGAGTTTGTTGATGATCGAATCAAGAATCTTGGGATCAATTTTGATTTCAATTCTTTGACAAACAAGTTTATTGCCGCTCTTCAAGAAGAAAGCGGAAATGAGGATGTTCTTAAGGAACTTGCAATCAAGGCTGTGAGTGAGGCTTTTGAAATTCCAGAAGATATTTTGGAAGCTCATCTCAATAAAGAAGACATTGATGTTAATTCAACAGATGAGTCGTTCCCAGAAGAAGATTATGATTATGATTCACTTTCGCAATCTTTGAAAGATAGCATCAACAAAAGAATTCTTTTGAATTGCATTACTCAAGGTGCAAGCATCCATGCTTTTTATACGATGCACCACCTTGTTAGAAATGACTTGGAAAAGATTTCAGAAGATATAATTGGGATTTATGATGAGGTAAGTGTTGGAACTGTTTACACATATTGGAAGATTGATTATTCCTCTATGCTTGAAAGTTCTGACAATTTGGATATGCTTGTTCAAGGCAGTTCAAAAGTAGAGTATGGTGAGAATGAAAATGATAATCCAAAAGTAGTGGCAAAAGCTAGAACGTTTGTTGTTCTTTGTCAAGAGCTTGTCAAGGGTGCTATTGAGCTGATTAATCTTAATGGTTTGAAGGATTTAGATGAGGAAGAGCTCAAAACAATATATGCTTTCGCAGACAAGCGTGTAGATGAACCCAGGTATATTCAAATCTCAAGTGAAATTTGGCGTAAGGTTCTGGCTTTTATCAAGGTTTATAAGGATGAGGTTGGAAAGATTTCAATTCCTGATCTTCTCATGAAGATCAGTTTGTTGAATCCGAAAGATATTGAAGATTTCTTTGAACATATGATTTCTGGCGATAATACTCAGGCAATTAATTTTCTTAATACTAACGAAGGAGTTATTTCTAATGAAGATTTCTAATAACGGTTCTGTTCTTGATACCAACAACAATAACGCAGATAGCCTCGAATTCGGTATCGGTGATGTTAGCACCATCATTGATATCCTTCGCAACAGGCTTTATTCAAATCCAATTCGAACTCTGACTCAGGAATATCTTTGTAACGGCAGAGATAGTCATCGTGATGCAGGTAATGCTAATACTCCTTTAAGGGTTACTCTCCCAACAAAGCTCGATAGTGTTCTTAAAATCAGAGATTTTGGAACCGGTTTGTCTCCGGATCGTGTTAAGGATGTTTTCGTTCTTTACGGAAGCAGCACCAAGCGTAAGGACAATGTTCAAACTGGTGGGTTTGGTATCGGTGCAAAGAGTGCGTGGGCTTATACCGATAGCTTTATTGTTGTAAGCCATCACCAGGGTAAGTGCCGAACTTATATTGCTCACACTGGCAAGAATAGCAATGGCACCCTTGAACTCATTAGTGAGGTTGATTCAACCGAACCCAATGGCGTTGAAATTCAGGTTCCTGTTAAAGAGTGTGATATTGAGCAGTTTGTGGCTGCTGTTTATCGTTGCACTTATTTTTGGGATGTTAAGCCTGAGTTGAAGGGAATTACAAATATTGAAATTCCTGCATCATGGCTTGCAGGCAGTGATAAGATTCTTTACAAGAAGGATAATTGGTTTCTTCTTGAAAAGGACGATCTTGTTAAGCGTCTTTTCGACTCATACAACCAGGACATTTATGTTCTGATTGATAAGATCCCATACAGCATCAATAAGTTTTCTCGGGAATGTCCTGAGGTTGAAAAGCTTAAGTCTGCTTCATATGCAGCTCACATGAGCTTTATTGAAGTTGGTAATGGTGTTCTTGAAGTTTCTGCCACTAGGGAAAGCATTTCCGATAAGGAAGGCAGCAAGCAAAAAGTTAATGAGATTTGCGAAGAGGCGAGAAAGTCTCTTTATTCTTGTGTGGAAGATCAGTTTGAAAAAGACTTCAAGGATATTCCATCCTACATCAACTTCTACTTTAAGCTTAAGGCTACATTCAATCTTGGGAATTTTCCTAAGACTTTGGATGTTGCTTTTAAGAAGAACGGATGTTCGTATAAGCTTCTTCCTAACGGTAAGATTGAATCATCTAGCTTTACCGGATGTATTGTTGAGCGATACAATATTAAGCGTCAAAAGACTAGGCGAATTCTAAATCGTGTTGGAAATGCCGAAATTCACTTTGGTGAAGAAAAGGTAAAGTTTGTTCTTGTAAATGAAGATAAGAACGGAAGGCATGTTCCTGAATATGTTTTCAAGGAAAAGATCAAGAAGCTTTTCTCTGATGATGAAATTCTTTCTTATGTGTATGTGATCAATCATTATACCGAAGAGCAGAAGAATAATCTCAAGGATCATCTTGAGGCTATCTACATCACTGATATTCAGCTTGACAAGCCTGCTTATAAAGCCAAGAAAGAGTCCGGGACTGTCAGCATTAGGTATATTAAGCCGGCTGATCATCGCTACGGATATAGGCATGGCAAGCTTGAATCTGATAGCAAGGAAGATGTAACTCTTGAGTGGATTGAGTCAAGTGCTCATAATTATATTTCTGTTCCCTTCTCTGGCTCAGAGGAATATGATTTCGATAATCCCATCTTTATTGAAAACATCAAGTTTCTTATCGAGCATGGTAACTACAAAATCATTAAGCTCAGTAAGCGAGATTATGATGCTGTAAACACTCTGGATAATGTGATGGAATATTCTGACGTTGCCGAGTCCATCAGCGATCACGTTGATATTGATAATAAGATTATTGAAGACTTTGTTTTCAAGCAGGCAAGCAATACCTTTGAGCCGTTGAGAAAGTCTCTTGATAAGATCAAGTGTGATAAGATTGCAGAATATTTCCGAATCAAGGGTCAGGCGCCTGCTGATAATAGAAGGAATACAACCACGATTCCCGATAGGATTCTTTCAATGTATCCCTATTACTCAGCAGTTAACGATAATGTTAAGAAGGTTGCAAAGCTTGAAGAGGAGATTACTCGAAAGTATCCTCTAATGAAGCAACTTAGTTATATCGTTGGTGGATACTATGGCAATCATTCAGATAAGCAGAGAGAGTTGAATGAGTTTGTATTTTATCTTAATGCCAAGCATAGCAAGGCGGCATCGTAATGAACTATAAAAAGTGGGAAATTTGTTATCGAGGATCTCTCGGTAAATGGGCAGAGCGTTTAAAAGAAAATGACGAAAAAAAGATTACAGATGGTTTGTTTAAAAGATATCTCGAAGCAAAGAAGAAGCTAAATTCTTTAATTGATGAGATAAATAAGCTTGAAACAGACGCAGAATCCACGTATCTTTTACTAAACGCAATTCCACATAGTATGTCTGAAAGTGAAAATGCTGTTTTTCTTAAAGAATTAATTGTTTATATCAACTCAAAGGAAGAAAAATGAAGACTATGGTAAAAGAAAAAAATGTCTCTGAGAATGTTGCAATCGACGTTGAAAAGAAAATCAGCGAGAGTGATGTGATTGATTTGCTTTTAAAGCAAATTGAAAAGCCAAAAAATTGCATCAAGATCAAAGCTACAAATGTTTATGGAAATCGTTATCGAATAAACATTTGGACCGTTGTTCAAGAAGATGGTTTTGATAAAAACAAGATTACACAAAGTTATTTTTGTATTGTAGACAGCAATAAAATCAAGATTATAATGGGCGACAAAACCCCGTAGTTTCTTCTTGGTACGCTTTCTTCTTAGACGGATCATCTACAATAAGCGAGTGGATATGAAATACTATAATCTCAACAACTCGATAGTTCTTTCTTTTGATGGCACAGTTCACACCATCAGCAAGGATGATTATCGTTACGCCAGAATCAAGCAAGCTCTTTCAAATCAAGATTTTGATTCTGTAAAGGTCGCCGTAGACCCCACCAAGAATCTTGATAAGGATGGTTTTGTTGTTGAAGATGGCTTGGTATGTTTCAAGGGAGAGCCAATCCCTAGCGTTCTTGGCAATCAATTTCTGAAATACAAGGAAAGCAGTTGGGTATTCAAGAGTCTTCTCAATTTTTGGTTCAACCTTAAGACCAGGGTGGACAATGAAACTGCAAGCCAGATGATCAATGCTCTTGTTGAGAATGGGGCATATCCTATTACTGAAGATGGCTTTTATCTGGTCTACAGAAATGGTAATGCAGACCAAACCAAGAGTATTCTCAATAAAAGGAATCAAGAAGTTGGTTCCATCAACTTCTATAACGTCGCTTCGGTCCCTGAGGAATACAGCAATTTCTTTTACGAGAGAAAGAATCTTGACGATATCTTAACTTCTATTTTTGGCTTTTCCGCCAAAAAGCTGAAAAAGATTGCAATTCAAGAGATGTTCAAGCCAGCAATCAATTTCGTCGATCATACTTTTCTGCTTTTTGGAGATGCTTTCAAAGACGTTCTTCATCCAGATAATCTTTATGAAGTTCTTGAGAAAAAGCTTTTCAAGATTACTCATGGTGACGTTTCAAGCTATAGAAATTTCAATACGTTTCTCAAAGAATATAGTGTTGAGAAAAATGGAACCTATAGCCAAAAGAAGATACTAAATCTTTTGGCAAGTGCAAAAGAACAAGTTCATCTTGTTGAAATTGGTGGTTATTTTGTTGATCTTAAAGAAAAGATCAATCTGGATATCCAAAGAATTCAATTCAGCAACGATTGCCAGACAATCTTTGAATATCTTAGGTCTGAGCATAGAAAGCTCGGTGATCCAGAGATCAACCTTGATATTGACAAAAATTTCCCAGAATTTTGGGAACTCAATGATGTTGAGGTTGGTAAGCTCAGATTCCTTTTCCCCAAGACAAACTATGACTTGAAGGAATGGACTAACCTAATGCAAAATTGTATTGGCAAGGCCGGATATGATAAAAAGGTTGCTCAAAAAGGATGTATTGTTTTTGCACTAATGTCCACAGATACCAACGAAATGATTTATAATGTTGAAATTTCAAGCAAGAACATTGTTCAATTTAATGGAAGAGGCAATCGTCCTGCAACACCTTCCGAGAAAAAAGAAGTTTGCTCTCTCTTGATGGAAAAGGGATTGATTTTTAAGGAATAATTCACAGTTGAAAAACAAACATCCATAGTGTATATTATTTACACTATGGATGTTTGCATATTAACTTGTTTTTATAATCCCACTAATTCTGAGAATCGAACTCAGAATTTCTATAAATTCTTGGATTCCGTTAAATCAAACGGAATGGAAGATCATCTTTTTGTTTGTGAAATAACAAAAAATGATCAGCCAAGATTGACTCCAACAAAAAATCATTTTTTGTTGTTGAGCGAAGATGATTTATGGCACAAAGAATGTGCTATAAATTTTTTACTTAAAAAAATCCCAGAAAGCTATACAAAAATTATAGTTTCTGATTGCGATCTTATTTTTAATGATTCTGGTTGGGTTGAAAAGACCAGCGATTTATTAAACGAATATGTGTTTGTCCAACCATACGATAAAATAAAGTATCTTGGGCCCGTAGAAGGCTCCTACGACAGTTTTTACGCCGGTATTGTATCGTATATGCAAAAGAGTAGGGTTGTGGATTTTGGCAATCCTGGGGCTCTTGTAGCGTATAGGAGAGACTATCTAACGGCTGCTGGTGGACTTTTCGATAAATGCGTTGTGGGTGGAGGGGATACCATAAACATCATCCCTTTCTTTTCTGATAATTTTATCAAATTAGATTTTCTTAATAGAATATGCCCAGACATTAGATCTGAAGCGTTGGATTACATAAATAATTGCGTTGATTTTATTAAAAAGAGCGGCTTGGGTTCTGCAACATATTTAAAAGATATTGTTCTGACTCATTTGTTTCACGGAATGATAAAACACAGACAATACGATTCAAGATACGGAATAATCAACAAAATAACATTTAAAAAGAATTTTAAGAAAAAAAACGATTTATACCAGATAGTATCAAACGAAAAATTGAAAAATGATTTAAAAGAATATTTGGTTGAAAGAAAAGAAGATTTTAAGATAAAAGACACAGCTTCCATATGTATTAACAGCTCCAGATATCCTGTTGAAAACGATATATTGTGGCTTTCGGATCATAATAGTTTTATATTTAATAATATATCAAAGGTAAAATTACATCTGAGAAAGATCAGACAATTAAAGAGCTTTAAAATAATATTAAACGATAAAGAGATTTTCTCTATATTTCAAGAAGGCAAGAATGTTGTAGAAATAGAAAATCCAAATGTATTGATGATTAGTTCGGATTGTTTTGTTCCTATCGATCTTGGTGAAAGCAAAGATGTTAGAAGGCTTTCGGTTATTCTCGAGAAAATAGAAATAGTTCCTAATGACGAAACAGAATATACAAACTATCCTCTGGAGGACATATCTTGATTGAACAGTTTTTAAACACCGAACTAGGTCCAATTCAAACAATAGAAGCTTATTCTAAATTTGCTCATAGATTGATGTTTTCAGAAGAGATTATTGTCAGAAGAGTAGTGGAGAAATTAAAGAATAACGTAGAAGATTGGGCAGTAAATAAAAGCTTAGTTTATAAAAATCATGATGGCGTCAAAACATACAATAGAAAAGATTTGTTGAATAAAGATGATTGGTATGTTGAAGAGTTGAAAGAACAATCACAAAATTTTTCAACAAGTGGTAGCACAACCGGCGACCCCTTTTCATATAGCATTTGGAGCAAGTATATAAGTCATATAGAAGATGATCATCAATACGGGATGATATTGGATGAGTTTGATATCTCCAGAAAAGATATCAGTATATTGGTTTTAATGAAACTGCCTTATAACCCTAAAATAGAAGAGTTTGGTGTAGAGCAGAATGGTGACTCTGATTTTACAATGCATACTCACAAATCTATAAGTAGCAAAAGATATTTTGTTAATTTTAATGATTATATCGAAAATCCAGATGTTTGGCATAAAAAGTTATTCGAATTCATAGAAAACAAATCATTCGATGTGATTATATCAACCGGACCTTCAATAAACACTCTTTGTTTTTATTTAAAAAAATTTAATTATACAAACAAACTCTGCAAATTACTGAGTCATACAGGAGAGTTTTTGATAAAGCAAGATGCTTATTATTTGAAAGAAAATGAATATATCGATAATTTTTGTGATCATATGAGATGCTGGGATGGCGGAGCAACATTTTTTACATGTAAATTTGGAACTTATCATTTGATGGATAATTTAAGTTGGGTTGAAGAGGGTGAAAATAATAAAATGATAAGTACAGATTACTTCTCTTTACCCGCTCCTTTTATTCGTTATTGGAATGGAGATCTTTGTAAAATATCTGATGATTATCAAAGATGTGATTGTGGTAGATTGTATCGTTCTTTTAAGATGCTTGAAAATAGACCGTTTGGTTTAAAAGGAACAACAAAATTAACATCTATAAAACAACAAGTCTCTAAACTGGGTTTTAAGCAAGATATCGTCCAGGTGAAATTTGATAATTTAAAAGTTGATATTGTTGTAAAAAGAGAACTGTCAGATATCGAAAAAGAACAGTTAAATAATATTTTTAATGAATATGAAATAAATTATAGCAATTATGGATCTTGAAATACTAAATATTTCATGAGAACATTTTTTTTAATTTTACTTTTATCATTATTTTGCATTGGATGTAAAGAAGTTTCTTGTAAATGTGGAGACGAAAAATGCGGTCCTGAATGCAAAAATCAATGCGATGGACTTAGATGTATTCCTGGCGAACCTTGTTGCGATAAATGTATTTGTAGAAAACTAAAAAATTGATGCCGGGAGTTTCCTCCCGGTACGCTCTGTTGGTGGCAGGAAACACCAACAAGAGAAATATATGTATAATTCCTTCAAGTATCTCTATCCTCCACGACCAGAAAATGCTTTAACCCCAGACAGAATTTCATACTATGAAAAGCATGGTTTTGTGGGTCAATACAAAAAGAATGGAACTTGCAGTATTTTTGCAATAAATCATCCTACTGATTTTATTGCAATGACAAGGCATAATGATAAGCATAAGCAGTGGGTATTTTCGGAGTATTTCCACGGTTGTTTTGCCAAGTATCTTCCTGCGAATAAGTGGCACGTTCTTGTGGGTGAAGTTCTTCATTCAAAGACAGTAAATATCAAGGACACAGTTTATATTTTTGATATTCTTGTGCACAATTCTGAAGAACTTTATGGCTCAAAGTTCGTGGATCGCCAAAATCTTCTTAAGGAAATCTTTCAGGCAGATCACAAGCAGCAGATGTATTCCCATTATGAGATTGAGCCTAGGTTTTTGTTGGCTCGAAATTTTGAAGGTGGTATGTATGATATGTTTAAGAATATTGAAGACAAAACGGTAGACGAAGGTTTTGTTCTCAAAAAGAAGGATGCAATTCTCAAGGATTGTTATTCTGCAAGTAACAACAGCTCTTGGCAGATTAAGTTTCGACACCCATCTAAGAAATATCAATTTTAATGGACAATTTAGACAAGCTTATTGGTGACCTATCTGATATTTTGCAAAGAAAATACATACAGCAAGCTTATTTAATTTCATCAAATTTATCAGTAAAAGTTACAAGTAGTGAAATTTTGCAAAATTGGTCTTGTTTTCTTGATAAAAATAACATAGAGCTAATACCAATATGTGATTCAGGCGAACTAGAAATCACACTATTAAATCTAATCAACAGAGAACAGCATAGAATTAAAAATAAAATAATTTTTCGAACGGAATATCATTCGGCTCATGGTGATTCAATTGGTCGTTTTTTTGTTTTGACAACCAGAGAAAATGCTCAAAAACTGGTTGTTCTTGGATCTTTTGAAAATTAAACCCAAAAGCTTAACGGACACCAAATTCTGTTTGATAAACCACACTTTCTTAATCCGGCATTAATCCAGTTATTACAGTTTGTGATACAGTTATACTTTAGATTTGACTCATAAAAGTCGCCAGTTTGATAATGCCAATCTTCTTTTTTTATTTTTTGTTTATTGTGCGAATTTGTTACATGCTTCTTTAATATATTGAATTGTTTTTTGTTTACAGTGAACTCTTTCGATCTTTTTTCTTCGGGAATTTCATCCAAAAAGTCTACTCTTAATACGGTTTTATTTAATCCAAAGAAAGCTTTGACGAAATTTTCAATCTTTAGATCTGACCACTTTTGTGTCTCCAAGAATATTGACCTGTCACCCCAACCTATTGAAACGTATCTCTTATCAGTTTCGAATACATTTAGCCAATCTTTTGATTCAAAAACGTAATCAGAATGAATAGCATCTTTTATTATAAAAATCTTTTTTCTGCCGTTCGATTTATCGATTTTGCCGCTCTTAAACAGCGGTAAAAACAAGCAACAAATCAAATAAATTAAGAATATTGGGGAAAAAAGCAGAAACACAATGAAGTAAAATAACCCACCCATACATTAGCTATCCATTTTATTGTAAATTTTTTAAATAAAAGAATTCTATATACTTATAGAAGAAATGTTTTCTTCTAAAGATCTTAAATTAAGGAGAATAATTATGGCTAGCTATGCAGTTAAACTAACTCCCGATGTTGTAAACCTCGGGACAGAAGGTTCTTTAGACGTTCTTGTCAATGGCAACAGCATCCAAAGAACAATGGATATGGTTCTTGTTAAGAACAGCGGTTACAAAATGGTCAGCAGACTAAAAGACGGTGATACATTCACCGACGTTATTCAAACCGTTGCTGATTACGCAAACGTTGTTGAACTCTGATCTATTTTTTATAAAATGGTCTAAATTGGACGCTCTGGTTGAAAAACTTGGGCGTCTTTTTATTTTTTAGGTGAGAAAGTGATTTATAAAAACCGATCCCAGGCAGTCAAAGAAACTGGAATTTCTTATTTAGGCTCTGTTAATCTTACTGCAAAACACATAAAAGCCTATAAGTATAATGAACTTACGTATTCGCTTTATTTAGCCCCAGCAGACATATCTGGTTATGAAGTTTGTCCCCTCAGAACAAAAGATTGCACAAGAGCTTGTTTGCATGAATCTGGACTGAATAAAATAGACGTCAAAGCAAACAAGATAAATAAATCCAGGATCGCTAAGACTAAATTATTTTTTGAAAATAGAGATTTCTTTATGCGTTGGATGATTGATGAAATCCAAGCGGTAAGAGAAAAAGCCACTAGACAGAATCAAAGGTTTTCGGTTAGACTGAATAATACCAGCGATATATCGCCAGAGCAGTTTGTCTTGGGTGACAAAAATATATTAGAAATTTTTAATGAAAATCAATTCTATGACTATACAAAGCTATACAGAAGAATAGATCTCGCTAAAAAGTATTCTAATTACGACATAACATTCAGCTACAGCGGAGAAAATAAAGAAGATTGTTTGAACGCCTTGAATATAGACAGCACTAGGGTAGCTGTTGTTTTTAAAGATATAGTTCCAGAGAAATTTTGGGATTTTGATGTTGTGAATGGCGATGAGTATGATATGAGATATTACGATCCCAAGAATGTTGTGATTGGATTAAAGTTTAAAGAAGTAAGAAACGAAATAGATTTTGAAAACAGTTCTTTTGTAAATTAATCATGATAAAAACAGATCTGGTCCGTGGTAAGTCTGCAAAACAGTGGGCAAAAGAATTAAATCTTTCTGTTCCTCGTATATATCAGCTCAAAAAAATAAATCAGCTTGAAGCTGTGATAGATGGTGTTTGGCAGCCTAAGATTAAACAGTATCCAAAATATTTTGGACATTCTTCAAAAGAATGGGCTGAGAAGCTCAATACTTCAAAATCAAAGATAATAAAGTTAATTAAGAGTGGTGAATTTAAAAAGGTTATTAAAACTGGTGTTATTCCAAAGGTTGGTCGTCTAATAGAAGGTAAAAATCTTAGTCAATGGGCTAGAGAACTAGGCATAACAAGAGAAAGAGCTAGACAACTGGCGAATAAAAATCAACTTGTTGGGAGAAAAAAAGATTTAAATCAGTACAAAGAAATAAATCAAGAAAATAAATTAATTATTGAGGTCTATGAAAACCTTAATTTATCAAAACAAGAATTAGCAGAAAAATTAGATACAACAATATACAAAATTAATAGAGCCTTAGATTCGTAAGTTTCCTCCCGGTACATTGTGGTCACTGACGAGGCCATTAAATATTGTGCCGAGAACGACTATTGCTATAGAGTTAGCAGCGATTTGTTTCCGCTAATTACTTGTGATGAAGTTTCAACGTCACTATCAGATTTGCCAAATTACGAACAGATTGAGCAATCGTTTGATCGGCTAAAAAATACAGTGTTGACAAGCGGAGTAAGAATATCTGCGCATCCCAGCGAGTATAATGTATTGGCTTCAACCAACACTGCTGCCGTAGACAAGACGATTCAAGAACTTAATTTTTATAGTCGTTTCTTTGATCGCATTGGTTGTGAAGCAAGTCATGTTAACCCCATGAACCTTCATATCAACAACAGAGCCGGTTCAAATGATGAAGTGATTGATCGGTTTTTGTCTAACTTCGAAAAACTTGATGACAATTGCAAGTCTCGTTTAGTAGTCGAAAATGATGACAAACTTAATTGTTGGAGCGTTCGACAATTGATGGAGTTTCATGAAAAAACTCGTTTGCCGATCACTTTCGATTATCTTCACCATGCTTGTCATCCCGAAAATATGACTGAAGAAGAAGCAATCAAGGCGTGTTTCGATACATGGGACACCAAGCCATTGTTTCATTACAGCGAAAGCAAAGAGGGCAATAACCCTCGTGCCCACGCTGATTATGCGATTAACAAATTTGACACTTATGGATTGGACTTCGATTGTGATTTTGAGTTAAAAGCAAAAGATAAAGCGATTCAAAAATACGCAGAACAATTCGCTAAATCTTCGTTACTTGAGGAAAAAACTTATGTATGTTCTTGATGGTGTTTACATTTTAATTCAAAATAGCAAACCAGTTTTTTGGAAACAAAAAGGACCAGACGGCAACGAAGTGACTGGTTTAGTAATTGCTCTAAATCACAAAGATGCCAAACTTTGGAGTGATTGGTTTTACGGGAGATTTAAAACAAAAATTAGCCCTTATCTCGTAGGATCACAACACGAATCTGATAATTTAAATTTGGCCGTGTGGAATGCTCATGACTTGGGTTCTCAGTTTGATGTTGTTTTTGTTTTAGATTTTGAATCTGGAAAGCCTAAGTTTTGGTTTGTTCCTCCGGAGCAACTTCAAGATATTTTGCAAAACAATTAAATTAGAGATTGAAAACAAACACATGAACACCAAGCCCAAATTTGTTTTAATTTGTGAACACGATAATGCTAAAGTTAGATACTTTGGTCCATATGAATCCACAAATGATGCCGAAGTGGTTGCTAATCATTTTTCTTACGAAAACACTCCATACCACTTATGCATAGTTGAACTAAGTTTGCCAACACAACAGACGATTGTTGACATTAAAAAACAAGATAACAATATTTAAATTTAACAAAGGAGAAACAACATGGGAATGTTTTCTTGGTGCTGCAAGGGTTGCGGTCACGAAATTAAGACAGATGAGTTTGTTCGAATGAATGGTTGCGTCGGATTTTATGATGGGTACGGAAGAGTCCCAGGCTCAGGTTTTGATGGATCGTTGTGTTCAAAAGATCCATCATGTTGGCACGAAGTTTGTTATCAAAAAGCAACAGTAGAACAAAAACTTGATGAAGCCCCTAGCGACCACGCTGCTAACCAAGGCTTTGGATACTCTGCTCTTGAATTCATGGAAGGATATGATCCTAGAGTAGAAACAACATTTGAGGCAGTTATTTTTTTACAAATCACACAGGCTTTCACTGTAGTCACACTTTGCTCAAAAGATTTCGTAAAAGATATTTGGACATAACTTTTTTGTATGAAAAATCAAAAAAAGAAATAACCGAAGAAAGTTTACGAGTTCTGAATTTAATTGAATCGGGTAAATTAAACTTAGCTAAACTAAAAAAAGGAGAAATAAAATGAGTGATTTCTTAAAAATTCAAAGTTTGATCCAAGAAGGTTTTTCTTGCTTGGGAATGCTTAATGAAGCTCAGTCTAAATGTTGTTTAATAAAGAATAGAATTGAAAATGATTCTTTAAATGAAGATTTTGACCCCTATCCAGAAATTAATCAAATCTCAGCCGACATCGATACATATTCCAATAAGTTATTTTTGCTTAAAAAGGAATTAAAATCTTATGGGGCGATTTGTTAATTGGGAAGAGTGGCTTCTTTTTAAAGAATCAAAATCTAAAAAAAGAAAAAAGAAAAAGAAAAATAAAAAGTTTGCAATAAACTTTTTAAGTTATTATCATCCCTATTATGGCGATAACCATAGTGGAGAAGAAACAACGGGATCAGACCAACAAGGAGATTCCGGCGGCGGAATGTCAGAGTCTAAAAAAAGTGTAAGATCCCCGAATTATTTTTTTGATCAATGGTTGAAAAAAATTGAAGATTTGCAGGCCCTAATGGCTATAAATGGTAATTTTGGAAGGTATTCAAGGTTTGATGATAATCCAAAAAAGGATCGAATCAGATGCAACGAACAAATTAGAATACCTCAGGTTTTAGTGATTCATGATGGGAAAAATTTAGGGGTAATGCAAAGTAGATCCGCCCTACAATTGGCTAGAAGTTTTGATTTAGATTTGGTTGAAGTTGCTCCCAACGCCAGACCTCCAGTTTGTCATATCATAGATTACGGAAAATACATGTATGACAAACA